AAAAAAAACACCAACAAACAAGAAAAAAACACCAACAAACAAGGAAAAAACACCTCCAAACAAGAAAAAAAACACCAACAAACAAGGAAAAACCTTTCCAAACAAGGAAAAACACCAACAAACAAGAAAAATACCTTTCGAGCAAGGAAAACGCCTTTCAAGCAAGGGGTATCTTCCGATCAAATGTAAAAGTTTGCGAGTGGTAGGAGTTTCCGGTCAAGGCAAGGCGAAGGAAACCAAGGGAAACGGGAGGCGGCGATGGCGTGGGGTTGGCCCCGCTGGTCGTCCGTTCCCTATTCTCCTTTGGCGTTAGTGTAATATTAAAAATCTGATAGTGATATGACGAAAGAAGAAGCAAGAAACGTATTTGGCGGTAGTATAGTAAATAATCTGCTGTCGCTAGGGGCTGAGCCTACCAACGTGGTAAGGCAAGACGGGTTGATAGAATGGAAGAGTGATGGATATATAGAGGTAGGAGGCGTACAGGTATGGGCCTACTATTACTTTGAGGATGGAGAGGATGTTGATAGATGTGATTGGGCGGATCATATGGAGATAGAGATAGAGGAATGTTGGATTTAAAATCGGTTGATATGAGATTCATGTATTTAATGGAGCTTAGTGGAAAGGATATATACGTAGGCGACAAGAAGTGCGAGAGAGTAAAAATATATGTAGGCAGGCCGTTGAGGGATACGCCTAAAACCTATAAACAAATAGGTGGATTTGTAGCAAAAGAACTATCCAACGCTTATAACAGCGGTTGTGTTTCCATCTATGAAGCAAAGGATAAAACGCTCGGATATTCGGTTTATCGAGACGGTTGTTTCTATCCTTATTACGGGAAATTAGAGGTGTAAGAATAACACCAAGGGGAACGGGCGGCGGTGTCACGGCGTGGTAGGCCGCGGGTGTCGGCTGCCGTTCTTTCCTTTGGCGTGGTAATATAAAATACTAATAACATGGACGAGATTATAAAATTACAAGATGAGATACTGTCTTATCTTCGTAATAATATTACAAAGGACGAGGCGTATTATATCCTTACGACTGATAAGGATATGATAGAGGTTCTTATATCAGATAAGAAGGACGGAAGCAAACGTATCAAGATCCTTGATATGGAATATACTATCGAGAAGGATGATATGTTATTGCTATTCGATACTGATGGGGTAATAGACGAATGTCTTTTGGTTGCCAGCTATATAGGGGTAAATATGTATTTTCGCAGGCAAGATGTCAACGCTATTTTGTATAACATCAATAGAGAGAAAGTTATGAAATATCCTTACATAGCTATTCAGTTAGATAATATACAGACTATAGAAAAGCGTAGGGTTGTTTTTGAGATCACCGGGCATAGGATGGATGATAACAAAGAGAGAATAGATTTTATGTTTATTTATTTTATGGCAAGATTATGCGTATAAGAAGAACTGTAAAGGAAAGGGATATTATGAAGGTATGGGTATTCGGGTGCGATCGGAAACTTATAAAATCGGCGGCGGATTCCGGGTTCAGAAACATGTCGGAGGTATTATCTTACGCTAATTGTATGGCAGGAGATAAGCCTGTAGATCATATTAGGGTCTCGAATGAGAATCGTGGCTGGTGTGGATCGTATACTATATATGGTAGGGAGATAGATTAGTTTGATCGTGAACAACAAAGGAGGTGCGTATGAATAATGTTATAACAAACGCCAATGGCGTGAAGGTAAAAGTAAGGGTGTATGATATTGGCGATGGGGAGATAGATAGATACACGATAATATGTGTAAGTGATAAGGGTAAAGATAGTAGTGGGTTGGTATATTATCCTGTGTTTGCATGCAGCGAAAATCCATTTCATCCACAAGGAATAGGAATATATGTTGGTGATTATTATCCATATAGGAGACATTTATACGATTTCGGTAAAAGAGTTAAGGATCTAGCATCCTTACCAGAAGAGGTGATTAAGTACATAAAAATAATAACGACATGAACGAAATAGTTTACAACAATTACGATTTGGTTGCTTTCGAGCAGAATGGAGAAGTGGTAGTGGCCGTAACATTTTACAGATATTACAAGAAGAAAGCTAAGGGCGAGGTTAATTATAGGTGGAGAACCAGATGCCCGGAGTTGGTGGATAAGATTGTAAGACACCGTACCAAGGTGTTTACCGGTCAACTTATCCAGTTAGCGAAAGCGTATGGGGAGAAAAAGGTTATAAAATATCAAAAGGAGGAGGAAGAAGTATGTCAAAATACGATAGAGACGCTATAGAGATATATATACTGGATCATATAGATACAGATAATTATGGTAAGCGGTTTAAATACGATAGGGAATATCTATCTTTTATGCTTAACGTGTTCAAGAATGAGTATAAAGAACATATCAAAAGGGATGGGATTAAGAAAGCTTTTGAGGATTACATAATGAGCGTTCCGTCTATATTCAGGATTCATATAGCGAATTGTGATATTAGATATTTATTACGTTCATGGGGAGTGGAGTTTGATGAGGATGATGATGAGATATACATCTTATACAAGAAGATCATAAGAGAGGTCTTTTTTTAAGATGTGTGAGGATATGAAAGTTTGTTAATGTTGAACCAAACCTTGGCGGGGCGGAAGGATATATCATGATCGTACGTGTACGGATATGATCCGGGGTCGGTTCCCGGCGCCTTGACACAACTTAATTAAATATAGATAATATGGACAATGTTTTAAAAAGAGCGGCAGCGGAACTGAAAGAAGCCGGTTGCAGGGTTTTTGCGTGGCAGGATGATACTTATAATAGGAGTTGGAGCAAGGGTGATTATACGATGTTGTATTACGCCTTCCCTGATTCGCCTAACATCGGGTATCTGAGTCATGGGGAATATGGGATGAACGTAGCATATAGCAGAGCCTATATACCGAGCTGTGGAAGCGGATCGGGGTGTTGTATCAAGGAGGAAGCTACGTTCGACCTTGCGACGGCATTAGACGTAATGAACGGGCCGTTACCTAGGTGGTGTAGGTCTTATGGGGTTTATCCAAAGCAGTACGATAATATTGATAAATGGTATAATAGCGATAATCATAACAAAAAATTATTTAAGGAGATTTGATATGGAGGTAAAAGATTGGGAGAATCTGGTTTTGAATACAGGGGTAGGATCACATTGTTTTGTTACGCTGATTGATGATAAGGACATCAGTAGAGGTTATGCGCAAATCAGACGTGCGGAGCATTTCGGGTATAACATCTGTTTTACAAGGTTATATGGGAATAAGTTTTATTTCGAGAAGATAGAGGAAGGTCGTACGCAACAATACATCAATAGGAGAAAATAATATCACTACCAGATGACAAGGAGACAGTTTAACCGGTTGATAAATGAGCTGAACGGCAAAAGCCCGTTTATCGTGTTGCATAGGGACGCCGTTGCGCCTAAATACGTGGGCGTGGAGGTCTCGAAAGAAGGAGTGGTATATAACTACTCGGTTATAAGCATAAATGACGAATATAAGCCTAAAAAGGCTCTTATTTCGAAGATATTGGGTATAGCTGATAATCTTAATGGCGATAGCGGCTTGGAAAAGGGATAATTGAGTGTATTTATGACCATAATAATAAAAGTTGCGTACTGATACGAATGATATTGGACGGAGGATAAATATGGCAGTATGGTAATAGACAGGTTTATGTCTTAATATCATAATATTCTGCTATTATATCCTCTTTTTGGGTAAGGAGTATAATAAATAATATAAATATCTTGGATATGGAGAAAATTAACATAGGTGATAAGATCGTGAGTAATAATTTTGATATGGATAAGATATGACAAGATACTTGCTTATGATGGCTATGGTGGTACTGACACCACCAAAAGGAAACGGTGGCTTGCCACACGCCCCAAGGCCTGCCGTGGTAGAGGCGAGGGTATGGGACAAGCTGGCGGCCGCCCTGTCTTTCGTGGAGTCAATGGATGATGATCGAGCGTATAACGCCTCATCCGGGGCTTTAGGGAGGTGGCAAATGAAAAGGATATATGTTGATGAGGTTAATAGGATATTACGCCTCAAACGGCAGAAAAAGCGGTATAGATACGATGATCGAACGAATCCTGTCAAGGCTAGGGAAATGTTCGAGATATATCAATCTCATCATAATCCTAAAAAGGATATAGATCGGGCTATAAGATTGCATAGGGGATTACATTCCCCTAAATATGTTAAGGAGGTTAAACGTAAATTAAGGGAATAATATGAATCGTGAGGTATTAATAAGTATCATTAATAGAGGTGGAATAAGGTTTATCCCAATAAGAAGATGTTTCTTATGCAATGAATATGTAGGATATAAATTCGTTAGGATGCGTGATGGAAGTATGATACCGGTATTTTCTAGTGGATGTAGGTGTTGTGGCATAAATAATGGGACGCTATCAGAAAGGACTTGGGATGAGGTGCTTGATCTTGTCAAAACGGTACAAAATAAGCCTATGAATGAGAGAACGGAGGAAGATGAATTTATATTAAATAGTTTAATATAAGGAGGTATTGTATATGAAATGGGTGATAATAAAAGGCGTAAGGTATCCTATGTCCGTGGTGTCGGCATTCGCCGCATATTACGGGAACAATCCGTTTCTGAAGATACAGATAAGGAGCAAATATCACATAATTTATTTTGATAATTTCGATTGTTTGAATATCCAGATAAGGTATTTGACTAACAACTGTCCTGACTTCGTGCAGATAGGAAATTGGTATATATCCAAGAAGCAGGTGATGTCGTGGGGGCCCAAGGGGCAGGCCGTGGACGGATCGGGCTGGGTTATATCCTTCACCCTGTCCTTTGGTTTGGAGAACAGTACTCAAATTAAGTTCGACAAGGAAGAGGAGTATCAAAGAGCTTTAGATAGTTTAAATGAGAAGTTCAATGTAATATTATGAGTTGTATCATGAAAACCATGATACTTAGAGGAGTATTGAGACTGATAGCGATCAAGGCAAATGATGTTGTTTAATTAAAAAATAAATTGTTATGGAAATAAGAGAGCATTTATCGGTTTATCTAGAGAGTGGATATCTTTTTGACGATATGTCAGGAAAATTAAAGTGGTTTGAGATTGATAAGATCTTGATCAGTTTTACATATGGAGTAGTTAGATATGTAGGAACATGGGGAGGATGTAGGACTGAGAGGACATTAGATGGGAAATTATTTTATTCGTCCGAAGAATGTTTTAAAAAGGGCAAGAGCATCCCCAAGACAAAACTATCAATATATGATGTTTTTGAGTCATTATATGGGTTCGTTCCAATAGGTGATGTGTGGAAATACAAAAACGGAAGAGCTGTCAAGGGTGAGTTGGAATATTTTGATGTTGAAATAGATAATAAAGGAAAAATTTATTGTAAGGAAACATATTACAGAACATGTGAAGATGTGTATAAATTCAATGACTTGACTGTAGTTGACAAGAATGGAGACATGAGGTTAGTAAAATCTTCAAAAAGTAAATTAATGCTTACTGATGATCAATTAGATGTTGTGGAGAGAATGAAAGGCGTCATTGATGACATGGTTAGGTTAAAGATGATTATGTATATTGATCAAGACTATAATCTTTGTTTTCTGCCGGGAGATAAAATAGAAGATTTGACAATGGATGAGACAGATGGATTTGTGGATACCACCGGTATAGTGACATCTATAAAATCTAAGGGTGTAGTGGAGTTTTATGTAGAAAATCCTTTTGTGAAGATAAAGGATGAGTGATATCTGAATCTGGATTGTGGTGGTTCGTGAGAATAGCCACAATCATATCTCTAAACGTGAACATAAGGAGGTACGTATGTCATTCGATTGACGTTAGGGATCTAGTTATATTAAAAGAGGAGGGATTATGAAAGAGATTGTATTAAAACTGTATGAGTTTGATGAGCTGTCAAAAGATTCGCAAGAAAGGATCATAGAGCGTGAGCGCTGGAATATAATGGATTGTTGCATGGAAGCTTATGGTGCTGATTATATAAGCGCCATGAAGTCTTTTGGGGATCTGACAAATACTGAGGCTTATGGCTGGGAAGTTGGATATACGAGGTATGATTTTAGATTCAAATTCAAGTACAATGATCCTATATACTGTCATCCAACTGATTATGATAAGGATATATATCCTAATAACTTATGTGGCAAATTACTGTTCAGGTATATCAACAACAACATTATGCCACGTATTATCAAGGGCAGGTATTTCTCCACGTCAGGTAAATATATTGATGGGAAATACAAATACAAGCACAGGTATAGTAAGGTAATGTTTGACTATGGAGATAATTTCCCATTGACAGGGATGTGTTATGATTATTATCTCCTGAAACCTATAATTGATTATTACAATGCATGGTGTACTTATCCGGAGGGTTTTTCTTTAGAGGATCTGATGGGACAATGTTATGATAACTTCTTCAAGTCATGGCATGAGGAATATGAACATTGGGTTGACGATGAAGATGCGATACGTGAGGAGCTTCATCATAACCAGTATGAGGGTCAGCTTTATTATGGGAATGGGGAAGCGCATGCCGGTCCATTGAATAAAATAGAATGAAAAGGTAGTAATTGTAAATTGATAAAGTTATGAATATAGAGATAATAAGATATAGGCTTCCGATTTATTGGATTGGGGCTTTGATTAATGGTGACTACACTGGAATATCTAACGAGGAAGCGCAAGAAGTTGATGACTTTGTAAAACATGCAGATGGTTGTCCAGTTGGTGTGGATTAGGGAACAGAAGGTTTTTATTCGTATAATGACGCAAACGCTATTGGCGGAACTTGTGTCGATGTTATTTTTAGCAAGTATAATCAATAATTAACACTCAAAACTTAATAGATATGAACAACTCTATGGTCGCTCATTTGTGGGCAAACGAAAAGAAAGAATCCGCAAGAGGTAGTAATCTTTTCTTTGAAGGTAGAAGTATTTATTCTTATGGTTATCATTTTGAGGTTGGAAGAATCGTAAGAAATAAGTGTGGTGAAAAGGCGTATTTGCTTAACGATAAGTATTATTCTTCTTCTACCTGTAAACATCAACATTGTGTTCGTAGTGCAATACCAACTGGTTCAAAGGTATTTTCTGTTGGATATAATATGTCTGATGATGGCAGCATGGCTTTTATCACCAGTCAATTGGAGCTTATCAAATAAGAATGATATATTGGTTGCTGGATGTCATAGGATCGCATATAGCGAGATGGAGGGTGTTGCGAGACAATTAGGATGGGATTAAACAGATATCAACTAACATTTGAGAGCTATGGCAATCACTATCAGATTTACGGGAGAAACATCCAAGATGTCATGGGTGGCGTTACCGGTGGAGCCGGCGTATATGGGTAGGCGGTCGGGGAAGACAAGGCGCAGCCCTTGCTCGTTGGCTTGGTTGAGTAATAAAATAACATATAAATACGTAAGAAAATATGAGTATTAAAGAAGGAGATATGGTATCTATAAGACAGGATTTTATCAATCGATATAAAAATGTGCAAGAATCCATCATAAAGGCAATGGATAAGGCATTGGAGCGGGCAATAGGGAACAAGGTAATAGATTTCGAGAAGTGTGAAGACAATTATTTGGACGTCTATCCTCTTATTGGGGCGGTCTTACAGAAGGAGGTAAGGAGAGTACTTGGCGAAAATGCGAATAAGGATATATACCGGAATATGAAAATAAAGGCGACCAAGTACAGAAATGATTACAGGGTATGGTTGGACTATGCCGGGGATTACAGAAACGAAAATATAGAATAACATGAAATATCAAAATTTTATATGTCCTTATGAGCTTGCGCTAAAGTTGCATGAGTTGGGCGTAAATTCGGAGTCGGAATTTTATTTTGTGAAAGAGATGAAAGGAGGGGAAACCCAGATAGATTCAGTTGTGCAAAATACAATGAGGTATTCATATAGAAAAGAAGGCGACCCCATACCGGCTTATATGAGTCATGAACTTGGAGAGATACTACCAAGTATGATAAATGTCAGTAAATCAAAAATATGGGATGACTGGTTGCAGTTGACACAATATTTCCCGAATAAGGATAGCGAATATTACGAAACTGCCTATGTTCGATACAATGCTTACGATTCACAAACAGAAGTGTATAGTGGATTTGGAGATACAGAGGTAGAGTCGAGAGCGATGCTACTTATTGATCTATTGGATAAAAAGGTATTAACATTAAGTGATTTAAACTTAAATTAGATTAGATGGGAAATCACTGAAATTAAATAGACATATAATTACATTACCTAAATTAAATAGGTAATTATATTAGAAGAAATGGAGGGAAAAGATCATGGAGAAAGCAGTTAAAACAGATATGGAGTATAGGGAGATATTGGAGAAATCATTATCAGCTATTCAATATCTAAGGATGCATGGATTCTCGACATACATGGAATCGGAGGGGATTGTAAATAGGATAATGATGTTCAAGGATAAGAATGAGATGAGAGATCAAAAGATCAGATCAATTTAATAGAACTAATTATGACAGTAGAGTATAAGTGTATTGATGTTTACAAGAAGCCGGAGAATCCAATGGAATGGTTGCCGTGTCCACGATGCGGCCTCCGGCCTCTGGTCTGGGAGTTCGATAACGGGAGATTCACGGCGTGCGGGTGCGGAACAGACTGTTATAGTCATTGGAGCGTGCGAGCGGAAAGTATTATGTCGGTCATAAAAAGATCTGATAACGGTAAGTCGGCTGAGGTGTATGATATTGATGAACTTAAAAATAACTGGAATCATTGGGTGAGGACAGGGGAGATACTGTTTACGCCAGGGAATGGGAAATGGTAATATGATTAATAATTTAAGATATGGATCATTATTTGGCTATAATTCAAACGATATTGGATAGATGTGAGAACGACAATACATCTCCTGATATCCATGACATGGAGATAATAAAAATAAATCTATGTAGAATAATTCAGACTCGTTACGGATTAACTCAGTTATGGTTCATTCCGTTGATAGAGAGAATACAGAATGCTTGTTGTAAACATCACAATGACGTTGATATGTCATGGGAAGATTTTGTTAAAAAAATGAGTGAATAGGAGGGATAAATATGGATGAGAACGAAAGAAAGAAGGGCATGAACCAAGGGATATGGCTGGCGGTTCAGGAGCTAGCCCACGCCGGGCGATGGACGCAGGCCGCAGAGGAACTGGTGTCTTCTTGTGGATTGACCGAGGATGAATGTAGGAAGCTGCAAGAAGAAAGCGAATCATTCAATGATGAGATGATTAAGTTTATTGACAATATGTTTGGACGTGAGAATATGATAAGTGAAGGCAGTACTATAAGTGAAAACGATACTATATGTATAAATATTAAGTATCATAAAATAGGGGAAGTCTTTAACTATAAAGTTGGTATGTCTGAAATGACATTAAGAGTAGATAAGTGTGATAGATGTTCGGGATGCGCTTTTGAAAATTATATATATGATTGCGTAAAATCAGGTTGCTTGGGATGCGAAAGGGAAGATGGGGAGAGTGTTAGATATACAATAGTTAATACATAATTTACAAAGCATCATGAATGGAGAAAATATAATACCCAAGATAACGGATAAGCGTGGGATGTCATGGAATCAACCTCATAGGAGGTACATAGAAATCGATGAAGAGTATGCCTTAATGACCAAACAAACCTTTGAGGGTCTTAGGGAATATTCATTGACAATCCCATCAGGGAAATATGAGAGATAGAGTGCAAGAGGCTAAGGAAGAAGGCATAAGACAAGGAATATGGTTATGCATACAAAGATTGGTACATATGGAGCAATACGATATGGCAAAATATTTTATAAAGTTATTCGGATTTGATAGAAATGAGTGTGAGATGCTATTGGACAAGAATGGTTCGGATGATAAAATGGAATCATTTATTATTCAGATGGTATTTAATAAAGACGATAAGATAATCTTGGATGATATAGGATATCATAAGATAGGATCTATATTTAAATACAATATCGATTCGAAAGAAGTAGAACTGGAGGTGGTTGAATCCAGTGACGCTAGTCGTGAAGGATGCGCATTTAATAATAGTAAGAATTATTACTGTAAGGATACCCATTGTATTGATGTAGATAGGAAAGATGATATAGACGTTATATATAAAAAGGTAAAAAGATCATGAGTTTAATAGATAAATTAGAGGATTTGGTGGTTAAGGTAGACACCGAATACCAAGAGAAGATGGAGGCAGTGATCCGGGAGATAGTCCCGGGGATGCCGGAGGGGAATGTACGTCATGCCGCCGAGCTGATGTGCACGGACAGGATGGGGAGCATGATGGATATCGATATTTATATATTAAAGGAAGAGGATAGACCTTACGAATGCCATTATCTAAAGGATCTGCTGGAGGATAGGGTAGCTAGAATAGCCAAAATGCATGAGGATGAAAGTTATACATACAATATGGATGATAATTATTGGTGCGCCACATGTGGATCCCATTCTCATAAAAAGGATTCCAAGACAGGGTATTGTTGGTATTGCGATACAGTTAATTGGGTTAAAGAGGATGGGAAGGATGTTGGAATATAATCATCAAATGTTATAATACGGGATATTATCCAGACGAAAGTCAAATTCCACAAGGGTTTGAGGAATGGTCATTCTCAAATATGCCGGAAGATGGAGAAATTGTAGATGTTTTGAGATATGGTAAGATTAAGACTATGAGATTTTATAAACCATATATGGCCTTTAATCCTTATTCTTCTTATGCTAGATTAGAAGGTTGGGTTTTAGGAGTTAAACATCAAGAGGGTATAACACATTTCAAAAGACATAATAAATAAAACATGGGAAAGAATAAGAGTATAAGAATAGGTCAAAATGAAAATAGGTCTATAAAAAAGGTACTTGAGGAAATAGAGAATAAGGCTATTGAATCTCAATATACAAATAGGATGCATGTCTTTTGCCTTTGGTCTCGCCTCAATCATCTTACGCAATGGTGCGATATCGATAGATAACATGAAAGAACAATGATAGGAGTATTATTATAATCTATATATTAGAAGCGGGATTAGATTTAGGCTAGTCCCGCTTTTGTTTTATCATATTTATTAACTTTTAAAAAATACAAAAATGGATAGTAGAAAAGAAAAAATTAAACAAGAGTTAAACTTATCAGATCAAGAATATGACTTTCTTGAAAAATATCAATCTATGAAATTGTCACAGAGGTTTGGTGATGTTTTCGATAGATTAAAAAATGATAAGTCTAAAGCAATTTACACTCATGATGGATCAATACAATTGTTTTATATACAAGGTAAAAGAGTAGATAAAGCAAAATGGGAAAAATTACATCATGATTCCTGAATATTTAACTGCTCCTTTAATTTTGAAATCATATCATCTCTAGACTTATTGATAGTATTGGTGTTAAGTCCTATATTGGTAATGCACTCATTAAAGAATCTTATAGCTAATTTTTCAAATACAGGATAAGTTTCTAATGAAATACAAGATATGTCTACATAGTAGCCCACGGATCTCACGTTGATTTCTTCTCCGATCTTAACACAAACTTGTATTTCCATCTGTTTCCCCTCTTGTATCAATATATTAGAGATTTGTTCAAATGAAAAATGGACATCAAGTATTTTATCATTTCTTATGAAATTAAAAACTTCAGTCATAGGAGACAAATACTTATAACAAGTAACACCGTCTATAATTATTTTTTTCATATCATTAAATTTAAAGTTTATTTTCAAATATAGCGATCTTATTTCTAAACAATCCTAATTAAAACTAAAATAATTTTAATGGGGTTATATTGGGCTGTAGTTTGATTGCTGGTTTGAAACGAATTTATTATATTTATAGGGTGAAAATCAGAGTGTTATGTTTGAGATGAATCATTTTAAATCTATTGATGAGTTAGTGAAGTTCTTCCCTACCGAGCAATCATGTATTGATTTTTTGGAGAGGCAGAGATGGGGGCGATCATGTCGTGTCTCCGTACGATCCAGACTCAAAGGTTTATAAATGCAAAGGAAACCGACAGCCAATGTCTAAACGGAGAGGTTGAGGTAGATGAGACTTATATAGGGGGATTGAATAAGAATAGGCATAGTAGTAAGAAGGTAAGAAACGCAAGGGGAAGGAGTTGTAAGGACAAGGTTCCGGTATTTGGTATGCTGCAACGAGAAGGCTTTGTTATAGCTAAGGTTGTTAGCGATACGAAAGCCGGAACCTTGATCCCGATCATCAATGATGTTGTATGTCCGGGGTCTACCATCTTCTCTGATGAATGGCAAGCTTATAGAAACTTAGATCCTAACCTATACGATCACGGTGTTGTCTATCATAAGAAAGGCGCTTACGTCATTGGGAATAGACATACTAATACGATCGAAGGATTCTGGGGACACCTAAAAAGAACATTGAAGGGTGTCCATCATTGGGTGTCTAGGAAACATCTGCAAAGATACGTGGACTCATCAGCTTTTAGGTATAATACCAAACATCTTTCCGAATGTGAAAGATTCGACGTACTTTTGCAGAATATCGGACACCGATTAAGGTATTCACAGTTAAAAAACGTAGCGGCATGAAAAAAAAGAAAGACCTAGAAGATATAAAACATACTTGGAAATGTAATTCTTTAGAAATCGAGAAGGAGATGAAAAGAATAGCTGATAACATATTCGGCTATAATCCGAAAACAGATCCCCGTGATCCTCTTTTTCGGAAAACTCTTTCTTGGAGCGTTAAAAAAGAAGGAAAGGGAAAGAAAAATGAGAAAAACGATTGAATAATAAAAGGATACATGGTTATGTGTCCTTTTATTATTTTAGTGATAGTGTAAAGTAGTATATAATTACCTAAGGGAAATATGAAGAAGGTCTACAGATTCCTGTCATATTATGATTTGTACAATTTTTGCAGCCGGCTTAAATCCCTTTATATGGGATTTGAAACCATGGAAGACATGGTTTTGACATCTCCCAAAAGACCGCCGGTGACAAAGTTAGCTTATCTGTTTTCCGGGATTAACGGCATCCCGGTTTGTGTCGAGGGAGGATCGGCGTGTAAGCGGCTATCCATGTTCCTTCGCTGGATGGTACGAAAGGACAGCCCGGTGGACCTTGGTATTTGGCAGAGAGTGGATCCGAAAGACCTCATTATCCCTCTTGACGTGCATGTCCACAATGTGGCCTTGGAATTAGGGTTGACAAGCAGGAAAAGGGCGGATATGAAAGCTGCCATGGAAGTAACGGAGGCTATGAGACAGATATTCCCTGACGATCCAGCAAGGGGTGACTTCGCTTTGTTCGGATATGGGATAGAGAAGATAAAAGATTAAGACAATCACTTAAAATATGATAATATGAAAATTCAAGTAGAATTAAATTTGGAAGATGTATTCGAGGAAGCTATGTACAACGAAGCGACGTTGAAAGAGGAGTTTACCAGCTCGGTCAGGTTAGCCGTAGTACGTGAGCTTAAAGAAAAGTTCAAGAATGAGTTGATGAGGGAAATATCCAATCCGATATCAGAGAAGCTTGAGGATATAGCGAGGGAGTCGATGAGTGAGCTGATCGAGAACGCCAGCAAGAAGAAATATAAATTTAGAATAGATTATATGGAAGAGGAACTGACGGTCGATGAGCTTATAAGAGGTAGGATCAAGAAAATCGTAGACAGCAGCATTGAGGCAATCATAAGCTCAAGAGCTAAATCTTTTGTCGATGAGTTGAGAAAAAGGTATGATATGGCATTTGCTACCTTCATCGTGGATAATATGAGAAAGCAAAATATGTTGAAGGATGAGAAGATAGCTGAGCTGTTAAAAGATAATCCAGATGAGAGGTAGGGAGGATGCCAAAGGAAGGCTGCGATCGGTGCTCATGACGCCGGCTGCTCCCGAAAAGATAAGGGTGTTGTCTCCGTTATGGTACAGGGCGGCGGTGAAATTTCAAGGGAAGCCTGAGTTGGAACAACTGGATTTTTGTTCGCGGTGCTGTTGTACTGGAGAATGATAGGAGAAAGGATAGTATTAACTATTAATAATGTTTATTTAATTTAATTTAAAAACAAAATGTCTACTTTTGTAGACACATAAAAATTACATATATGAAAAAGAGTGAGTTTGTAAAGGAATCGGAGAAGATCATCGATATGGTTAAGACTGAAGATGATGGTTTCGAGTATGGTGGTAAAGTCATCTTCTATAAAGAAGGTGATGATGACTATGAAATCTCGGTAAAGAACATCGAGATGAATCTTATGGTAGAGGCCAATACCATGGCTAGTATGGATGATAGGACTTTCGCCTGCCTTATGAGTGAGGTCTATAAACAAAAGTTTACAAAGGCTATAACGATATCGGAGGATGAGGATGATGAAGACAATTGATAAGATGACCGATCAGGAGATATATGATCTTACTGATGAGCAGGTAGAGAAATTGATCGTAATAAGATGTGCGGAGGAAGGTGTCAGGTTTATGGATGAGCCTCCAATTATGAAGACATATGACTATAAGCCTATTTCTCCATCTAATTTCTTCTACCTTTTAGAAGGATTGAGCATAGCTGTTTTTAATCAGGATGATGCTATTAAAATAGCTAAGTTCTTAAGTAAGTTTGATTTATACAAGACTACATACGATTTCACTATATCCAATGAGAAGATATATAATAAGTTGGATATAATCAATATCAAACATATTCCAATGTTTGATACGAAAGATGAGGAGTCCTACAAATCTATAAAGGACAAGAATAATAAGATTGAGGAGGAGTATAAAGATCAGGTGGATAAATACAAGAAGGATATAAAAAGAATGAGTGAAATCCATGCCGAGATCTGGTCGAAGGTAATCGATGTAAGAAATAAGATTGATCATATGAATCATCTTAGATTCCTTTTTGTAAAGGAATATCTTCCGTTGGTGGATCATGATACGAATACGGCTATGACGTTTTTTAAGAAAGCTTATGACGTGGATGATGATACGGAAAGATATATTCGTGAAGGGATAAAAGATTATCCGTTGTTTAATAATAATATAGATTAAGATGCACAATTGGTTTAAATGTACGGTTTCTTACGAGACCGATGCCGAGAACGGCATGAAGAAGAAGGTAAAGGAAGAGTATTTAGTAGATGCCTTTTCTTATACAGAGTGTGAGGCTAGAATTATAGAGGAGATGAAACCGTTTATCTCCGGTGAGTTTAGCGTTGATATCAAACGATTCCGGATAGCGGAATTATTTGCCATGGATGGAGACCGGTTCTATAAGGTTACGGCTGATTATATTACGATAGACGAGAAATCGGGCAATGAGAAACGCAAGGCGTTTAACTACATCGTTCGGGCCAATGACCTTGATCATGCCAAAAAGAATTTCGAGGAAGGCATGAAAGGAACCATATCAGATTTCGTTGTCACTTGTATCAAGGAAGAGAAGAAACTGATGGACTTTTACGAGTTTGATGGTAAGATCAGGAATCCGGAGAAAAAATGAGGATAGTAGGCAGTAAAGCTAGCTACGAAACCACGTCGTCCATAGCCGAGAAGTTGATGGAGATAAGTAAAATGGAGGGTACGATTTATCGTATCTTCACATTGTCTAACAAAACTTATCTAGCTTCTAAATTAGGATATAGCAGATCGGGGTTCTATAAGAAGATACAAAACAGGAGTTTTAATATCCGGGAACTAGCTCAGATATTCGACACGATCATCAATTTCAAGGATCAGGATTGGACGAAGGGCAAAATAGATAGGCTTAAGAGATATAGATCCATGAGCCTCATGGAGTTTAATAAAAGTTATAAAAAGAAAAAGGCATGAAGGGTAGGATGTTACCATGTGAGAGGTGCGGCAGGATGGTAGCCATAAGGAGCAAGGGATTGTGCCCTGCGTGCCGGGCTAGGGAACTACCGCCAAAGGAAAGGACGGCGATACGGGTGAAGACCAAGCCGAAGGGACGAAGCCTCAGCATCTTTTTTGGCGCTCATGTGGCAAGATTAAGTATGGTAAGAAGATCCCTTACGGGGATGTATATACCATGCCCCGGAGTAGGCAATATATGCCACTTATATCCTAAACGAAGATATAAGTCTGTCGCTGAGGATAATGATAATGTTATTTATTTGACGATAGACGAACACACGAGGTTTGACCATCTGCTAGACACGATGGATTTTGACCGGCTTTTAGAGGAGTTCGGTGACACATGGCTTTTAGTGGCCAAAAAGATGAGGGATCTCGCACCTAAAGTCGAGGAGGATGGTAAATTAAAAACCAGATTATTATTATGGATAGAAGAAAACAAAGATTACTTCTAGCTCTCGGATACGAGGCTATAAGTGACATGATATATAATAACGGAACGATTATGGAAGTCATAAGCGATCAGGAATCGTTTGATGACATGAGGATCCGTTTATCTAAAAGGCATCATATGGTCATCACGGATGATGGAGTGGTAATAAAGGCGAATCCTGATAAAGGGATGGATGAGTATGCGCCATCATATTACTGGCGATCATCACTCCCAATATTAAGGGCATATCATACAGATCCTAAATTTACCGCATTCTTTGGCATATTAGACGTTTTATCAACGGTTCCGAAGGAAGATATCTATGAGGAAGAAAAGCCTGTTGACGAGCCTAAAAAAGAACCTGATGAGGAGATAGAAATTGAGTATGATCTGGAAACTGAGCAACAGTATTATGCCGCTGAATGGATAAAGGATATCCCGACACCAGTCTTATACAGAATGACCGTGGCTGGCAAGCGTGTTTATTATGAAATGGGAGCTGATGGATACCCTATCATATATGATGGGGCTACTAACAATATCGCTAATGGGTATTGTGATACTTCCGGGGCATTAGAAAAATGGAAAAATGAGATGAGACTCAAGGGTAAGGATCCAGACGAGTACGCCAACTACCGGGCTGACTTGGGTACGATCATGCATTACTTATTTGGATTGTATCTGACTGGAGTTAAGATAAAACTGATTCCAACATGGATAAGAAAAGCTGTCAAGGAAGCTAAGTTGAGAGTAGACAAGTATAGGATGGAGCGGATATTAGTGGATAATATGGATGAGTTGATAGAAGATCTAATATCATTCGCTATATTCTGTAAAGAAAGACATGTAAAACCTGTGTTGATTGAGAAGATGTTGAGGTCAAGGAGATTGAAAGTGGCTTCCTCTGTGGATGCCGTGGTGGAGATGGATAGTGAGCCGGAGATGGTGGAGATAGAGGTCGAGACAGGAGAGCTCTACAAGACTGGAGCCAAGAAAGGCCAACCTAAGACAGAGAAAAAGAAGATAAAGAGATGCAGGAGGATATTTGCTATATTGGACTTCAAATCAAACAGGAAAGGCAATTTTTATGATGAGTATGCTTTCCAGCTTGAGTTATATAGAAGAATGATAATGGAGAACTACGGAAAGATATTGGAGATAGAGGAGATCTATAACTTCGCTCCGGGTGATCCTACCGCCAAGACAAGCCAATATAAACTGAAGAGACAAACTGATAATCCTATACTTAACATGGCTACAGTCGTATATCTCCAAGGTAAGTATAAGTTCGAGAAAACCAATTATACGGTTACATCAAGAATAGGATCTTTGGATATAGAAAGTGATTTTGAATTGAATAGCTTGATAAGAAAAGAATCACTGAGAGATTATATTTATCGAATCATGAGTGAGAGGATAGGATAATGGAGTTTAGGGAATTTGACAAGAGCGTTCACAGATATGAATTGGATCATAGTAAGCCAAGAAGAAAGCTGACGTGCCCGCAATGCGGCAGGGATAGATGCTTTACGCCGTACGTAGATGTAACCACCGGACAGATAGTAGGGGAGCAGTTTGGGGTATGTGATCACAAAAATAAATGTGGTTACTTTAAATATCCAACAGGGAGCGAACTTGGGAGCAATGATCTTTTTACCGATTCTAACAAAGTATTAAGGAGGTACAGACCTCCCGTGGATCCGGATATAGCCAACTGCATTCCGGTAAGCAAGATGTTTGAGACGCTTAATCCTTTCGAGGCATCTGATCTTCAGGATTATCTATCCAATATCTTCGGATCGTATCATACCAATAGGGCATTTAGCTTGTATAAGGTGGGGATGATGAGATTCGGGGATTGGGGTAAGTGCTGTGTGTTCTGGCAACTGGATAAGAATTGGGTGGTGCGAACCGGGAAGATAATGGACTACGGGCCTGACGGGAAGAGGGTAAAGGTTCCCATGGATCATGTATGTTGGGTGCATATACTGGACGGTCAGGATTACCTGCTTAGGCAATGCCTGTTCGGGGAGTTCCTTATCAACTTCTATCCCAATGACGCTCCGGTGTATATAGTAGAGTCAGAGAAGACGGCTGTTATCTGCAACATCGTGTACCCTAGTAGGTTGTTCATGGCCTGTGGCGGTATCCATATGTTGAAGAGGGAGATGGTAGAGACATTGGGTAGGAGGCGGATAGTCCTGTACCCGGATAAGGGCGACGCTTTCAACGAATGGAGAAAGAAGGTAGACAAGGATATGAGGGGGATGAATATAGAGATAAGTGATTTTCTAGAATCAAAACCCAATATAGATGAGGGGATGGATATAGCGGATTATTTTATAATTAAACAAATTTACAATAATGGCAAAGGTAGTTGATAATTACAAGGGATTCAAGGTGCTTGAAATAACAAGACAGGAGATGATGGATAAGCTTACCAGATATGGGTGCTTAGGTATTTGCGATATGTGTAACAGACCTACATCCGTAGGTTATTACGTGGCGGTGATCAATCAATGGATATGCAAGGACTGTTACAATGATTTCATCAAGTCAATTGACAGGTATGAGGAGGACATGAAAATAGAAAACAAGAATTTTAATAGATTCTGCAATCTATTTAATGTTAAGATGGAGGAGACGGTATGAAAGAATTGTCTTTAGCCCAGAAAGCTATGTTAAACGGGTCCATATGCCCATACTGCAAGAACCCGTCCACTATGATAAATACGGTAGAGGGGAAGCAAGTAGGGTGCGAGAAGTGTGGGGCTTGGATGAGGTCTGATTCGATGGGTAAACCAGTAGGGAGATTGGCGAAACCAGAGCTTCTTAGGGCCATGGATATAACAGCTATTGAGATCGATAGGTTCTTGAAAGAGTCGAGTTATGAAAGGAAAAACTTTTACAAAGAGTTATCCAGTGAGCTAGGAATACCAGAAGAGCATGTGTCTCCGTATAAGATGTCCTTATTATCATTGCTTAATGTTATGAGACATATCAAGGTATATGGGAAGAACCATATACAGATACATGAGGGTACCACGATAGGTAAGGCTTGCTCTAGGCACGGAGCGGTGGCGATCGGGAGTAACGCCTGCCACGGATGCCCGGAGTTTCTGTTTCATGTGGTAGACAATACAACCAATACGGTAGTCTGTAATACAGACATGAGTTATGGAGATTATGTAGGTGAAAACAAATAAATTTGGGCAATAATATCAATAGAATAAAAAATGAAAGTAATTTTTATTCATAAGCCAACAGAATTTTATGTTGGAGGATCGGTGTACAACAAATCTTATTGCAAGGATAGGATGATAGAAAAAGGCATCAGCGAGAACCGGGCAGAGATGCTTAGTGATATAATAGGTCCATACGTATGTGTGTGGGAGATAAAGGACGGAGATGATCCTTACGAGAGCATGAGAAGCAGACTCGGAGATAAAGCCTCATATTTAGATGGAGAGGATATTATCGTAGAGGATTATAATTATGACGAGGAGGACGAGGATGGGGAGATCGACTGAATACTATAGGACACATCCGGAGGCCAGAAGAAAGAAAGCCGAGACGGATAAGAAGATCAACGCCCGCCCTGAGCAGAAAGCCAAGAGACGGGAGTTGGGTCGCAAGAACTACAAGACCGATAAGCTGAAGGGTAAGGCTTATCGGAAGGGGAAGGATCTATGCCATACGGCTAAAGGACTTAGATATAAATCAAGATCAGCTAACAGAGGATCTAAATCCGATACGGCTGGCGATAGAAACGCAAGAGGATGAGTGAGGATAGGATATGGAGGTCATCCAAGGAGATTATCATGGATGCCTATGAGAGGATAAGAAAGTATCAGTCGGGAGAGCTTCTCCCGGCTCGTACTGGATACGCTTATCTTGACAAGGCGTTGCTGGGCGGGTTCTACCCACAACATGCGGTGGCTATCGGCGCTAGGCCCGGAGTGGGCAAGTCTTATTTGGCTCAGAAGATTATGAGCAATGTAATGAATGTTAATATCAATCCCCAAGCTGATGATTATGTATGGCTCAGATGTGAATTTGAAATGAATCCAGAGGATTTGATGTTACGTTCACTATCAAAAAAAATGGGAAAGGATATACAAGATATTCTCCTTAACGAGATGTCTGATGAAGAGATAAAGGAAATGCAGAAATGTCTTAAGGAGGAAAACTCCAGCAGAATAACATACATTCCTAAACCATTGACAGTAGACGAGCTTCGGAACTTCTTATGGAATAGTTATATGCCAGCGAACAAGGATAAGAAAATGGTATTTGTATCCATAGATCATACAGCTCTTATGCAAGGCACGGGTGACGCTAAGAGGAATATAGATAGTCTGATAACCATGTGTAATATAGCTAAAAGAACTTTTCCCAATATATTCTTTCTTATAATATCACAACTTAACCGTGATATTGAGGGAAGACGGGATCCTAAGGACCATATGCCAAAACAATCTGATTTCTATCAATCAGATACATTGGGGCAATTGTGTACGGCTATGGTAGCGTTGAATATCCCAAAAAGATACGGATATTCATCATACATGCAATTCCCGCAAGGCTGGTATCCTAATCTGGAACGTTTTAAGAGTGAATCAAGGCGCTCTTTCCGTGTAGATGGACTTATATTCCATCATATAGTAAAAGTCCGTCAGAGATCGTTAGAAGAGATTGATGCGATACATGTAGATATCATGAAAGGATATGAGCGATATTATCCTGATGGAGGGGTGGTGCGCCAAGAAAGACCGGGAGGCTCGGATGCCCCCGTGGGTAGCGGCAAGCCGGACACGACCGTAGTGACGCTTCCGCCCCCACCTCCTGGTGTTCCATTGGAGCAACAATATATACCACCCAGTGATGATTTCAATGTAGTACATGACGAAACACCTTATTAATCATGAGATTAAGAAAAAACTATTTGCTTGTCATTATAAAGGGAATGGAGATGCTATTAAAAGCCAATTTCTCTGCCGAAAACAAGATGGGTATACGAGAGATCATATCCTCGTTGAAGGAAATGGCCGAATATAGCATCAGATACATCATAAACCGGGAACGGGAGAAGGAGATCATGGGCATATGTGACGAGGTATCTAAGAAGGTTCTGGAATATAAGAGAATGAACGACAACTCTATGGTACTTGAATTAGAGAATCTGAAGAGGGAGGTCGTGGCGGTAGAGGATCTTCTTAGCTCTTACAAGGGGGTTCTTGACGCTGAGTTGGTAATAGCTGAGGATGATATCAGGATCATACGAGATAAGATCGCCATAAGCCTGAGAGAGGATGGATCATGCAAGAGCATGACTGACGCCGACAAAAAGGCTAGGGTGGACGTAAGGTATGAGAGGGCGTTGGAGGATTACAGAGTTCTTCTAAGATGCGCCAATACGGTTAGAGCCAAGATGTCGGTTATAGGGCATCTCAATCAATCCATAAATCAATCCATATCGGTTGGCAGGGTTGGTATGGCTAATGAATCTTATACGGTAAAACAGTATGAAAAAGGGAAAGAGATTATCGAAAGCAGACGCCCTTAGGGTGTTGACAAAGGCTTACAATCTAATAAAGAATGATAATTATGCGTTTATATGCATAGCAATAGAAAGGGCAGCGGTTGAATTATCGCTTGCTGAAAGATCATGTGTAGCGTGTTATCTTATACCAGAACTAAAGATGTTCAAACCTGTAAACAAAAAAAATGGAGATTTTTGGTTTCATTCATCAAAGAAAAATATAAGGTTACATATAATAGATACGCTAATAGATATATATAACGGAAATGATCATCCCGATATAGTCGAGAGGGTAGCCAGAAAGATAAGGTCAATATTTTAACTCATTAGCTTATGTATAGGTGATTATATACCATTTTACACAAAAAAAGATGAGAAATGATATACATTTGTACGAAACATTATACTGGGTATCACCAATACCCTCTACCGGTTGCACAAGAGTGAGATCGCCGGATTCTTTTACTGAACTAAACGTTTTTGATTTTACTTACCCAACGAATGTTTTAGGGTAAAACCTTATATCAAAGACCTCTTTTGCTCAATCGTCTTGTCCGAAACAGGGGACTATATGATTCGATTGAGTGAGACAAAATTAGAAAAGAAGAATGTGAAATTAAATAACATACGTATGTTTTACAACATATCTGGTGTAAAGTAGTATATAATAACCTATGTATATTAATTTTGAACAGATGATGACATCAGGATTAACGATGTCTGATGTCGGGTATCTTTTGATGATCCGGCAGAAAGAGGAGATGGCTAGCGTCATTCCAAAGGAGAAAATAGATAGTTATAAAGCATCTGGTTATATCGAGCTTCAGAAGAATGGGAAGTGGAAGATAACGCCAAGGGGAGGATCGCTACTGATGCTGATAGAGACACCCGGTCTGACACCGGAGGTCGAGGGAATCCGGGACCGTATCGTTGGGGTATATAACGATATGGGTAAGGATACAGGAGCTATCAAGGAGGTGGAAAAAAGGCTTATCTGGTTTGTGGCTAACACCAACTTCAAGGAAGAACCTATAGTAAGGGCTGTAATATCCCATATAGACCTTAAACGTGAATATACGATGAGGTTGGACAACTTGATATGGAAGCCGTCAAATGTATATAGTGTGCATATGAGTTTATCAGAATCAACGTTATTCGATACGATCATAAAAATGTATGGCATGACATCCGATCTGTATCTTAGGGAGAATAAGAACAAGGAGCTGGCATGGTTGTTCGCCGTAAGCCGGTTGCCGGATCCTCCTAAGAAGATGGATAAGGAATATACTATTACTGGAGATGTTAAGATGGACATCGAAAGAATATCAGATATAAAAAAAGAATTAGGTAGAAGATTAAAAATGTCGATTTAAGAGTTATGAAAAGAAATCAAGTATTAGGAGTAGTAATAGACGCAATATTTGCGAAAACATCTGAGTTTGATGATATTGAAGACATAAAGGAAGATAGTAACCTATCGTCCGATATGGCTATGGATTCATTGGATCTTGTTGAAGTGATAATGGATATAGAAAAGATGACAGGTGAATACATACCAGACGAGGTGTTTCGCAATACCCCTTGCGATGAAATAACGGTAGGAAGTTTAACTGATATGTTGTATGTTTATTTTAAGGACAAATAATGGATTTCGGATATGACGATTGGGAAGAGGGGTTAGAAACCCCTCTTGTCGATGATTGCGATGACGATTATAACGAGGAGGACGAGTATGATTTCGGCTAAAGAACTAAGGATAGGGAATCTTGTAAAAGACAAGGCTGGCAATATATGGAGAGTAGGGTGCGTTACTGGTATGCGTAATGAAAGTAAGTCATTGATCCTTGAGCGTGAGATTGATGAGGGAATAATGAAATGGTATTCCGGGGAAGATGATGTCATGCCTATTGAGATAGATGATAATATACTTGATACTATCTATTTCAAGCGTGATAAGGGACGGGATGTATATCGAGGCTACGGAATATCTATAGAGATTTTTGATGGTGGGTATTATCTTGGGCTTAGGGATCTGGAAGACGATCTAAGCGATCCTATTCAGATTAAGAATCTTCACCATCTACAAAACCTGTTAATGGACTTATACGGATATGACATAAAAATAGATAAGCTTTATGATAATACCGGAGAATAATTTGTTATGTAAGGTTATAAACGGCGAGAAGGTCCTTGCCGCGTCCTACTCACAGATAGATACGTTCGTCCAGTGCCCATATAAATGGTATAAGACTTACGTGGAGGGTCATAGGTCCACGGAGAAGCATGAGGCTACGTCATATGGTACGGTTATCCACCAAACGATGGAGTATTTCTTCAAGAACGGATGCAGACCTTCTTATGAGGATATGAGCAAGGCATTCAACTACTACGCTGATATAGAGAAAATACCTTTTGATAGCGTTAAATCTCAGATTGAATCTATGCAACATGCGGCTAGGCTAATAAGATGGATTGTAGGATTGTTCGAGAAGGATGCGGCTGGTAATTACAAGAAAGCGTGGTCGAACCTTACGCCAATGGAGAAAGTGATCCGGGGGTCGAGACCGGCCGGCGTGGAGGAGGACTTCGTCCTGCCTTATAAGCTACCCAAGCCCCTTACATTGGATGGCGTGACGTACGATAAGGTACATATCATAGGATCAGTAGACTGGAGAGGTGAGTATAAGACAAAAGACAGAACAGCTATGTATACGATAGACTGGAAGTCTGGGAGAAAATTATTCGATAAGGATAAATTGCTTCACAATCTCCAGCATCCGATATACGCCTTTTACATATACAGGAAGTATAAGGTATTACCAGATATGTGTAGCTATTTTTTTACCCGTATGTTGGATAACCAAAACGTGAAGGTAGATAAGGAGAAAGTGGAGAGATCGGTCAAGGAACTTAATGATATCCTTCTTGATATGTATGATTTCGAGACAAATAAAATAGATAGCTATCAAGCTCACGTTTGGGACGATGCCAAACAAGGGTATAAGTACGAGAAGCGCTACCTCATGGGACGCCAGCCGGCCTGTCTTGAACCCCGCCCCAAGCCCTTGTGTTTTTGGTGCGATTTCTCGATCCACAAACAAGGAACATGCAGGTACTCATCGGATTGGGACGAGTCAAAAAGAAAGAATAAAAAAGATTAACTTTATTAAAAAGCCTAGGTAAATATCTAGACTTTAATTATATTTGTGTCAATAAATAAACGATTATGGATAAAAACGAAAGAGAAAAACAGGTATTGGATCTTCTGATGTCTAGAAAGGATATCAGGAAATTGGTAGAGAAATCAAATGAATGTTATTCTAAAATGGATTTCGTTGGTGCCATGAAATGCCGGCAGGAGATAAAGGATATCGTAGACCAGGAATCGAAGATCATGTTGACAAAAAGCGAGTCTTTGGTGAGTTTGATGAACAACGCTGATAATGAATATAAATTCAATATGCTGGTATGGCTACATTCCATGATGTGTATGGCAGATGTGTTTAACGGGATATTGGAGGATTTCAAGGATGGGGTAAGGAAAGCCAATGGCAACTCTAAGTTCGTTAAATTCGATAATCTGGATCGGTTGATGACAGAATGCAAGAAGGAGATTGATTATCTAATGAAAGGTACGAGTAAATCGTTTCAGATATCTTTCGCCGTAAGAAGCGATGAGTTAAGGGAGATGATAGAGAATATGGTTGGAGACAATATCCGAGAAGGGTATGACATATTCAAGGAAGAGGCTAAGATGACCAAAGAGACAGACAGGAGCAAGATAGAGGAATTTAATAAAAGGCTGGACCATGAGTAAATTTGATGTAAAGATAGGTGATATAGTTCATATCCAGATAGGGATAGGAGAGGTGATAGCCATAAGCAAGACCAAAGAGACGTTGATGGTGAAAATGGACGATGGTCGGGAGTGTGCGATAAGATTAGAGTACGTGAAAGACGTTTTTGATAACTACAGATCCAAATGATATACAGACTAAGACCATATCAAGAGGAGTGTGTTAAAAGTATATCCGATTACATAAACTCTGATAGACATGATCCAGTATTAGTCATCGGACCGGTAGGTTGCGGTAAATCGATCCTCATAGCAGAAGCGGCTAGATTGATGGGAGATAAGACGCTGATTCTCCAGCCGTCTCGCGAATTACTAATACAAAACTACTGCAAGCTTACATCATATGGCATACCGGCGACCATCTACTCCGCCTCCTGTGGCAAGAAAGAGCTGTCTAACATGATATACGCCACGTTAGGGTCTATCAAGAAGGTTGTTGGTCAGCTTAAGGAGATGGGAATCAGAAACGTATTGATAGATGAGGCTCACGCCGGATACAGTCCTGAGGATGGCAGTGAGTTCATGACATTCATGAATGAGCTGAAGCCGAGAAAGGTGATAGGGTTTACAGCCACGCCATGTAGACTTAAAAACATGTCGATAGGACAGACATCATATTCCCAACTTAATTTCATCACTCGTATGAGACCGGTATATTTCAAGAACCTGATTCACGTGATACAGGTAGAGGAGATGATAAGGCAAGGATTTTGGACACCTCTTAAATATGAGACATGGGATTTCAATGGAGATGCCCTTAAACTCAATTCTAACGGCTCCGAATATACAGCTGAGTCTATTAGTGAGGCGGTGAGAAAAAATGGCTTAAACAACCTTATTTTACGCCGATTGATGATATTAAAGAATAGCTGTAAGTCTATATTGGTATTTATGGATTCTGTTGAGAGCTGCAATACGGCGGCGAGATGGATGAATGATCATATCCGCTCCGGTATCGCCGATGTGGTTCATGGTGGTACGCCAAAGAAGCAGCGGGAGGCTATAGTCGAGAGGTTCAAGTCAGGTGGGACGCAGGTGGTGTTCAACTATTCCGCCCTTGGGACGGGATTCGATCATCCTGGTCTTGACTGTGTGATAGTAGGAAGACCAACATTCTCATTCTCGTCGTTTTATCAGTGGCTTGGGAGAGCTGTCAGGATAAAGGATGGTAAGGATAGCGCATTGGTCGTTGATTGTTGCAACAACTCGTCAAGGTTCGGCGATATAAGAGAACTTAGTATAGAGAACTACAAAGGATATGGATGGGGGATGTTTATCGGCGATAAACTAATCACTAATATCCCGATGGGGGATAAGGTAACGAAAACGGATCTGGATATCAAAGCCGCCAAGAAAGACCGAAGGAGGGAGCTGGCGCAGGGCGTAACCGCAGCTCCTATCCCGGGTAGACCGCCCCATCCTCTTGGTTCTACGGTAATGGCATTTGGGAAGTATAGTGGATGGATGTTACATTCGATCCCGGTATCGTACTTCAAATTCATAAACGAGACATTTGACTGGGATAATGATAGAAACAAGGATATAAAAGAATACATAGATTTTTTAATCAAAAACAATAGGTTATGACAGGATGTGTATATCATGAGGCTGATCTTGACGGAGTAATGTCAGCGGCTATAGTAAAAGAGTATTTCAAAGGGGATATCGATCTTCTTCCTTACAATTACGGCAAGGAAATACCTGACGTGAATAAATATGATAAGGTATTTGTAGTTGACGTGTCATTTGGAAACAGAACAAGATTCCTTTTCGATGAGTGGAAAGAGAAAGGTATAGATGTCGTATGGATAGATCATCATAAGACCGCCATAGACGATATGAGGGATTACGAGGTAAAGGGCAAGAGACGTATCGGAACGGCGGCCTGTGAGCTTACGTGGGAATATCTTTTCGATGATATCGAAACTCCCGATGTGGTAAAATTATTGAGCGCTTATGATGTATGGGATCACGACCGGTTCGAGTGGAGTGATGTCATGGCGTTTCAATACGGGATGAGAGGATATTGTGGTCTTGACGTGAATATGGCGGCAAAGGTCATGGATGGCGATCATGACTTCATATATGACATGATAAGGAACGGGGAGGCGATACTGGAGTATATCGTTGAGAAAAACAGAAGAGAGATGAAGATGTCCTCATTCGAGGCAGATATATTTGGATACAAGTCGATATGTATGAATACTACGGAGTTTAACTCCACCACATTCGAGTCTATGTACGATCCTAGAAAACATGATTTGATGATGCCATTTTGCTGGAACGGCAGATTCTTCAGATGCTCGTTCTATACCACCAAGGAGGAGGTGGATGTCTCGGCGCTGGCACGCAAGGCCAACCCCGGTGGAGGAGGCCATAAGGCGGCTGCCGGCTTCCAGCTTAGCGTGGAGGATATGATGGAGTTCTTAAAAAGTAAGGAGATGTGATATGATATGGATATTGTTTATTGTGGCGATAATCATATTATCCATAATTGTAATGATGAAGGGTTGGAATAAACTACATTGCAGCATGTTCTACGAGGGACTAATTATGGCAGTTGTAGGGGTAATGTCAATGGGGGGCATCGATGTTTTATATGGATAAAGAAAATATGGAGGATATGAAAAACGTATATAAGTTCAAAAAACTTAGCAAAATGAAGCTAGACGATTACGGCTTCGGTTTGTTCGAGTACAATGGCGCTCTTTATTTCAAGGAGGCAGATGAAGGGAAATGCTTTGATGTAAGGAGCGGGAATGAGATTATTATCGGGAAAGATAAGATTATAATGACTTTGGAGGATTAATATGAGGAAACTTGACAACACCAACAGGACGAGAAAGAAAAACGTACGACACTCGTGGGTAAAGGCAGGTCCGGGGATCCAACGCTGCGCTATTTGCGGGATTACGAAGCAAAGCGAGTGGAGAGACGGGAAGACCTCGATTTGTGTGCATCTATCATCTGGTGAGCTTTATTCTATGACTGGCGAGACACCGGAATGTAGGGATCTTAGTGAATTTTATATATAATTACATATGAAAGAGGAATTTGGTAAATACGAAAAGGTCGTTTATGACGGTGAGGTATTTGAGGTACTTGAAACCGCCGATCGTACAGGAATGATGAAATTAGGCCCATTATTTAAAGCATCATATGAATATGCTTGGGCTGACGAGGAAATGGTTGTATCGTTAAACAGGGCTATTAAATTAAGGATTATTGATGAGGAAACGGTCGATAAGCTTACGGATTATAGTTCTATCGGCGAGGGTCTATGTAATACCAATGATGGGAAAGCGACAGATGTGCCGTTCGTTGGGAAGGACGGCAGCGGTAAGAATGACCGGGCCGACGGCAAACTCCGGTGGGACCTCCTTCCTTTGGCTGAGATAGAAGACATCGTGAGGGTATATACAGAAGGTGCCAAGAAGTATGCTGATAACTCATGGCAAGATATACCTGATGGGTTCAATCGTTATCTAGGTGCACTCATGAGACACTTGGTCGCTTATACGAAAGGGGAGAGATATGATAAGGAGGGATTCATGCATCTATCCGCCGTATGCTGGAACGCTATAGCATTATTATATTACGATAAACATAACAAAGGGCTTATAGAATGGAAGAGTCAGGAGAAAGAGTAGTAGATGAGAGATTAAGAGCTATCAATAAAAAAACCGGTAAATACGTTGATTTAATCAAGCGCACTATTTATGATGATACTCCATTTCCGATAGTTAAGTATCTCAATTATAGTTATGATGAATTGAATTATGATTATGTAAGGTATCTGAATTTTGATATAGACATAAATTGGGAGCAGCGCAGATATCAAATCGTGAAAGATTTATTATCTAACGATTTTGATGGAAGGAAAATAGGTATGGATGAGATAGATAACGCTATATTTACAGCGGATTTAATTATTAATAGATTAAAAACTGTTTAAAATGGTAAGAATCGATTTTTTCACGAAGAAAGACGCTGAGTACAGCGATTACATGCGATATATTATCGCCAACACGTTACAGGAGTATGAGGGTGAGGTTACGTTGAACCAGATCCCGGAGAACAAGGCTACGGAGGAGGAGATATCCAGATACGGTATTGAGGTATACCCTACTATCATCGTCAGCGGTGATAATATGGATGGTTTCGAGAAGCTTGAAGGGATGACCAGAAAGGCTGATCTTATCAACGTCATGTCTATGTACGATAAAAAATAAGCTCATGACGATTGAGGATAAATATCTTGGCTGGAAGGATCTGTTCTTCGACCGGTTTGTTCATTGTTATGACGACATAGATCAACCGCCGGGGAGTAACATCCCTCTGGCCAAAATAAACTTCGATAACAATACGGGATATGTGGAGGACGGGACTATTAATATAGCCGAGCTTCTTCAATATCTTCGGATACACAATAAGGTGTATGGGCATGACTATAATCCTCTAGAGATATTCTTTGTCTTACAGACACTGGAAAGACTAGTAGAAGGAGCTAAAGAGATATTTAAGGATCAACCAGGAGTGCAGGATATGCCTACTTACAAAGGTTTCTTCATAAGGGATGATTTCTCTAGGGGTAAAGATTATGCTCTTGATCTGGATAAGATCGTAAGCGGCATGGGAGGATGGTATGGCGAGGATGAGGATCCTTGTTATTCGATGTTCGTCAGCCAAGACCAGATATGGAACTTGAACCCGATATTGAAGGTATTAGCTGATGAGGGATCGCCATTAGCTAAGAAGCTTGGGTATGAGATAAACTCATATGTAAGTGATAATGGATATACGATATACAACCCATACCTTTCATGGATCAATCATTACTATCATTATTGCCCGACATTTAACGAGGATAAATTAAAGCCTTGGGATAGGGTAGAGGATAGGAAAAATAAGTTCAAGATGACGGATAAGGTTAAGAGAGGCGCCAATAACTGGTACTATTCAGGCGGAACTATATCTTGTGTGGATAACTTCATGGGGAAAAGATACAGAAAGAACCTGCGAACCTTTATCTATCGTGGAATAGTATTCTTCCTTGACCGGATATGGCATACGCCTTTATTTGAGAAGATGGGTGTGAAAATGAAATACAACGCTTATTACTGTTATGCCGCTACCTCCGGTATTTGGTACAATAAAGGATTCAAGAAAAGGCTAGCCAAGAGATTTAACGAGTCTTTACGTGGCGGAGGGGATCTGTTCGGGGCTAACCTAGCCTGCATGGTCTGTGACCGGCGGGATATCGATTGGGAAGCGCTTCGTCTTTGGCTTGACAAGTATGACGAGCCTACTGATAAGGGTATGGTGAATAGCCCTATCCAATTTATGTATTTATATTTATATTACGCTTTTAACAAATAACTTGAAATGAAGAAGATAAATGACTGGGTTATAAGAACATTTGGGTTGAGAGGTTCATGGAGCTGGGCTAAGAAGCAGATGTTAAATGGAGCGATCATTAAACGTAAGGCTACTATAGGGACATATAAAATAGCTATTGATAATGACAAGAATAGGTTACTTGTAGCTACATGGGATCATCTAGATCAAAGTCCTGTATGGGAAAGGTGTCCGCATAGTTTATTAGATGAAGATGCGGTTGATTATTTTGTCACAGCTCATAAGGAATTATCATATGGGGGCATAAAGATCAGGATGAAAGATGAATTTAAGGATTAAGCGTGAATTTCCCTGACTTTAGGCGGGGAGGGGTGATATCGAAGTATTGGAGCGGAACTTGTCGGAGCGTTCTTTGGAAGAAACGATAGGGAAAAGATTGGAGGATGAAGAATATTTAGGTTTATTTAGTTTATTATCAACTGAACATTTGTATATTTAGATAAATTTTCGTATCTTCAAGTATTGAAAATCAAATGAATACACCATGTTGAGAGCCTATAAATATAGAATCTATCCGACTGATGAACAAAAGGTCTTGTTTGCCAAGACTTTCGGATGCTGCCGCTTTGTCTATAACTGGGCACTCAACCTGAAGATTGAAGCCTACAAGCAGGATAAGAAGTATGTAACTTACAAGGAAGTTCAAGACCGGATGGTGAACGAACTGAAGAAGGGGAATCAATGGCTGACAGAGGTAAATTCACAAGCCCTCCTGAACTCCATCCGCAACCTTGATACTGCCTACAAGAACTTTTTCCGTGACACTCATGCGGTAGGTTTCCCGAAATTCAAGAGCCGGAAGAGCAAGCAAAGTTTCCAGTGTCCGCAGCATTGCAACGTGGACTTTGTCAATGGAACCATTTCCATACCCAAGGCGAAAGACATTCCTGCCGTACTGCATCGCAAGTTCAAAGGCACGATAAAGACCGTAACAATTAGTATGACATCTTCGGGCAAATACTTTGCTTCCGTGTTAGTTGATACGGCTATCCATGAACTTTCGGCTTCAGCGATACAGGGAGATACGGCTTTAGGTATTGATTTAGGCATCAAGTCGCTTGCCGTATGTTCTGATGGACGCACGTTTGACAATCCCAAAAACTTTAAGAGAAGCCTTGATCGCTTGAAGTTTTTGCAAAAGCGGTTGAGCCGCAAACAGAAGGGATCATCCAACCGTAACAGGGAGCATATTAAGGTTGCCAAATTACAGGAACACATAGCCAACAGACGTAGGGACAACCTTCATAAAATCACCCACGCACTCACGCACGACAGCCAAGTGCGTACTATCTGCATGGAGGATTTGAATGTGAAGGGTATGATGGGTAATCACAATCTAGCTCAGGCGATTGGGGATGCATCTTTTGGAATGTTTATGACCTTTCTTGAATACAAGTGCAGGTGGTATGGTGTGAACCTCATAAAGATAGACCGATTTGCTCCGAGTTCGAAGACCTGCGGCAAATGTGGCTATGTGTATAAAGGATTGAAATTGAGCGAGCGCAGTTGGACCTGTCCGGAATGTGGCACGCATCACGACCGGGACTTAAATGCCGCTTGCAACATAAAAGAATTTGGCTTGAAAGCCCTACCCACGGAGCGTGGGAAAGTCAAGCCTGTGGACTGTCCTCTTGTGGATGACAGACCTCGTGTCCTAAAAAGCAATGGCAGGAAGAAACAGGAAAAGAGAGGAGGCATCAGCCTCCGAAGCTCATGCCTTTAGGCGTGAGTAGTTCACTTGTATCGATAAAATGTTGAAAGCATGAAAAAGATTACCGATAAAGACGTAGAGGCTCTTAAAGCCGGAAAGAAGGTGACAAAAGGCTTTATCCATATGCGGTTGGATGATAAGGGGATATTGAACATGTGGACTGATAACAATATAACTGACAAATATAGGGACTTTGAAATAGACGTTAACAAATTGTTTGATCATGGGATTCTTACTGAAGAATATGATAAACTTAGAATTATAAACATACATCAATAAGGTAGAAGAATATGAGAAGAAGGATGATAGGCGGTCAAACCGTTTCAAACGGTATATATATCTTACACACCAATGGCAAGTTATATACTAGTGATAAATGGAATTATTCGTGGAGAAACGACGCCGTAGGGGTGGCGTTGATAAGCGACAACAGCAGCTTCGTTATTTCAGGTATTGAGCTTAAGAATCGAAGCTGGTCTAATACGACTGGATTGATCCAAGGAGTAACTACAATAACATCAAGTAATGAAGCCAAAAAAGATTTTAATGGATTTCAAAACACACAAAGTATCGCGGAATATACGCATGCTAGTGCCGCTTATGAATGTACTGTTACTCAATTCAAGAACGGGCAAATGGGATATCTGGCATCAGTGGGAGAATGGATGGAGATCATAAATAATTTAGATGAGATTAACAAATGCATGTCTCTTATCGATGGATTAGATATAGACAAAAGCGCTACAAGTTATTGGACTAGCACTCAATATAATTATGAGAAAGCATGGTTAGTGACTTATAACGGGAATGAGTTTTATCCAAATGATGAGAGAAAGAGCGTTTCCTTCTATGCTATTAGAGTAATATCACAATTAATATAAAAAACAATTATGACAAAGAAACAGTTAAGAATCCCATTTAAAGATGGAAAACCATGTAAGTGGGTTAAAGATGATCATGACGAGGAACGTGATAATTATGAGTTCGAGGAATGCCTTGAGATACACGGATTCGTTCGTGGACGCTCTTCGGCTGTAATGATATTAAGACCGGCGAATGATCATGGGGAGGATTTTAATTATGCCAAAAGTGTCTATTACCAAGTATTCTTGACAGACAGTAAGGAAGTAATACAGAACATGATGCATGGAATCATATATGGTAAATGGACGTTTGTTAAGAGAGGCGAAAATTTTGGTATAAAATTGGTTAAGGTCTTACCTAAGATACATAAAATCTCCCTTGATATGATCGCAAAGGATATTTTTAGGCCTGAGAATAAATAAACAATATGAAAGTATTATCATTATTTGACGGAATATCATGTGGGTATCTAGCGTTACAAAGAGCCGGCATACCTATAGATGCTTATTACGCCTCGGAGATAGACAATACATGCATAAAGGTGAGCCAGAAGCATTTCCCTGATATTATCCGGTTAGGAGATGTCAATAACTGGAGAACATGGGATATCCCTTGGAAAGACATAGATCTGGTCATGGGAGGGTTCTGTTGCCAGAGTTTCTCTAGCTCAGGTAAGGGTAAGGGATTCATGGACGCAAGGGGGAGACTTTTCTTTTGCTTCTCGGACATCGTAAGGCATTTAAAGAAGGAGACCAAAGGTAAGATCCTGTTCTTGGGCGAGAACGTCCGGATGCGGGACGAGCATCGCCGAGTGATAACGGAGGAGCTGGGCGTAGAGCCTGTAGAGATCGACAGCGCCCTGGTGTCGGCGCAGACCCGGCATCGTCTTTATTGGTGTAATTGGCCGGTAAAAATGCCGAAAGACAAACATATATCGTTGGATGATATTTTAGAGCATGACAAGGGCTGGAATCCGGAAGCCATAAGAGGAAGATATATAGGAGTCATTGTCGGTAGAAGGATAGGAGAGGACGGACACCGAAAGGACTATGACAAGAACGTGAAAATCATACAATGTCTGGAAGTAAGAAAAGACAAGAATACTACCTCTATTAAGAAAAGTAATTACCTTACAACAGTCATGAAAGATAACGTGATATCATCATTACCGCCCGGAAGATATCCTAATGCCTTTGACATGAAAGACAAATTCAGATACCTGACCCCGGTGGAGATGTGTAGGCTACAGACATTGCCGGATGATTACCTTGACGGGATAGCCCCGAATACGGCCATGTCTTTAACAGGTAACGGATGGACGGTGGATGTGATAGCCCATTTGCTAAGAGGCATAGAGCGTAGGTAGAATTTAAAACACGATCACAGCGATATGGTTATAAACAAAACATGGTCGATGCCGAATAAAGAGACATTCAGCATAAAACCGATAAGAGAACTTATAGATAAATATCGAGAAGAGGGGATGGTTATAGTGGATCCATTCGCCAGAAACAGCGATATAGGGACGATAACCAACGATCTTGATCCTGAGACTAAGGCTATGTATCATAAAGATGCCACGGACTTCTTGTGTCATCTTGATGATAATATAGCTGATATGGTATTATATGATCCACCATATTCTGCGAGACAGGTATCTGAGTCGTATAAAAGACTTGGAGGATCTGTTAATATGCAAACAACGCAATCTAGTTATTGGGCTAGGCAGAAGAATGAGATAGCTAGGATCACCAAGAAGGGCGGGGTGGTCATTACCTGCGCGTGGAACTCCGGCGGTATAGGGGTAGGGCTTGGCTTCGAGCAGCAGGAGATTCTTCTTGTGGCTCATGGGGGATGGCATAATGATACGATCGTTACGGTAGAAAGGAAGATGATGGATGGTATGCATGATAGTATCCCGATATTGATGGGAATAAAGAAACTGGATGATATGTCACCGAAAAAGCAAAAACCATGAAGGAACGGATTTTTACCACAAAAGAACAGGGGAGAGTGCTGGTTGAGGCCGGCCTCCCTATCTCCACCGCCATCGGATTCAGAGACAAGTACCTTGACTCATTGCATTCTATGGAGGATGACGCTGGTCGTATAGGACTGATCGAGGCCGTTACCCCGGATATATCCGACCCGGTTTGGGATGTAGGGACGTTATTGAGCTTACTCCCAGCCGAGATAAAGGGTTATACGTTAGAGTGCTATAAATTTGAAGACAAGTGGTTCGTGTCGTATATGGATGAGGACGATATCTCCGTACATTGGAGCAACGAAAAACTTCTTATAGACGCATTATTCTCATTGATGATAGATTTGATTAAATGTGGATTATATGAAACAGATACTAAGGATAAGATACAAAACAGAGGATAATCCGCCTATGGCTAATGTCCCTCTTATAGGATACAGTTTGGAATACGACTGCAAGGTAGCGTTAGTATACAGAAAGGGGGATAACTATTACACCAATATGGAGTGCGATGTTGAATATAAGACATCTCCTCCAGATGAATACGAATACGTATATCCGTGAGAACTAGAAGGGATATATTTATATTTAAGCATGATTAATATTATTTTGATATTATTCATGCTTTTATTTTTGTTTAAATCCTATCTTTGTATCAGTATTAAAAACCAGATTGTTATGAACAAATTAATCTTGAACGATATCCAAGACCTGTGGAGGTGGAGGGAGAAGATAAACATTGATGACTTCAAAGAGGATCCTATGGCTGAGGATATGCCATTATATTTCCCGTGCGCCGTCGTATGGCATGTGAATTGGGGTGAGCATGACGCTGATAATTATATATGTTATGGATTTGTTTATGTAGCAGAAATATTAGGGATATGAACATTAAAAAACAGATAATTCTTGACGATAAAGACTATGAGCGATTAGTGCACGATGCTAATCTCAGTAATGATGAGATAAAAAGCAAAATCGCCAGCGCTCTAACCACCGATATAGTGGTTAGTTTCGATTTCGATGTAAATAAAAAGGTTACGGGGAATATAAGGATCGAAAGCGCCACCTATAATCTAGGATATAATGAATATGATAATATCGTAAGGGCTAGAGACGAGAATATTCACCATGCTGTTTATACAGCTATATATGATTATCTTGAGAAAATAAAGAGAGATAATAATGAGCTAAGCGCAAAAGATTGGATATTATTCACATCTATAATCTTATATATTTTCGCAATGGGATTTGCAGGTGGATGGTTGGTATTTAGTTGATTAAATCATGGATAATTTAAAAGACATACAAAATATAACCGGTCTTACGTCAGAAGCTATATTCAATATACGTAAACCTGTTGATTATATGTGTAGTGATATAGATAGTCATATAAAAGATATCGAGACACAATGTGATTATATTATGGATAGGGATGAGGGAGATGTTATATACTATTCAAAATCAATTAAATCAGATGTAGATTCTTATTTCAAGGATATACGATCAAAAGTTGAGAATCTTCTTGATTGGGGAGAACAGTGGAAAGTACTGGCTAAAGATCTGTTTGATGAGTTGATGAAAGTGAATAGCAATAAGGCCATAGACAGCTATCTATCTTATGAGGCATTGGAGAAGATTAAGGAACATTTTAAAAATCAATAAATATGAGCAAGCTGTTATTTTTTGACTTAGAGACAACCGGTGTTAAGTTCTGGAGAAACGGGATACACCAAATAGGAGGGATCGTGGATATCGACGGGCAGGAGGCAGAGAGGTTCGACATCCGCCTAGCCCCGAACCCTGCCGCCACGATAGAGCAGGAGGCGCTGGACGTGGCCGGCGTTACCTTGGAGCAAGTGCAGTCTTATCAGCCTATGGAAGACGGATACAGGCAGTTAGTTGGTATATTATCCAAATACGTGAATAAGTTCGACAAGAGGGATAAAATGTATTTGGTGGGATATAACAACGCCGGGTTCGATAACCAGTTTCTACGGGCTTTATTCCAGCAATGTGGGGATAAGTATTTCGGATCATGGTTCTATCCTAACTGTATGGATGTATATGTTATGGTGACACCATTCCTGATGGGTGCAAGAAACGATATGGAGAACTTTAAGTTGATGACCGTGGCTAAGACTATGGGTATTGAGATTGATGAGAATAAACTCCATGACGCTACTTATGATATTGAGCTGACTAGGGATATATTTTATAAGATAATCAACAAAATGGATGTCAAGCTATGAGAGATGTTCTAGAGGCCATGCATGATTACCCGGATGAGGCTCTTGGGTTATTTTTCTTTTTGATAGTGATTGTCTGGTTATTGTCAGGTGTATTTGAGAAAAAAGATGGATGATAAACTCGATGAGATACTGGATCTCCTAAGATCTCAAAATGAGATGATTAAGGATATTCACGACTATGTGAAAGAAGTTACCAGCGAGAAATATATAGGGGAGTCTAGGATGACCAGCTTCTCTATCAATTTGGCCGCTGATATACTTACCGAAGCCATTAGCCCTAAGATAAAAGGGATGATGGTGGATTTATTAAGGAAACAGGGATGGAAAACCGAATGAGACATGGGAACATATGAGAAGAAGGTAAATCAGTTAAAAGATTTGATGGTAAGGAAATACAAATCGGCTTACAACAAATCCAAGGAAATGGACATAGATATAAGCTCGATGACATATCTTCCGAAACCAGACGCGTTTAACGTCATAAATATTGAAAAAATGCATGTTATTCTTGATCGGGTCAATAAGATCATAGATGATAACAAGGATAAGCTTAAGAATCCGACTTGCTCTACATGCGTACATCTGCATGATAATGATTGGGCGAAAAGATACGGGAAAGTATGTTGCTCTATTTGGCAAGTGTGTGACCATTATATAAACCCTAACAGTAAATATAACAGGAAGCAAAAGACTTATGTTAGACGACCAAGCAACAAAGCTTGTCCTAATTATGAGTATGGTGATGATAATTTTGAAAACAGAAGAAGATGTATAAAAGAAAAGAATACCCGATAAAGAGCTATGTGCCGATGCGCACCAACAAGGATAGGACGTGTATCTGCTGTGGCGATACGATCCCAGCCGGCAGCAGCAGGATGATACCTAGACACGCCAAGGCAAATTACGGTCTATGTTTCCCGTGCTTCAGGAAATGGAGAGATACCGGAGGAGATCTTAAGCTTATGGACAACCCCGGAGATGCGAAGAAAGAATATGTCATACATATGTCTAATATCCTGAAAGGGAATTGTGATATAATAAAAGGTCGAAAGCTTTACGTGGCTTTTAAAAAGGCGATAAACGGCGGGAAGAAGATCGTTGTCAAATTTGACACTGATCAACCGATATCTATGTCAACAAGAGTCATGAATCCTTCATTCGGGGAGATTATGGATGAGTACGGCAAGGACATATTCCAAGGCAATCTCAAACTGGTAGATGTCCCAAAAGGAGTTAAAGACTTGATAGTTAACTATATAGAAAAATATCGTAAATTATGAACTTCAAGACATTTATATTCATGATCCTGACATTCAGGAGAGTAGATCCTATACCTAGGAATATAGGTCTTATGTTAAGTACAACGTTCTGGATATCTATAGTATGGATAATATCCAACTTTACTATATTGATAATGAGATTAATAAAATAGACAAGATGAAACAAGGAGACGTGATATACAAGAATGGTGTGGAGCTGCTTGTAGTATTAAGCTACGACCATAATGAACCATGTAAGGGTTGCTTCTTCTACGAGGATAAGGCGTGCGGATCAGAAAGACTGATAAAATGCTGGGATTGTAAAAAGGAATATATATTCACGGCTATACGTAAATATAATACGACTGAACTGTTCGGAATAGTAAAAAGATATGAGGAGACAATACTTAAAACAATCAAGAAGATTGAGAAAGAATGTCAAAAATATGTTATCTGGGATACTGTGCATGTGATGTTGAAAGATGATGGAGAGCTTATTATAAAAGCCTTATCCAAGGATAAGTCCGTGCTTTTAAATGATTTCATTATATACATCAACAATAATGGGAGTATAGACGAAGAGGACTATGATCTATTATTAACTAAATAATTGATAGTACAAATGGACAAATCAAACAAAATAGAGAATCTAGCAAACAAGTATGTTGAAAGGCATATAAGAGATAGACATCTAAGCGATGATACGATAAAAGAAATAAAAATAGCTTATATTATGATTATAAAAGATTTTATAGCTATTGTCGATAAATCTACATCAATGAATGAAGATGATATAATATACGTCGTTAACAACATATCATCAATATTATATGAACCTGTAGAAATCTCTAATACCGATAAAAAAATATTGGAGATAGGGATAGCGCTAGGCCTAAAGAGCGCCATATCATGTATATTTGGTTCATTATTAAAAGATGACTGCAATATAAAAGATGAGATAATTGATATATCTAAACATATAAAAGAAAAATTAATATCAGATAATCATGGATAATAAACAACTTTACAAAATAACCTTAACAAGGGAGCAACTGATGTTGATCTCACAATGCGTGGAAGACATCAGTAGATTTGCGGCGGGTGACATGGATCTACAGCATACAACAGATACGTTGATAGATGATATGGATAGGACGGAATCGCTGGGGATAAGAAGCTTTATAGTCAACAACTCACGAGCGATAAGAAGAAGGTTGTTCCCAGATCTTGAGGATTTTGAGCATATAGGGTACGATGGAGGCAGTAAGGATAAGATAAATAGGAAGAGACTTATCGGTAACACCTACCAAATATATAGGTCGATATTACATCAGTTGGCCATTGACGAGAACTGGAATAACGTGTATAGTGATATCACGTTACCTTCAGGTGATATGGGAACGATCAAGGTAGAGAGGGTTGACGATAATAAGGATAACGACATTTAACGATACTAAAATATGAGCTTATTTGTATGCGCTAAATGCGGTTGTGTTGATAATACCGCTACATCTAGTTACTGGATGTTAACAAACGAGTATATGGTGGACGAATACGACTATGCCAAGGAACTACAGCCGTACAAGGGCATGGGGCTGTGCAGCGAATGCGGGAGGCTGGCTACCAGCCCAGACGGGCGTGATGTCGTGGTACCCGGTAAATAGCACGGGAAGTTCCCGAAGGAGAAAGCTACCGAAGAGCAGTTAAAGAAAATAGGATATAAAAATTTGATAAGATGAATAAGACGAATAAGGTAAGAAAGGGAGAAGTTAGAATATACGGAGGAAAGACATACGTGGCTATTCCGGAGATAAAAGAAGATCATTGTGCAGGATGTTGTTTTTATAACGAGGGATGTTGTTCAATACGTGACTTTGATCATATCGATTTCCCTGATTGCCATAATAGCGGTATGATCTGGATGCAAAAAGAAATTAATATGAGCGATATCAAAGAAAAGGCTATCAAATTAGCCATAGATGCCATGAAGCCCATACCGATATGCTCATCACCATGCTACAATATAAGTGATAACAGATCGCCGGAGGAAAAGCATGAGGAGGAAATGAGGTTCTGTAAGGATCTCAACGACCTTAGATGTGAGATGCTTATTGATATGGCTAAGAAAATAGAGGAGTATTTATCATAAGAGGTGATATGAAAAAAATAATAGGAATAGATTTCGATGGGACATGCGTGACAGACTTATACCCTTACGTAGGAGACAATATCGGAGCCGCTAAAGTATTGAGAGAATTGGCTGATAAGAATCTTCTGATATTATATACGGTAAGAGATGGTAAATATCTACAGGATGCGGTGGATTGGTTCAAATATAACCATATTAATCTATACTCAGTAAATTATAATCCTGAACCAGTATCATCATCACCAAAATTGTATTGTGATTATTATATAGATGACAGGAATATCGGCACTCCGCTCACGGATAAAGGATATGTTGATTGGAATAAGATGTTGGTGTTATTAAAACAAAAGAACTTATTATGAAGATAATAAAAATGAATATCAAAAGATATAAGGAGATTATAAGAAAAAAGGATATACTAACACGAGCCTTATCAGAGGCTCGTAAATTAAACAAATCAATAATATGGGAATGAAATATCATACTAGAGCGGGGATCGAATGCACCCCGGAGGAATGCAAGCTGATCGACTCATTGAGAAGATTGGCCAAGAAATGGGAAAAGGATGGTGAGCGTCTTTGGTTATATTCCGCCAGCGGCTCACTTCATGTAATGATGCGCGGAGATACAGATTATAATCCTACACCAGAATTTACGCAATATGGAGGTAGCAACATAGAAAATAGTATAACTACTATTGATGGTATATTAAATGATGGCGGAGATTGGTAAGTTGATATTAGACTAGTCCAACTTTTGTTTTATCGCAATTTATTATTTTTTTTTAAAATTACAAACATGGAAAAAGAAGAAAAGAAATTTGCTACAGAGTATCAAATCAATGGCAAGAAGTATGCTGGTGAAATATGGGCAACCTCATGGGAAGAAGCTGAAAGTTTTATAAAACAAAGATCTTCTACCGAAAAGGTTGTTGGATTTATTCCGTCTCTTGAACCAGTCATCGAGGAACGCCCTTATATGAGCATCGAATTTTGCAAGAAAGAATTTTTCTTATTAGATGAAGAACTGGAAAGTTTTAAAGAATTTTTAAATGACCCTACAAGAAACATTTACCATTCCATTGATGGAATAAAGATTGTCAAATCAGAGGATGGGAAACTTTGTGGAGTAGGTAGAATGCCTCGTCATCTAAGAACTTAGTTTTATTAACTTTTTAAAATTACAAATATGAAGACAGCAAAAGATTATCAACAAGAGTTCAGGTTAAAGAATGATGAGTTAGCCCAATTCGATGAGTTCTTAAACGATCCTAAACGTACATGCTTTCATGGGAAAGAATATTTAATATGTAAAGATCCAGATCCAGAAGGAAATTTTATAATAGTTGGCGTTAATTTCAGGATATTACCAGCAGGAACTCCTATAGTCACAAAAGATGGATCTATAATTTAGTATAACAAAAATAAGAAGGATAGGATGATAATATCCTATCCTTCTACTATTTTAATCGAATATCTTACCGCCAAAAGAAATAAAGGATTCTCTTGATTTAGGTATATTCCTGATATTATATAACGTTTTCTCAAATCCCTTTCTGGTCATATAAACCGTATTCCTGATCCCGGTATCCGTGTTGTATCTGTAATGTGCGTAACCCTTCTTCATAACATTCTCCGTTAATATCCACTCTCTATTATTCTTGTAAAAGAAACCCTGCTCTTGTAAAAACTCTCTTAGAGATCTTTCCGCTATATCACATCCATGAGACTCAAGTTCTCTCCTAACGTCACGAATCAACATATCATCACCTTTGTCATTGGCCATAATAGCTGTTTCAGCAAATCCTACTTTAGGAGCTTGTTCTTTGATAATATTGTCGGATATTCTCTTAGCCTCCTCTACCGCTTTCTTGGCTTCAGCTAACGCCTGCTTTTCTTTCTCGGATGCCAACAACGCTTCTAATGCCTCTATGTAATTATGCGGAAGATTCTTTTTTATGGATGCCTCCATTTCGTTAAAAGCATTCATGTACTCCAATTTAAATTTTATAGCTTTGCTACCAGTAAACCCCATAACAAGTATAGTAAATCCATCCCTATTCATTACATATCTTTTGGATTTTCTAAATCCACCATTAGGTTGAGGTATGTCATCATAGCATAAACAAAACATTTTATGTAAATCCATTTTTGGATTACATTCAGTATCAATAACATAGCTCTTTTCTAACAAATCATCTATAGATCTTATAACTTTACTATGATCCTTCTCAAATTTAGCAGCTACTCTCAAGCTGTCTGTCAACACATCATTAGATTCATTAATAAAAACAAGATTATCCATAATATAAAAAAATAGGCTCAAAAGGAAATGCCGGATCTCGCCTCGACAAATCCTAATGAGCCAAAAATATCTTACACATTGAATGACCTTGAAGTGAGATCCCGTCATTCATTGTTTTATGACGCAAATATAGCCATAATATTTATGCTACAAACTTAAATAACAATAATTTATATTTATTGGTTATAATTTAATTTTAGTTATTTGAAGAATCCTAATAAATGCTTACATTTGCATTCATAGTTGATAATTATTTATTCCCATCCGTCCGGGATGGATAGGTGGGAATACAAAAATAGCCAATCTGATTGTTTTAAGCAATCGACTGGCTATTTTTTGTCATACTATATCGGCTATCTTCCCCTATCAAAGTACCAATTAGCGTCCTCCCCAGACTCATCCTTATTTCTTCCACCTAGAAAGAATCCCATCGTCATGCCGTTGGTCATCAGCCAGTAGTCGGATGTCTGCTTAATATCCCTAGCCGTCTTGATATTATACCATTGCTTACCAAACGAGAACTTCATGAGCTGTCTCCACAACTTACTCTCGCCCTTGTACACACCGGTCTGGACAGTAGCGAACGGGTCCCAGTTCCGGGGATCGGTGAGATCGCCTAACTTCCGGGCGGTGACCAGCGGATCTTGCAGCATATCTATGGCGTTAAGCTCCATGAACGGGGATGTCTGGGAAGCGATCTCATTGATCGTCCTGAACCCGATATAGGTAATGAACTGCCCGAACCAGCTATCCTCATTATCCTCCCTATATCCCATCAAAGCTCGTCCTATAGCCATCATCGTGGCGAATACCGCCATATTGATAATCGATCTCTTGATATTGATCTGCTCGTAGGGGGTAAGCTTATCATACTCTTCCTTAAGCACGTCATATGCCTCCCCCATCCTGCCCTCGGACATCGATCCATAGACATTACCGGCCAGTCTCCATAACGTTCTCATATATCCCTCCTCGAACTGGTTGGTCTGGAAGTTAAACCCGGCTTTTTTGTATGCCCGTTGAATGGCAAGTATAAACCATCCACGATGAGGGAGCACCATGTTAAGGATAGCGTTCCGGCTAGCCCCCACCCGGTTCTGTTCGTTAAGGGCGCCGTCGCATATCTGCACCATACTCCTGACCCTGCTGGACAATGTAGGTATGTATCGGTCTATAATATCCTTATTAGCCTCGTTTTTAGCCACGATCTTCCCGTCCTTGACATTTACTAAGTTCCATATGGAATAATCCCTTAAACGCTCCCAATTACGTTTAGCCTCATTAGCGGACATATTCCTGTCCTTCATCATCATCTCCTTGAAATTAGAATATGACCAGAACTGACCCTCATACAGGCGAGTGTCATCCATTACCGAGATAATAACCTGCGGGTCCAAAGGAGAGTTCAAAACCTCCATCATCTTAAATGGCAGATCCCGGAATAAGGTTCTCCAGGTCTTGTTATATGCCGCCGATCGTACACGGTTGCGGACATTAAACACACCTAGGGCCTCACCGACAACATATAACTTATTGGTACGATTTATGTCCCCGATCTCAGACACGTACGTGCTTAACTGCTTCTGGGCTTCTCCATAAGCGTATTTCATGGAGTCCTTGCTTATATACTGCCCTACCATACCCTCCAAAAGGAAGTTGGCCTGCCCGGTAAGGGCGCCGGTAGCCGCGACGAATGGGGAGAAGCCTAGGTTGGATTTGGATACGAATTTGGTAAACATAAGAGCCAGCTTATTAAGATCGACCTTATAATTACCTATATTCCATTCCGCCCGCTTATTGTTTATCCTGACGTCATAGATACTGGCGTTAACCCAATCTTGGAACATCCTATAGGCATGCGTCGCCTCTGGGTTCTTACCGCCGTCGTATTGCGTCTCCAGCATCTTGTTCCTGTATCCCATGACATCATCCAAGGCCGCCCTCTTATACTTGTAAGCGGTAGCCTGCAAGGATAACATGGAATAGGAGTAGGCGAAGTCATGGGACACGTCGTTGGCGTTCTCCAGCTTACTAAGATAGTATTTGGGGATCATACGATATTTGTTATCGTTCTCGTCAATCCCTCCTAGGTCTTGCCCCTGACCATGTATAGGGTCATCCACCCTCTCGCCAACGATATCACGTACGGCGTTGCCGATGGCCGCCTTCGGGTCAACCCCGGCCTGCACCATCCTCTCCACGCCGCCCTTGGATATCTGTGGTATCTGGTAGATGTTCCGGAATCGCTCATCATAATCCTCCATAGCCTTACGGCTTATGTTAAGCAGCTCCTTCCTCATCTCCCACTTATCCTTATTGATCGTAGCTTCCTCCCCTTCGTTGGTAATACCGTATTTCTTGAAAAAAGCCTCGTTCTTGTACTTATCGAACCTAGGCGTATGATATCCATAACCCAGATCGGGATTATAATTAGGATTACGGAAAGAACTCTCGGCATCGGCCTCATCAAGCCACTGGTTGTTGATCGTCAGGTCGATCATATTAATATCGAACCCGAAACGGGATACGCTCTCTTTCTCGGATATACCATTTTCTATGACATCAAAGAACTCGGATACCTTATATATACCGTTATTTATCTTTCTGATGAAATCAGAATACCCTTTGGGAGAATATTTCCTCATATAAGGATACAACCGGGTTCTGGCATACTCAATAAGTATACTATTAGCCTTACCCATAGCTATATCATTAGCCAGCTTATCACTGAAATCAGGACCGTATTTTTTTCTAAGGAACGTTGTCTCCATGGATGTCCATGATGGATTCTTCTGTGACAGCTTGGCGGCCATCCTATCCACCTGACTCCGGGAGCGGGCAGACATATGTTCCTTGGCGAATTTAATCTCATCCATACCCTTGTCGTATGCCATGGCATCCCTTAAAGCGTTACGGTAAGAATCCGTGACTCCACTCTCCACCGTATCAGGCATATCCATCTCAATAGCCTCAGCGGAAGCGGCGGCGTTAATAACGCTCTTAGCCTCAGCCAGACGATCATATAACTCGTTTATCTTTCTTAATGAGGCGGATCCACGTAACCTATCGAAATCATATTCCCCGTATCTCGTGCTATCCCGGTACTGGATAAGCAAGGGCCTTAGCTGGTCATTGATCTCGTTTATTGTCGCCATCGCCTCCTCTACCGCCTCTATCCTTGACGATGATGCGGATTGCTCCGTGATCTTATCAACCAGATTCTTGTAATAATCACCCTCCTCGGATCCCCACATATCCTTGGAGAAGCCAAGATGACCGCCAGCTAGCAGGAACTCAAACGCAGCCTTGCCGCCCTCGGACCGCTCTATCCCACGAAGTATCTCCTTGAACTCGGCGGAAGCCTTACGACCCTCGTTGGTATTCCCGAACTCCTCGGCCCACGCCTCGTCCCATGCCTTGATCTCCTCGGACATCATCAGAGCCTCGGATCCCTCTTCCTTTGGTGTCCCATCGGAATACCACTCGCTCTTGGCTATAGCCCTATCACGTAAAATATCCAGATAAGATCTCCAAGCTATAGGATCGGATTGAAACGCCTTCCAATCGACCTTCCCGTTCCTCACGAACTTATCCATAGCCACATACCGGCTCCTGCGGATACGGGTCATGAAATCGGACGTGGCTTGCGATACCCTACGACCCAGTCTTTCCTCGACCTTCTTATTAACTTTCTCGATCTTATCGTAATAAGCCTGCACCATAGGTTTCTCTTGGTTCTCATCCAACCACCTATTTATCGTATCCAGATACCGTTGCTGATCCTCGAACGTCATGTCCGAGATATCAAAATTCTGGATGGTAGGTTTGAATACATGATACACGGCCTTCGTAATAGGCTTATCCCCGTCATATCCTACGATATCATCACGAGTCTTGACCTTAAGCCCCTTATCAGATAAAAGCATGTCGATAAGTTGCTTCTCGGTCTTACCCGTAACCTTTTTAAGATCATATATATCAATAATAGCTTTCGCCTGCTCTGTCCGACACAGTAAATCGTATTTGGCGAAATCACGGGACGAGTCAAGGTAATCCGAGTTCTTCCCATTTATCTTCTGTATAAGATCCTCATTATCCTTTATCCCCCATCCACGCTCTTTCATCATCTTAGTCATCTTATTGATATTAGCCACACCCTCAACATGAGCGTCGTTATAAGCCTTGGCTAGACGTTGGCCTAACATACCTAAAATAGCGTTACCACTATGCTCCAGCGTACCAAAGAACCGGGACATGACATTGATATCCTTATGGATGTTATTTATCAACTTCTTTATCCCATTCCAATATCTTTCCGGGATATTAAACATCCGAAGCTGTCCATCCAGCCAGTCCTCATTATGATTACTTCGAAGGGCGTTTATATCGGACATGGATGTCTCAGCCATACGTAATATATCATCCATATCCTCTACCATACCAACCTTATTGCTGCCATAATAATCAGCCGCCTGATTATTGACGAATCCACGAAGGTTCCTGATCAGAGGAACTATCTCCCCATATACGTTATCGATAACCTGTATCGTCTCATAATCCAATCCTTTTCCGCTCTTACGTAGGCTACTGGCGACAGTAACCAAATACTCCACCTCGGCCTTGGCGGTCGCTATGACACTCTTGGTGGATAGCAGGTTGTTGTTTTTATTAAGCTCACCCCCGACTTGTCTTACCTTCTCGCCTATATCACGTAGAAGGGAGATACTCTCACCGATCCTCTGGCTTTGGCTTGACCTCATCCTCTGCAATCTGGTATATAGTCTTTCCAATGACCTACCGTTCTTGATCAACTTATTAGCCACATCAACATCCGATAATGAGTACATGAGATGGTCGCTATCCTTTAACAGAAGCACGTCAAATGCGCTTGGATCATCAGCTAACGCCGACTCCTTTATCCTATCAAGAACCTTATTCAAGTCTGATCTTTGAGTAGAGAAGAAATTCCTTATAGCCCGGATTATCCTGCCAAACAAGGAGAGCTGGGAGTCCTCGGACGAGGTCAGATCCTCTACCGCCTGTTCCATGCCCGGCACGAACCGCTGGGCCAACGTCTTACCTAGGATCTCCCGCTTCACCATCCGATCCAGTTCCTCCCCTTGGTATTCCTTCCCATACACCTCATAGTAACGACCGGCAAATTGATTCCATAATGGCGTGCCGACAACAGAGTCCAGAACCTCGTCAATCTCCTGTTGGTTACGATAAGTATCGATCAAGAAATGAGCCACCTCCTCATTGAGATCCTCTACCGTAGCCCCCTCAGCCAAAGCGATAACCCCATTAGCCATGTCAGACAAGGCCCTAGCCGAAGGATCCACGCCATTACGCATCTTATACTTATCCATATACTCAGACATACCCATCACACGGATGCCTAACGTGGATAAGATGTTGGTGATATCAGTCCTATTCTGGAGATCTTCCGCCTTCTCATTCTCGATAACCCCACGGACGTTACTCCCGTACAAAGCGTTATCCTCCATCATCAACGACAAGGCTAGCTCCATGAATCCATCATACTTATTATTAAGCTCCTCGAACTTACCTTGCCTTAACATACCCTTGATCTCCGGTCTGCTTACCGTAACCTTCTCCCCGGACGTAGTGATAAGATCAAGATCATTACTTACCTCCGTATCAAAACCTATAGAACCCAATACGTTCATCTCAGAGGACTGACTTCCAAACCTATTCCTTAGCCTAGACAAGGCATCCATAGCGTTATAGATCTTAAGACCATCGGAGTTGCCGGCACCGGTAAGATAATACCTATCCCCTAACCTTATACGCTCCCCACTCAACATACCTTTCTTGATAAGGTAATTAACAAACCCTCCACGAGTACTTATATCTGAGTTTGAGCTAATACCAAGGATCGGGATGAATGACTCGCTGTTATTAAGGGTTATTGAGGGAGAGCCAAAGGAGATGTCAGCCGTACCGGACGGGACGTCGCTCTCCTCGACACTGCCGGCCAAGAACCCGGCCTCGACCCGCCCACCGGACGAGCCTTTTATGGCGTTGGCGTAAGAGTCGTGTATCTTGCCGTCATCCGATCTAAAGAACAGGCGAGGCTCACCGGAATCATATACCAGTCTTGAAGATGGAGGCGTATAATTCTCAATATCATTTAACGGCAAGACATTACCAGAAAATATGATCTCACCATCTATATTTCCGCCCTTCACCCTGATATTAGGCCGTTGCCCGGTAAAAGCGCTTTCCACGGCCTTCCATAACATACGGGCTGTCTCCCTAATATCTATATTCTCCCTGATAGCCCTTATATCATCCCATGACGCCTCTTTCAGTATCGTATCGCCAACATTATTCTCGTTTATGGAATCCAGATCCACCTCCTGTACCGTGGACGTATCTACCACAGCCATATCATTGACATCACCTACCTCTCCGGAGGTAAGATAAGCCACGACATTGTCGCTATTCCCAAGGCTTCTGGCCAACGCCGGGGCATCCATATCGCTTATGGCGGACAAGACCTTGGCTGACATAAGTTGCCCCCACTCGCTGGCGCTAAGTCTGGCGCTTATGGATCTGGCCGCCTCCTTATTCCTTGGCACGGATCTCGTCCAGTCTCCGAACTTAGACCTGAACTTATCGTTATAAATAGTCATATAAGCTTCAGCGGCCTTATTAAGGTCACTTACGGCGGCTATGCCCGCTATCTTATCGAATAAGGTAGATACCTCTCCGGAAGGGGTCAAGACACGGGTTATCTTACCCTTACTATTTCTTTTAATTACGCAACTTGACATAACTTCATGTTTTTGACAAAGATAAACAAAAAGCCCCCACAAATAAGCGGAGGCTGATATTCTTATATTTCACAAATGGATCTATATCTATTCTGTACTATTACTATAGAGAAAATCATAAGCACAACCACCAGCGAAACCAGCTATATACGCTGCGTGCTCATCCTCTCCGACCTTAAATCCAAGCGACATATTACAAAACTGACATACACTCATGGCTACATGAAATGACTCATGGCAGGTATTTTTTATCGTTATATCATCATCGCTCGAAAAGTTCCAAAGTATAGCGAATCGACCATCATCATCCCTATCCTTTACCAAATTCACAAAAGACGCTTCCTTGTCCATATCCTCCTTATTTCCCCATTCCCCATTATGCTCAGGTTCCATATTCTCGAAACGATCACACAACGTCTTATAATCTAATCCAACCGTGATAATCAAATCCAACGGATATATCACGAAATCAAATTTCTTTTCTCTCATAATCCCCTTAATTTTTCTATAACCTCAAAACACATCTTACACTCAACTCTACGATACAACTGCCTTACGCCATCTACCATAACCCAATAACGATCACCATCACGGTGCAGGAACTCACTCATAACCTTGGTATCAGCCACATCATGTAAATCGTATGAACTGAAACATAACTTACATATATCGTCAAGATCAAAATAAGTAACCTTATTATACGACATACAACGGATTTGTCTTCCATCAGGAATCTGAACATCGAAAACATTTATCTTCTCCATATTAAAAAATAGAGGGATACCGATCCCATCACAGACCTGTATCCCTTTATAATAAATTAGCGATGAAAAGCATGGTGATGGACATGCGCCACAAATGTAATTACAAATTTTGTAAAAACAAAGCAGTTCCATGGTTAAATGTCCCTGATGAACCGCACACTATAACGGCTGCCCTTACTGCTGCCGTTCACGCTGCCATCTTTGAAGTACACGCGATGCCCGCTGTTGGAGTCAAACCCTGAGCTAACCCAATAGGCTTTGGATGGACTGAGTTGTTGTCCACCAATAGCCGATAATGCGTTATTGACACTCGTCAAGTTCATAAATATTAACGCAAGTTGAGCGCATGATGGGATATACCAATCATCATATCCTTTAGCGTCAGCACTAGCTAAGAACGTATTAAGCACATGGCCAATTGTCGCATAGGAAGTATAAGACCCACCACCGGTAGTTATTCCTTTTAATATCTCTGAATTGGATTTTCCATTCCAATCAGATAAAGCCCCGCTTGTCCAGGCAGTAATATTTGCCGAAAGGTTAGGGGTACCATTGTATGAACCCGACTCCGGTTTTAGGTAACCTCTAATATCACTTCCATCTACTTTGTCATAATTTGTAATGCCGGTCTGATCCGTACCATATCCACCCAAATAAAAAATGGAAGTGCTGTCCTTCCCGGCTCCGGCTGTTACATAGCTTTCATTAAGATCCTCATATTTCTCAATCATAAATCTCTTACCTTGAGCGTTAAGGACAACGCCTATACAATTATCGGAAGGTGCGTCCGTTATGCTTCCATCAGGACGGACATAAGAAATAAGGCAAGTACCGTTGCACTGACACGGAGCGTCACTCTTCAACACCCCATACACCCGATTGTCGCTAGTCAGCCACCGTTTCCCGTCGCTCGTGATATAAGCCTGCCTACATCCCTCCTGATTCACCGCAAGCGTCTTTTTAACGCCTTTGGGGGTTGTTATCTCCAACTCAAGGGTACGGTCAAGACCTTTGTTCATTACCGAGCCAAAAGAAACGGCGGCGTTACCGGTCCCGGACCCCGGGCTGATGGTCAGAGGCTGGCCCGTTACCTCACCTACCCCGTCTTTCCAATTAATATTCAAATCATTAGCCATATATATATCGTTTTTTCGTTCTATTGCAAAGATAGTAAAATAAATAAACCCCAACCGGCTTAAGTCGATCGGGGTCTGAGTAAACGAAAAGAAACTGATTATCGTCCCATCATTCTCAATGCGGTTCTGGCGGCTACTTGCGCCCAAATCCAGCTGTCGTTAGATGTTACGTTAACCGTCTGTTGAGTACCATTTACATCCAAGTTAATAGTCTCCTTGTCAAGCTCGATAGTAGAGTCTCCAGCGGCTTGAGTTACCGTCACGTTGGCTGTCTGACCACCAGCGGCGGTTACTTTCAATGTAGCCGTCAGTTCCTCGATCGTGACGTTGGCCGGTACGTTCGAGATCGTGATGCTCCAAACGAACTCGCTAGCGGCTCCGGGATCGTCGGCGATAACCGCTCCGTTAGCCGTAGTCTTTCCAGCCGCCGTGTAGTTAGCCGGGAGTTGTAACGTAAGCCCATTCTCCTCAGCCGGCGTGACCGCGAACGTAAGCTTAGTACTGTTGGACTTACCGGTGATGGTAACATTACCGCCTGTCTTTTGTACGGAAGCGTTAGGGCTGTCTGATCTTACCACCTCAGCAGCCGCTGCCTGATTGACTACCAACGCCTTCTTAGCCCCGCCGTTCGTGGTGACCGTAAGGTTGATAGTGCGTTGAAGACGACCGGTGTGTTTCTCACCGGAGAAATTAACCGCCTGATTTCCTGATCCTGATACCGGGTCGACGGTTACGAAACCAAATTTTTGTGAAGCCATAATCTATTTATTTATAAATGTCATTTTATTATGCCAAAAATAACTTGTATCATATCACAAGCCAAATATAGGGGGGGGGTAGATACGACTAGCCCTGTACAACCTCAACATACAACCCTACTAAGTCCTTTAAATTATGACTAAGAGGAGTTCCACTATCCCTTGTGCATTTATACACGTCAGCGTTCTGAATGTAATATTTATCCTTAAATATCTCCATAGGAGGGAAATAAGGGATAGGATCACCTATAGTCCCGGCATGCTCCTTGTCAACAACCTTATATAAGGAGGCCGTACTGAGTCCAGGCTCCCATTCTGACGATAACGTATGAGGCTGGATAACCTCGTAAAGGATATCCGTATCCTCCTTAACTACCCTAAGACAAAATCCGGTATCCACGGATAGCCCGAACTCCGCTCCTTCTTGTCCCCATATAGGAAATAGGACCTTAACATCCAATTTCTCGTTGGATGATAAGGATAAAGATTTGTTATTAACCAACATCCTAGAAAACTCGACAGCTACTTTTTGAGGATCGAGAGCATCCTTCTCCTTCGCCTGTTGCTGGATGTACGCCGTGGTAACACTTACCTTATCAGGATAGCCGGACTGAACATCGACAGCTCTCACCTGTTCTACGGTAGTGGCTATACTGATCTGCTTTTGCTTGTCCCCTAACGCCGTTGTCAGATCGTTATCGTACTTATCCATCATCCCGATCAAGATCTTGCCTTCCGTCATATCGAACTCCAGGCCCATAATCGTTATCTTACCGACTATAGCCCCATCAGCCAAAGCGTTACGTCTGTCATATTCAGGAATATAAATATCTTGATCATCCAAGAAAAACTCATGGAGATTTTCAGTCTCATAAGATCTCAACTCCTCATATTTAGCCGATTTCTCCTCGTTAAGAATCCTCGACTCATCTAACCTAGCCTCAATGATCTCCTTAACCGTGGCTTTAGGATTAGCTTCCTTGAACGCCAATTGCTCCTCTCCCAGCTCTATCCATGGAATCGGATTGCCATTAATATAATCATCATAGCTATTACCCTTAGCGTAATTATCATCAAGAGGTTCGTCTAAAACCAACATATTGGGATATATTTCCCTGTTTATATATGTATATGCCATAATCTATTCTTTAATCTTGTTCTTTAACGGCGATGCTATACTTACCTGAAGCGTAACACCAGATATTTATCTCGAAAGGCTTGTTAGCCGTAGTGGTTATAGAAGTACCACTCATGCTTACATAAGCTCCAGAGTTTGGTATAGCCTGTGTAAACACTGCCGACGGGACGCATCTGATCATCAGCTCCTCTCCTATCTGCATGCCTGACTGCACGGATAGGGTGGTAGCGGCTGATAACGTAGCCGTGATACTTCTCTTGCTAATAGGCAGGTTGGCTAATGTCGTGACCGTATTAACTCCTATAAGCCTATTCACGGTCTTCTTATCGGCGGCCGCCATCAAACCGTTAGTAGACTCATTGGCCACGGCATATGTCGTGTTAGGAGGCGTAGCCCACGTACCATCCCCACGCATGAAATTGGCGGTACTACCATTAAGCTGTCTCAATAAGCCGTTGGCTGTGGTGGAAGCTAATCCGTATGTGGTGTTGGTAGGCACTACCCACGTCCCATCGCCACGTAAAAAAGAAGCTTGTTTACCTGCGGCTGGGGCGGGAACCAAACCGGCCTTTCCCGCAGTAGAGGAGGTTGCCGCCCCCATATTGGAATATGTGGTGTTGGTGTCCGTCCACGGAACGTTCACGTACATCTTGCCGCTACCGTCAAGAACAACGGGATAGTTCTTGCCATTGGCAGAGTATCCGATCTTAACAAGACCCAGATTATCGCTCGTGGCTTGGGTGTAAGTCGTGTTATTGCCAGTCCAAGGGACATTCACATACATCTTACCATTAGCATCCAAGGATACGGCATAGTTCTTCCCACTAGAGGTATAACCGATCTTAACCAATCCTAAAGTGTCAGCCGTGGCCTGATTATAGGTCGTATTATTATCTGTCCATGGAACATTAACAAAAGCGTTACCAGAAGCGTCAACCTGTAACTTATAGTTCTTGCCAGAAGTCGTGTATCCTACCTTTACGCCACCTAAGGTGGAGGCCGCCGCCGTAGGTGGAGCGAAGGTGCTAGGTTTGCCGGTCACTCCAGACCATGGCACAGATGACGCCGAACTTGCCGTATAAGGCTCGTAACCATCCTCGGTATTCAACTTACTATCATCCTTGACCAGATACATCTTATTCGTGGCCGTTACCTTAACCGTGTCCCCGACCTGAGCCGTGGCTGTAGTAAGTTTAAACCTTGCCGTATCATCAGCAACCACGACCATTCTCTCTAAGGCTGCTTTAGGCAACCTGTCTATATCAATGGTACCGGACGTGATCTTAGAGGCGTCGAAGTTCGACAATGTCGTGGAGATAGTAACATTACTTCCAAAGTCCGATGAGACACTACCGCTAACAGCCCCGGACAGCACTATAGCCCTAGCTGCCTGTAATTTTGTGGCGGTAGGAGCGTTATCCGTCTTAAGAGCGTATTTGGAAAGATCAATATCATTAGCCTTATCCAAAAGCTGCTCTATCTGCTTGCCATTGTATTTACCTTGAAAATCTTCCATATCATAATTATTTTTGCTCAAATATAGCTATATACATAAACACCAAGAAATCGAGGGGGGGGTAGATGCGGACAGGCATTAAAAACCACCATCCCCGTGCAGGAATCCGCTACGGAATATAATAGCCTTGTCTTTAAGTTTCTGGACAGACTCCCATTCCCATTCACCTTCACAAGGCTTAATGACATACTTATTCCCCCATGTCTTAAACTTCCTCTCTATAACAAACATCTCTGGGTCTTTTAAGACATGGAAGATACTTCCGACAGGGAAATACTTATCAGTTCTCAATATAACTCGATGATGTCTCTCGTCATATTCAGGATCGCCTACGATACGTGCCTTATAAAACTGAAAATCATTCAACGTCTGATCCACTGGCTCTATCCAATAATACCCCTTACCCATTGCAGTTTGTATTTAATTATCTATATTTGCGGTGTAGTAACTCATAATGTTTTAAGTGATTTTCAACCAAAGGGGAAGGGTGTCCGTGAGGATGCCTTTTTTCATTCCCGCCCACCCTACCATGACAAAAAGATCTACCTCGAACAAATGTAATCATAATAAAGCTACGGTCAAAAAGAAACCCTATCGGTATTCTATTGCCGACAGGGTCCTTCCAACGTTGTATCAAACTAAATCATATCACTCCATTTGATTGTGTCACCGACGAAGCACCGCACCGCCAGATACCTTACAAACGCCGCCCCTTCAGGGGCGTCAGGGTCTTCCAGATAAGCCAAGACAGCCTTGACTATTTTCTGGTCGCAGTCCAATACCTTAGGAAAGTAGTCGCTATAGAACATAGCGAACAGATATTGGACATCTCCCCAAGTGGCGTTATCAGGTTTCTTGGCCCCGCATTTATCGAACATCTGCTTAGCATCCTCCATCGTCCATCTTCTCTTGGATCCGTCGGCGTTAAGCATCTTATCGGCGGCCTCCCTAGCCAACTCCTTGGAAAAGTGATATCCATGGGTGTCTATATACCGCTTATAATCCGGGTCATCAGCGTCTGCTCCTCAGTAGTAACGACTTCTCCTACCTCTACGCATATAAGGTTCCGTACCATCGTACTCGTCACGGATGTCACGCTCGCCAAACCATCCCTTACGGTACATCTCATCCTCCCGCTCATGATGTCTTTGACGTTTCTCAAGCTCCCGCTCGTTACGCTCCAGTTCCCTCTCGCGTCTTTCGAGATCACGCTCACGGCGCTCAAGCTCCTCCATCATCCCGTCACGTTCCTTACCGTAATGATCATATACGCCACCATCGTAACCCATATAAGTGCCGTCGGAGCGGCGTGAGCGTCCCCTACCGCCTCTGCGGTCGTAGATCTCATCATCATATTCCTCTTGGCCGTTGCCTAAATCTATAACTCTCATCTTAACCTAATTTTTTAATTAACAACTCTTTTAACTCATCGAAAGAAGACCCCATCCTATCGACCTTCTCCTCAAGATTCTTAATCTTTCGGTCTTGATCCTTAGTCTGCTTAAAAGTAGGATTGATATCCTCCAAGATACTGTCGCATGCCTCTATGATCTCCTTATTCTTATCCACGCTATTCACGATATCCGTACTGGTTCGTTTCATGGCGTTCAGGTGGTTCATTATCGGATCCACGGAGCAGGCTAGCGTAATGCCGTTGGCCATAGCCACGTTCTGGTTCTCTGGAACTACGTATGTCATGGACTTCCCGTCCACCTCTATAGTAAGATCCATAACCCGATCTTGCAACTGCTGATACTGACCTAACTGGGACTGGGCGAACCTAGGCTCCGAGACGTTAACCACCGTACCCATAAAGAATTTAGGAACCCCTGAGGTATCCAACGTATAAACCTGATATCCTTTCTTTAAATCCTTAAACATAATAACGATCTTTTTAAATGGGAGGGAGGTTACCCTCCCCTGTTCTTTCTTAGTAAATTCATGCGCTAGGGGCGGTAGCCGCCGTAGCCGTATGACCCAACATCCTGAACACGCCGGTGCATTTGTTATAATACACAAGATGCTCGGTGTAGGCCCCTACTATAGGATCACTAGAAGCCACGGGAGTCGTAATATCCTGCCCTGTCATATGTGCCCCAACCTTATCCACTATAGGTGTCTTGTTGACGATAACCCCGGCGTTGGATACCGTAACAGGAGTGGTAGTGGATAAGCCAGACGGAAGAACGATCGTGGCGGGATAACTAGCCTCTGTCTCCGTCACCGGATGACGGACCTTCCATAACAATATTCCTTCCGGAGGTAGTGAGTTCCACTGACACGGATTGATGCCAAAATCAACCGTAGGTTCGGCCGCAGAAGCGTCAGATACCTTTCCAGTAGTGGCTACTACCGGGATGCCTCCCCTGTCAAGACGAGAGGAGGCGAATGAACCGATCATATATCCTCTGAAATCAGCCATATTGTCCCCCTTTCTTATAATACGGCGTTAGTAGTGCCGCAAGCGCATCCACATTCGTTAGCCACCCTTACGGTAGGAGTATAGCAGCAACCCGGGTTCTGTACAACGTAGGCTGGAACCGGAGCCTTTGGAGCTAACTGGCTAACGATGTTCTGTGTCTGTTGTTGGGTGATGGCGGAAGTAGCCAAAGCCTGTTTCTCCTCACGAAGCTGTTGGATAGTATTCTGCATCTCACGCATCTCAAGTTGACAGAACTTGTCATTGATGATTTGAGTTTGAAGATCTATCTTAGCAGCCAACGCCTGAGTCTGGGCTTGGTTGGATTGAATAACGTTATTGAAGCCGTTAGTCAAGTTGTTCTGCAATACGTTCGTCTGACCGGTAATAGCCAACTGATTCTCATATCCCTGACGGGTGATAGCGTTCTGGATATTACATCCTACGGTGTCTAACGAATGTTGGATGTTGTTAAATCCACTAGCCATAGCGCTTTGTAAGTTGCAGCAACATGCGCTAATCTGGTTACCGATCTCACATCCTTGTTGCTGTACGGCGTTGATAACGGCCTGAGAAGTCATACCTACCTGACCGGCCACCTTATCAATAGCGCCTTGTACGTTACAGATAGCGTTTTGTAATTGAGAGGTAGAACAGTTAAGGGCGTTAGAGATCTGGTCGATAGCGCTTCTGTTACCTTGGATAGCCTGCATCAGTAACTCACGACCATAGTCGTTGTTCAATTGAGCCGGAAGACCGTTAGCGCAACATTCATTGCCATTACCAAAGCCATTTCCGAAGCCACGTCCGCCCCACAACCAGAACAGGACGATGATCCATAACCACCAGCCGTTGGCTCCTCCGAACTGGTCTTGGTTGTTACGGCCGTTCATCAACGCCGCGACTAGATTCGGATCCATCTTATTTCCACCCAAAAGGCTGGTAAACATACCCGGAATCATAGATAATAAACCGTTAGCGGCGCTACCGCTCCCGGAACCCATGCCGTCTAACAGCACGATTTTGTCTCCACTTGTACCCATGTCTATTTATTTTTGAATTAATAATAAACCCACCTGATGGCGGGCGTTACAAAGTTCAAAAATTAATAATCCTGGGATCGTGATATATGTCACCATCAAGGCACGTCATGTCATGCAATTGGTATTAATAAGAACCGGTACAAGACAAAAAAATCCGGAACGTATCACTACGGCCCGGATTCATGCAAATCTATAAATTCAATGTTTCAATGCTCGAAAGAAAACGTCTCACGACGTCAAAGAGAGATTAATTACACGAAAAATCTCGCATCAACTTATTTGTATTAGCAGTGTATTCATTAATTATCTTACTGGATGAGGGATTATCCTCTATCCTTGACAGGCGGTTATCGTCACTCCTTACCGTAACGTCACCCATCCTTCGTACCATGTTTTCTTGATATGATGATGGATCGGAGTATATAAGATCATCAACGAACCTGTATATCGCACCATCAACCGTCTCACCTACCTTCTCATATAAACCGGATTGGAATGACACGAAATCATCATACCTCCCACGAGCCAAGAACGAACCGTCCGGTCTCGCCTCGACGCCGCCGTTGACCTCCCGGAGCAGGCCCGGATTCCTTTGGTACAGATACCTGTAAAACCCGACATCCATCATCCTATCCTGACCATCCAGATAGAAAAGGTTTCTCATGCTACTGTCACCGGACTCGATAGCCACGTCAAACAGAAGATCCCTTACCTGACCTTCCGGCAACGACATCTCCATGCTTTTTAACGTACCTCTGTCATGGTGGTTCAAAGATACGTTATAAAATCCATTAAAATCAAGGAAACGTAAGACATTATTATATAAATCCGATTTTTTTAACCTTTCCTTGATCTGGATCTTCCTCAACGAGGTACAGGATTTGATAAAATCCCGATCCTTTCCCTGCCTAGCCTCGTATCTCCTGAACTCCCGATCAATATCGACATCATCCATCTTAGGGGTTACGGGATGCTGGTATATCAATCTGGTAAGGATCATGTTCTCTGTATTCGAGGATGAGATGTTGGACATAACTAGCTTCTTTATGTTATCCTTGACCACGCCAATATCGGAACGGGAAGCCCCGGCGGGGACCACGCCAGCCGGCAAGTACGAGGACCGCTCTATCCCGATATTGGCCAACATCTCATAGGCCTGATCGGTGTCGGTTATCGGGGCTGTGTTATGGTACGTATTCCTACCCATATACAACATGCTCCTATCATACATATCGGAAGGGGATGTATTCCCGGACCTTACATACACCATCCTATCCCCAGTAGAATAAGTATCCTGAACCTCGTATATCGGATTCCCTTTTCCTGTTATCCTATCAAGATCGGAGATAAAGCTATCGTATACCGAATTGCCGGCCTGTATGGAAGACAACATGACGTCCAGCGACGCCATAAGATCACGGATATCCTCAGGTCTGGATATAACCATCTCATCGCTGATCGCCTCGCTTATATCCACGCCCATGTCGGCAAGATCCATGGCTATGTCATGCAGACGTCCGGCAACGTCCTTGATGTCCTTAAAATCATCCATATCGATTATCTCCCCAACCTTATCCCTTAGACCCTTCATATCCTTAGGCATACTGATATACGGTGTGGTACTATTGAAGTACGAGTCGGTAATCGTATTTCCGTCCTGACTCCGAACCTCCATACGGGTCATATTACGATACGTGTCATACATCCGATCTGCGTAATCCTGATCCTCCTGATACCGGAGTGCCAAGGAAGGGTATGGGATGGAGGCGAAAGCCTGATCGAACTCCCGGCGGTCGCTGATACCGCCTACCGCCCTCATGATCGTATCCCTTACCTCTATTGGATTCAAGACCTTTCTCTTCCCTAACGAGTCATATGTATCCTCATATATCATATAATCATCACCAAGGCCTGACTCGGAGGATAGGAAATACATATCCTTCTCATTAAGATCCCCGTCAGACATAAAATCGACAATCCTCCTCATCATATCCCTTACCCGCTCATACGCCGATCTGTTGGTCATGATATTATCAATCTCATCGGCGTCATACATCCCGGATCGCCCAAGATTGTACCTATTGAGGAATATATCACCGCCGGAAAGGAAGTTAGATATGATCATATCATTAAGATCATTGATATTATCAACCCCCAAGGAAGTAAGGGTGTTATTGATATCCTTAACCTCATCGGCCATGAAATTGCCAGCGAAATAGTTCTTTCGCTTGACAAATGACATAACATCATCATACCTAGGTTCCCCATTACTATCCAGATCATATTCTGATGACATGGACATCCAATCGCCAAAGAAAGACACGAAGTCGGGGGAGTAGGCCGTACCCCAGACCGATAAGGCCTGCTTCTGGTCGCCAAGCACCTCCATCGCCCTTTGGTATAATCCGGATGGTTGGTTATTAGGGGCAAGGACATTATCTACCCTACCCTCCTTATTTTTTATAACATAACAAGATCTGCCCATTACTAAATCGTTTTGTTACAAAGATATAAAATCCCATCTACTCTCACGAGCGGACGGGATACCAAAATAACAACATAATAACAAACCTTATGTTTCTACTGAAAAGTACAAATCATTTTGCCGATCCTCACGGACAGGCAAAAGCTCAATCCTAAATTACAAAAAAATGGAATTTATCGTTTAGCGAAAATCTCCTATACGATCAAAATATCTTTTATTATTTTCTACAATATTACAAACAGGAGATATTTTTACAAAAAAATGTAATCAGCCATATTCCTCTGTCATATATAAAGCGTAGCTATACCTATCCTCTATCATCTCCACCACCTTCTTGATATCAGATAAAGTTAGTTTCTTTATCTCCATATTCCTACTATCCATCCTGACAAAAGAGTTCTTGAACTCCTGCTCGGTTATGGCATCCAACCTAAATAGATTGTATTTTATAAGCAACTGGCTTACGTCAAATATCAGGATATTAAGATCAATATCATCCTTCAACTCATCAAGAAGATCACGCATCATGGCTTCGATAGCATCAGTATCAAGCTCCAGTTTCTCGGCTTCCTTCATCAACTTCTTGATAATACCATTGTGCTCGATTATGATGTTAGCATTATCATCATCGGTAGGTAAAAGGATATCCATCGTACATTTTATACCAACCTTATCACTAAGCCTTTTGTTGAACTCAGTCATATAATCAAAAGCCTGATCCCTGCTTAATGAGTATGTATGATCAAGCAACTGCTTTTGTCTGACCTTGACAAAATAGTTACTGGTGTATAACATCATCAAGACCTTCACTCGCTGGATGCGTAGGTCTTGCATGATCTTCCGATGTAAAAAAGAATCTAGTTGCATAATATAAAGAGTCCCCACCGGGGCCATCACACACCCGACAGGGACCAACTTTTAAATATCTTACTCGTCAGGTGATGGACTGACACCGCAAAGATAAATCAAGATAATTTATTTAGCAAGGATTTTCCGCTTCATTTTCTCCAAATACGACATTCCCGTCGGAAACCAAAGACTTATCCTCGGCTGCTTTCGTAGGCGAGGCGAACTCCGATTGGGAACCGGGCGGGTTGACGAACGGGGTCTCCGTATCCTCGAAGAACGTCTCATCCCTCCTAATACTCATCCTGAACTTAGGGGCTATGAAAGGATCGTTATTAAGATCGATGTTGATCGTAACGTCATTCATCAAAATATCCTCCTTGGTCCTAGAATCGCCTATCCATCCTCTTACATCAGCGGTCATAGGCATCTTACTAGCGGCTTCCTTGACAGCCTTTAACCGTCCCTTGATAACATCCACGTCTCCCGCCAACGGAATCATATATGTCTTGTTATCCAGCCCTGATCTGGCTATAGCGTTGTTAAGATCCATTATATCATCAATACTTACTCCACCACCTAGACCCTCTATAATTCTGTCAGCCATCGATCCGATCATAGATGAGAATGATGATGTATCCTGATTTTTCAATCTTACGGGGTACAGGTAATTTCTTCCATTTCCTGTCTTTATAGCTACTACCGGGATACGTGAATTTTTATAATCACCATACTTATCCCTGACGATAGCCGTACAGAACGGGAATATATTATACTTAATATCATCCCTCATCGTAACCTCCCCGTTCTCTATATATCCTACACTCTCGACCTTACCAACCGTCTCGTTGGTAAAGTCATTCTCGGATACCATCAACGTCCCATTATCATCACTTACGCTAAAATTAGGTCTTCCCGGCAAAACACTGGTGACTGTGCCTACGAACGGTATATCAATCTCGCCAGCGACAGATCCTACATTATCCCTATACAACTCAAAGGCCATACTCCTTAAATCAGCGTTACTCCCTTTTGAGTCTGGATCATTGGCTTTTAGCACCGAGACAAAATTACCGTCACCATCCACGATCTTAATAACCATATTATTAACCAAATCACTACGGGCAGACTTGGTCTCGTCAGAATTAGGATCAACGGCATAAAGGCTATTGTATTTATCATACAATTCCTTGGTATAAGGATCTAACATATCTACCTTGAACCTCACGATATCGTTCTTACGAAGACTAGCCGCAGCTTCTTGATTTATCGACTCATTATTAGAGCCAAATGCATCTCCTGTATAATAAGGAACAACAGATCCATCCTGCCCCTTGCGATACACCATGAACCAGTTGGAGGTCGATAAGGCGGTCTGCCGCCCCAGTATGACACCGGTAGCGTTCTCGAAAGCCTGAGCGTCATCCTCGCTTATCATCCATCTTGAGTGGTTATTCGACTCTATAACAGTAAATATGTCGGTTCCGTTGGTGAAATCCATCACCCTTCCATTATCAGTATCAGTGGCATCAGATCTTTTAAGCCCAAGACCGTCCATAAACCTGTCAAGTCTCATCCCTCCTACCTCATAATACATGACTCCGCCAATCTCTCTCTTCTGGGCCATCAACACTACCGGATTCTGGGCGGCATTGGCCTCCGTCCTGCCGGTGGATGTTCCGGGTTCGCTCTCCGTGAGAACATCACCCATAGGTATAGACTTATCGTAATCCTTGACAACCATACTTCCATTATCATACAGCCTCATCCATTCCACGAACTGGAGAAGAGGTCCATCAGAATAGTTATTGATAATATCAATAGCCTCATTAAGTTTATCCTGATCAACTTCATTCCCGTTGTCAATATCATTCATAAGATCATTATAAATCTGTATAGCCTCCTTAACCTGATCCTGATCAAGACCATTAATGTTCATATCTATGATATCATCAATAGTATCCCTGATGTTATTTAAGACGTTATCGTTGGTATTTAACCCATCTATCATTGACCTAATCTTATTAAGCTTAGCTATAGGATTATCGCCAAACCCATTTACAAGATCATTGATACGATCCTTGTTATTATCATATATCTGCCTCTCCCTAGGAGATAAGATATCCTCATTACCGTTCCATATCTTTATAGCTATATTATTGATTCTATCATCAGAAGGATTTATGATATCCTCATTATCAGGTACATTCTCAACGATACCGCCCTCATCAGCCTTGATATCATTCTCCATAGATCTGGCGATCATATGATTATAGGTCTTGAACATAAATGCCTCGTCCTCTCCTATAAGACCATCTTGATAAGCCTTATCTATGGCCTGATCATTGGCATAAAGGGAGTTGGCATCAGGATCATCGGTATTCCTGAAATCATATTTACTATCATCCTCCTCATAAGTCTTTCCCCATATATTTGACAAAACCTTCATGAACCCACGTTCCTGCGACCGTATGAATCTCCTATCACGCATACGGCGAAGAGACTCATTTATATTCTTATAAGCCACAAGATTATGACGATACTCGCTAAGTAACGCCATAGCCTCTTTATAATTATCAACCCCACGGATAGATACAGCATTCTCAAAACCAACTATAGTCTCATAAGCTGCCATAAGATCGGCGGCACTGATCCTTGATTCATTCCTGTTTAATAACAGCTTAGATATATCTGTCTCTGAGTTAACTAACGTAGCTAATCTCCTCTCCAAAGCAATCCTATCCTCCGTCAATTTAAGAAGTCTATCATTCTCCTTGACTAACTTGACCTTATCAGACTCAAGAGCTTCTTTAGACGTGATACTCTGCTGAAGCTTCAAAACATTCTTCTCCATCCTCTGTATATCATCTGTAAGCTTCCTGAGTTTCTTAAGATCCCTACTCGAATCAGGATTAAGACGAGAATATATATCTAAAGCGGGGTCTATATCCGTATTGTATATCCTTCCTAACTGATTAGCGATATCATCCAAATTATCCTTAGCCTCAAGACCGTTATAAGCCATGTTAGAGATGTAGGTGTTAAATGATCTATTGGATATACCATCGGTAAGGGAGTCGGCAAATCTACTAGCCATAGTAAAATTATCAACCTTCTTATTGAACTCGCCAACAAGATTAGACTTATACTCATTTACCTGCTCATCTGTCATATTCATATCAGAGGCTATATCGCTATTAGGTATAGACTCGATGACTGTCTTGAAATTCTCCTTGGTATCATCTAACATCCCCATTTCCTGATCATAACGAAGACGGTTGAATACGGCGTCACTAAAAGTCTTATCTACGATTCTAGAATTAGGTATATCGTCAGCGTTATTATCCGTACTCAAGCCTGATAATTGAGCGTTCAGGGCCATGCTGCCACGAATAGCTTGGACAGCCGCCGAGGTCAAGGCGCCAGCATTGGTGTTATAGGCCTCCACCATTCCCTTGTTACGGGACATATCTTGACTCCATTCCTTTATACCTCCAAGGCTTCTTCCACCCATAACCGATCCGATAATCATACCGATGCCGATCTCCTTCCAGCCCTGATTAGATCCGTAAGTCTCCTTGAACCCGTTCTTTATAGCCTCCATATAACCTATATTCTGGCGAATAGCCATGGGATTGTATCTTGATTCCACCCAATCCTCCGCGGACTTGCTGGACACACCTTGAAGACCTTCCTCGAACAAACCCTCAGATACCGGTCGCTTGATGATATTAAACGTATTACCAGCTATTTTCTGCCATTTCTTTGGTGTTATAGCCCTTAGTGCACCGTTATCCATTCTCTCGGCTCCTACGCCAAATATATTGCGTTTTATGAACTTATCCACGCCCAGATCCATGCCAAACATATCACCAAACATAGCTATATTGGATAACGTAAGGATACCGATATTGGCAGCGAATATAGCGTTAGCGGCATCAGCATTATCAGCTCTGAACTTCATGAGTTCCTCATATGAGGCTTCTCTGCCGTAAGCGTTCCTGTAAGCTTGCTTGAAGTTTTCCTCAGACTCCATCAGCCCGCTCCTTGATTCCACGGAAGCTTCCCAAAGCGTAGAAGTACTCATAAAAGTCAGGTTATCCAACCCCTTGCCTATACCACGACCTATACGAGCAGCTCTTAGCATAGCATTAAACCCGGTCTTTGTAGCAGAAGCAGCCTTCCCCATACCGGCAATCGTAGCACCTATCCTAGCCCCCATACGAGCGGCATTCATAAGACCAGCTCCAGCGAAGGCGTAAGATGACAAAACGGCTCCAGCCGTAAATGCCGCACCAGATAGAAGATCATTCGTCAAGAAATTTGTAGTGAGCATGCTTTTAAGGAACCCGGCATCTCTCTCCTCCTTGCTGTAATAATGATTAAGCGTATAATCACCTCGCTTATCTATATCATCTAACCAATCGGCAAAGCCGTTATCAGATATGGCGGATAACGTCCCTTTTGTAACAAGTTCCTTTAATCCGTATATAGACTGACCTACGCCCCCTATACCATACAATGTGGACTTATAGATGAATTTACCCAATCCTCTATAAGTCTTCTCCCAACCGCTTTGGTTCTTTGACAGACGATCATCATTATCCACGTTATTGATATAACTCTCGTATTTTGGAATCCATTCACCTGTTGACAGCCTATACCTTGAATCACGAAGGTTGATCCTACTTCCAGTTATATCATAATTACCCTTAGGGATACCCGTCTCGTTTATCATCTGAAAAAGCGGATTCCTTGCTTTTACATCATCATGATAAGATGTCTCTACGGAATTTTTTATACCCTCTACTAATGATGGAATACTTCTGCTTCCCTCTCTAGACAAAACATCATTATCCATATCCGATGAACTGCGCATGCCAACAGGTATAGGGATAGAAGAAATATTATCCTTAGAAGGCATGGGAGATGGAATTGATGGAGTAGGGACATAGTATCCCTGACTCTTCATCACATTCCCTATATCGTTATTATTATTGCTCATTTTTTCCATCTATTTTATCCATAGTCTCTTTATCCAACACCGAAAGAATATTGCTAAGATCAGAGTGCTGCTCATTAATATCTCTACCCTTAACAATAACGTCTTTATTGATAGCCTCAACCACGGCTTGGGTAAGATACATCTGAGGACACATATTTATAATCTTCATGATATTATCAGCATAATCAGTATTATATTCCAACACCTTTAGAGGTGTCCCGGTCCTAGCCTGCCCGTGAAAATAAACGCCAACCTCAACACCTCCAGGAAAGCCCTTGGCTTTAATATCATACGATTTGTAATTTCTTAAAACCGTATTAATAATCCTAATAGCTCTTTTATTAAGCTCTGATGTAGCTAGTTCATTGTTCTGAATATTGTACTTATCAACCATCCTAGAAGCCTCCTCAGCCGCATTCTCGATAGTAGCGAAAGCGCCAAGTGAATTAGCTTGCGCCCATTTCTGATAAGGCCTATTGGTCGTGGCAGAAAAAGATACAGGGATGATCTTAGATTCGTAATCTTCAGATCTTACATTCCTTTCCCTTTCGTACAAACTATACCCCATACTATCTAATTCCTCTTTAGTAACTTGAACCGTAGCGATATTTTTTCCGCCAGCCATAGCTACCAAATCAAATGTATTGGGATTATCCGTAGGACGAGCATACAATATGTAATTATTAAGTCTGCTATCTTTATCCTTATTCAAGAAACCAGCTCTTGACAAAAGCAGACTCTCTAATTTAGCATGCATACGCCTATCTTCTTTAGAGGCATTGGTAGAATTAGAGAACGACCATGATCTTGGAGCAAACTCGTCATATCTTCTTTCATAGACCATTTTGGAATCCTGAATAGCCTTAGCTATATTACGACCTATATTAGATGAAGACCATTCTCTTCTAAGCGTAGGGCCGTCAGCTCTAGACATATTCTTACCTAAGATCTTGATCATTTTATTCCTACTAGTCATATCGACATTATCGCTATTCATTACCGGATTGTCTACACGACTATAAGTTTTAGCTATATCATTTATGTCCTCCAGAGTGAGATTTTCTCCTGAATATCTATTTAACAAATTTATATAAGATCTCATCAGCTCCGTATTAGCTATAGATCTATCCGCATAGTTGATATTCTCGCTTATCAATCCAGCTATAGCGGAAACCTTTAAAGCATCTTCTGGTGAATACTCTTTCCCTCCAATAATAGCTCCATTCTTACCAACATCCCTCGCATTAACCATACCATTGTCAGTATATGTATCAATACCGCCAGTAACATAGTCCTGATCCCTTACAGCATCATTAAGGATATTTTCCGTAGCGACATCAAAAGCATTTGTAAGATAATCAACTTCCTCATCCATGATCTTACCATACCTATTCCTGTTATCATTCGCTGCCATAAGAGCCTCGTATTGATTCACCATATTTGGGGTTGATGATAATACAGAACTTGACGCACCGCCATTATTGGTGATCCATGCCATAATATTCTCACTATTAACACCACCAGGGTATATAGAAGGATTATTTTGTATATCGTTCTCTATGCCTCGTAGATCAACAGGATTTATGGATGATATTAAATCCTTCTCACCTGTCGATATATTATTCTCATTCTGAATATATTGATTGTCAAATATATTCTCAGGAGTAACATTAGGCTGAACCTTTTCCAACTCAATCATAACACCTGTAGGGATATTAGAGCTATTACCAGCTTCCTTGGACATTACTTCCCTAAGCTTAAGATTCTGATCTATCTCCTTGGATTTCTGCCTCCACGAGAACTCTCTCTCCTTGAAATCAAGATCTCTCATCTTAAAGTAATAATCATCAGCGATGTAGTTCTCAGATGAGTTGTTATACGACCATCTAGCGGATACACCATCAAGAAATTCATTACGTACAATAAACTCCCCCGCTCTAGCCGGATTCATATTATTGCCAATAAAGGAAGTAGCCTCCTCCACTAACGCACGGCGCTGTTCCCGGACCTCCTGTAGTGACGCTTCAATAGCCGCCTTAGCGGAAGGGCTGGCCTCGGCCCCTTTGAGTTTGGCTAAGAGTGCGCTCTCCTCAGCGTCAAAACCGGAAACATATTTATTAACGAACTGATCGGTAGTCATGCCACTAAACATACCGGGATTAGTGGCAGCCAAATACTGACCCTCTATCTGCATCTGAGCCTTAGCGTTCTGGGATATAGATCTGGCGGCTATCGCTCTAATCTGAGATCGACTCATCTCATCAACAGTAATATCTCTCATCCTACCAGTAGGCTTGCCATCCACTACCTCAGGAACAGAAAACTTCTTTCCCTTATTAAGACTGACGAAATCCTTCATCATCTTATTCATCTCCTCATTGTAATCCGTATAAGGAGTGTAATGAATAGGATTCATCCTTGTACCAACCTGACCATCATTAACCCATTCATAAAACGGCATTAAGGCCACAGCCTCGTTTATAGGACTATACATCTTGAGATTGTTCAGCTTCATATCCTCCATCTTCTCGCTAAAAGCCCGGATCTCCCTAGTACCGGCAATAGCATTCAACACACGGGTATCCAGAGCTTCTCCAAGGCGAGCCTGTATGCTTCTGGCTATACCGTCGGAAGCCAAATTAGATTTACGATACACGTTATTCACGTCCTGTATCAGCCCATTTAACCTATTCTGAAGATATTCCCTATCCTGAGGTTTTATAATATCAGAATTGATGATATAATCAGCATACTCGTTTATGGCCTGCCGATTGGTATCTATCTTCTGCTGCATGTACCCCATCCCCTGCATCATGACATCCATGTTGTAGGGCGATACATACTTGCCGTAATTCCTTAATATACTATATTGTGAAGCCATCCTTTATCCTTTCTTGCCTTTAGTTACTTCCTGAGCAGGATATAATCTCCTATAACTCAATATATCTCCTTGAGGATCAGCGATTAATTGTCCATTGGGACCAATCTTAACATCCCCAAATATAGATCTTAATGTATTCATGGTCGTAGCCGTGTTCCACTTCTGCTGGATCTCGTCATTCACGCTATCAAAATATCTAGCCCAATTCTCGTCATTAATAGCCAATCCCTGCAATATCCGTTGCTGATAAGCTTGACGTTGCGCTATGTTCTTGTCATAAGTATTCGCCCATGATTGAGAATTGACATTATCAGCCCAAGTTCTTTGAGCGACATTGCCCTGCTCTACCTCGTTAATATACCTACCTATATTAGAACTCATGATAGCCTGTAGGTTAGATGATAAAGCTCCTCTTTGAGAATCCGGGACATTACCCATCTGATCCAATTGTGATTGGAAAGCACGATTGGCTTCAACCATATACTGATCCGCTGATCTCAATACCGGATCCACGGTAGGAGCGTAATGCCTTTCCAGACCTTCCGTTGTCACGGATCCCGGAGTCATCCTGAACACCTCAGGAAAATCAAGACCACCACCTACTATATTTCTTCCTCCCCTATTGTTATCCGACTTACCTGTATTTGTATTGGTATTCGTCCTAGGAAGGGTACTAGCATCGATAAGCTCAGGCATATCCAGCTTAACATCGGGATCCTCCACGTCACCTATATTCATAGGACCGGGAGCCACCTTGTGGGGATCGAGTATGAAGTCAAGACCTTCCATGCCTTTCATGGATCTTAACGCCTGCATCTTAAGCATATCCTCCCCAAGGATCTTATTAACAATATCTTTATTCTTGTCAGAAAATAGTTGACTGAAATGAGTGATACCAGCGTCATTAAGAGCTTTATGTTGATCCTCTGTAACTACATCCAAACCAATCATAGGACGAGATGACGAATATTGACCAAACTTATTATCTCTCATTCTATCATGATATGCGGCCTTCTTGTCTTCCGGGTAATTACCTTGACTATCCTCACCGCCAAAAGAAACGAGCGTCGTGTAATCCCTAAGTGCCTCTGCGTTGGCGATGATCGGGTTTTCCGCCGTAGCCAAGCCCATCCACCCACCAGTAGTGTTGTATATAGCATCCTGAAGAGCCTTGGCAGCAGTAGCCTTCGGAGCGCTCATATAAGCATCATAAGCCAAAGGCATGAATGTCTTATAATATTCCAGTCTCTCATCAGCATTAATGCCGCCATAAGAACCGTCCTGACCTTGACGTTGATACCCAAACGTATTATCCTTATTATTATACTTGTTTTCAACAGGACGGAAAGTAAGGAGATAATCGAATAAAGAGCTACCACCTTTCTCCATCTTCTGAAGAATACCAGCTACTTTCTTAAGCAGCTCTTTCTTAGCCTCGGCTACATCATCTTCTGTAAGGCCATATTCTTTCATGGATCTGGATATGATATTATCTATCTCGCCTCCCTTGGCAAAATAAGTATCCTCATCCTTCTTCATCTTCCGGTCTTCCTGCTCCTTGTATATGACGTTAGCGAAGTCCGTAAATCTTCCTTCTAAGCCATTAACCGTTTCGTTACTGTCATTTATAGCCTTGGATAATACGGAAGCGTTTAAGCGCCTCGTATTCTCGTCATCTATCTTATCGTTCTTCTTCAACTTATCCAAAGCCTTCTTCTGATCATCATAAGCTGATTTAAGACCTATCTTAGCCTTATACCTATCCATTAATGTGGCATACGTATCCTTCGGCGCAGCCTTAATACCATACGTATCTCTAATGTATTTAGCGAAATCCGACTCTATGGTGGTATCATCGGTAATAACCTCCGTACATTCCTCCAAGGAAACGGGGGTTCCCCCATCGACGTGCTTCTGCCCCATAGCCTCCATTGGCGCCTCTCCGGGCTGCTCCACGTACTCGCCCTTCTCGACCTCTACGTTGGCTTGATCTTCCATCGACTTAGGTAACGGATATAGATACTCACCGGTAAGGCTACCGCTATCGAATCTATTATTAGGCCCTAGATAAACACCACCTCCATCCTTATACCGCATCTGAGATTGCCGTCTCTGCCTAGCCTCTCGCTCTTGAGCTAACCTGATATTAGTACGAGTGCCTTGCTCTGACGCCATCCCTGAGAATACGTTCCTTGCCAACCCTAAGACACCGCCGATGCCTGACATTACAGTACCCACAACATTAGCTGTCTTAACCCCGGTGGATAAATCACCGTATCCCTCGCTTCTCATACGCCCTATACCACGACCCATCTGAGTGAATCTAGACCCTATATCATCAGCGCCATAGTAGGGGATGGTGGTAAAATCAAAAACATCCGTCTCGCCTGAACCGGTCTTAGACTTATCAACATCATTAACGGTCACATTATTAAATGTAATAGCATTGTCTTGATAATTTTCAGCTATCCGTTGCAAACTACCTTTGAAGCTAGCCGGGAACATATCATTCATATCCTTCTTCTCAAAAGCGGTATCATATTTATCCATCAACCGGTCAGGCGTATCCATAGAATATATCCCTAACGGACTGGCTTGCGCAGGTAATCCCTTGTTGGTATTTACCAAAGGCTCCATGCCTAGCCCCTGTATGCCATCCATATTACCAAGCATATACGACCCAACTTCCCCGGCTTCTTGATATTTAGGTATCTTTCTCTTGATTACATATTTGCCCATATCAAATTAATTTCGTTCTGACACAAAGATAGTTGAAAAAAATAAAGACCCACCATTTCACAACGATGAGTCTTTGTTTTAAATCAATCTTTTAAAGATGCATAAAAACACCTATAAATATTGTTGTAATGCATACTATTTTATATATTCGCATAAAAACAAACATTACAAAACAATGAATAGAGAAATATCAGAAAATAGTATTGAGTTCAACAAAGAAGACAATTTTATTTGCATAACAGACTTTGTATATATAATAAACTCGTATAGAGAATCAAAGAATAATCCAAAAATTAGAACTGATCATTACATAACATCAAGTATAACACAAAACGTAATCAATAATATATTAAGACAAATAGATATGCCAGAAAAAAGCATAAAGACAATATCTGATTTAAAAAATGTTGGATTAGCATACCGAAAAGGTAAAGGGCCTGGACAAAAATGGTTTGTCGATTACAGAGTATTTATATCAATCGCAATGAATATAGATGATAAAATAAAGGCACATCTAATATCTTATGCAATAAACTCAATATCCTCGACAAAGATTATAGATGAAATACTAAACAGTATATCAAAAAATTATAGAAGCATTTCAAATAATAGATATAAAACGTATATAGCAATAGATAGAATATCAGGTCTTTGTAAAATAGGTAGAGCTATTAATATAAAAAAAAGACTATCAGCTCTTAGGGTATCAAATATAAATATAGAAATGATATACACAATAGATGACGACATCGAGTCGTATATGCATAAACTTTTATTAGGATTTAAAGAAGATAGAGAATGGTTTAATATAGATGAAGGTATAATAAATAGTATAGCTAAAAAATACGGATTTAAAAAATACAAACAATAAAAAATAAAATGCGATAGCTGATTATATTACCTACAATAAACCATATAGCTATCGCATTATATCAACCTATTTCTTTTAAATCCTTTTTACAAATAACGAACCTATCGTTTTCACCAAGTCATAGAAGCCAGCAGCGCTAAGCCCGACAGCCACCCCATACAACAGAGATTCCCACCATTCACTCCCTACTAACAACGGGGATACCTGAAGAACCCAAGCCAGGATACATACCAGCATGCCGATAACTACAGCCGATAGGATCTTAGCCCACTTATGGGTGTCGATATACGGAACCACCTTAGCTAGCTGAGTGGCTGACATCGTGACGAAAGCCATGATGCCGGTAAAGGTAGTCAGATCAATAGTAATAGGCCCTTCTGATGGGATTACCTCTTGCGCCATCAAAGCGAATGGCGTCAATAACATAGTAAATAAAAACAGCAACCTTTTCATACTAAAATATTTTTAAAAACAGACAAATATAACGAATTAGTCCAATATATCATTAGCTAACCCTCCTAAAGTCACGACAGGATTAGCTATATCAAGAATATCATCCAATCTATTTCCGATCCTACCCATCACGTTCGTATTTCTTAATATATCCATACCACCTATCAATTCAGCGGCCGCACCCGCCACCCCTAGTATATTCCAAAAATTATCATCATCCGGGCTTAGTGCCATCTGAGAAGAATCAACACCTATTCCTGATACACCAGATATTTTTTGGACAGAATTACTATGGGCTATATTATTCAATAACGGATACAATCTAGCGCCTGATCTCTCTATTAACCTCAAGAATCCAGGAGATGCTGTGGCTATATCACCTATTGTAAGTAAAGTATCAGCCATAAGCTTATAGGGATAAAACCTCTCCTTCCTTTTTATCTCACCCTCTTCTGACCCCTTTTTAACAGATTCTCCAAACGTGTCGTACATGGCTGTATCAAAAAGACTATTCAAGAGATCAACATCCTTGTTTCCGCCTCCTCTTATATTATCACTCAATTTAAATATAGGAAGATTATTCATCCTCCTGAACTGATCCTCATCTATAAGACCCTGTTGAAAAGCAGATCTTGACGCATTTAGAATCTTATGCCTTTCCTTGCTTAATGCTCTTATCGCCTCTTGCTTGTCCACGATGCGTTTTCGTTGATCCTTATCATAAAACCATTTATCATCCCCAATAGGACCTCATTCGAATTTTATTGACGACATTCCTTTTATATTCAGCATCAACCCCGGTATCATATTAAGCACCAACTGCCTTTTCGCCTGTTCCTTACGCATACGCTCAGCCTCCGCTATCTGCGCCTCTGATTGAGGATCATTCTTGATATTATTAGCGATGTCCTCTATAGCTTTCTTGTTAGCGCCTGATTGAGCTAGCATCTTATATAATAGGTCTTGACCCTCCTTCTCCCACCAGCTATCCATGGAAGAACGGGAAGCCAAAGAAAGATCGGCAGGGGCTACCGTCTCAGGGATAGGCTGCTGACCTCCGTCCCCCGTACCAGAATCCCGCTGCCCGAACTCGTATCTCATTGGCTCGTTCTCCGGTACACCGTATCTGTTGGAGAACATATCGGCGAACTCAAACCGCTTCTCGTTTCTTAATGTCGATCCAAGGGGTCTTCCGTATCCTTGATTCCATGCCACGGTAGCGTCCTTATAATTCGTGGCGTTATCAAAATCAGCCTTTGAGTACATATAGTAATTATATACATTGCCTTGAGCGTCCTTATCAAAGAACTTGCCTTGGTTCATGTAGTTCCAGCCTAGCCCCGGCACCTTACCCTGATACTCATCCACGAGATAATCCAGTTGTTGGGTTAATGTCGGTTTCTTACCGTACCTACGCTGTAGCTCTTTCTTCCTCGGTCCAAGCCATTGCTGGATACCAAAGTCACCAGCGGCGCCTAGAGCTTCGGTATCCCCTCCGGACTCGGCGGCGATGTTCGATAGGATGCCGATAGCTTGTGTTTGTGGTATCCCCTTCTTTTCTGTCAGATAGTCCCATATCTCATCATATACAACCATTTTGCTATTTTCTGATCTACGAGGATCAATCACATACTTTCCAGAACCATAATCGCTCCCTGTATTTATACGACCTCCTTCAGCCTTGTCCTCCAACTTATTCTTAGACATAATAGCGTTACGAATAAGAGCATCCTTACCACTCTCTTGAGCAGGATTATAATCCTTGAAAGAGCCTCTCTCCTCAAACTTATCACCTATAGCGTCTAATGTCTTAGTGACTATATTGACCGGGAACTCTTGATCATTACTATAAAAATCATATACATCGTAAACACCTAACCTTCCATCCGGACGTCTATAAATAGTAAAATTACCAAACCCTGATAACGGGGTAAGATCACCAGCAGCTTCGGGGTAAAAATCATACTCAGAAAAAACCGTAGGCTTTCCGGATCTTACCGAATTACGATTCTTCTCAAATATATCTACCCATTCTCTAGACTTTTTCAAAAGCTTCAGCCTACCATAAGCATCATCTGTAGCCGGCTTATCAGAGCCATATATTTCTTGCTCCGTATCACGAATCTTTTTATCTAACCTCTTTATCTCATCCTTAGTGTCACGATTGAACATCTTCTCAATATCAGTAATGACATTATCAGGAATCCTTATCTCCTTGCTATTTCCATCAAGACTATTAGGCTGGGATAAGAATCTACCCCATAGCTGTTCGCTATATTCATCAACATTAGCTTTGCCATTTCTTCCGTATATAAATTCCTTAACCTTATCGGGAAGACTGGCATTTGAGGCTACCACATCAGGCGTTACATTCTTATACAACCTCCTTCTTACGGCGTTACCTATGATGTCTTTTAAATACAAAGCTCTATCAGATACATCTTGTCTTACATACATAGGATCATTACCAGTAGGACCTCCTTCGGCTTTCCGCTCAATTTTCTCTCCCCATAACCCATATTTCTCCCTAGGCCATATGCCGTCTATGGCATCCACATAACCAACGGGATGCTCCCCGTCTAGACGCCGGTTCCGTCGCTCGTCCGCAGGGTACAGGGCGTTGGCCAACGGCTGCGTGATATAACCCAATCCCTTATCTTTGGATCTCGACATAGCGTCCACCACAGTCTGATATATAGGTCTTAATTTCTCAGGCAAATACAATCCCGCCTCATCAACCAGCTCGCCTATCTTCTTATTTATACCCCTAATGCTGAAATTATAATTACCCATGCCATTATTCAACGGAGACAACGCACCTCTTATCCCATTCATACCCTTAACAGCAGCTCCTCCACTAAGGATATCAAACTCCGGGGATACGTTCTTTAAAGGATCATCATTCATACCCCTAAAATACATGGGACGCTCACCTCTTACAACACGATCAAGATCTTCCTTATACAAATCCTTTATCCATGAAGGGATTTCCTCTTTCTTATCTTTCTTAGCCATAAATCACGTTTTCTACAAAGATAGGTATAATCAGATGCGGATTAAAACATTAGGCGGGTACATGACTCATATCACCTACCCGCCTACGCTTTTCAATGCATGTGATAAGCCGCTAGAGCTTTCTTAGCCGAATCCCTCGACCTGTACTTAGCCGGCCATAACTTTCCGGTCTTGTTGCTGACCACCCGCCAATCATTCCCTACTTTCTTGACACATCCAGACTTCGGGCATTTACCGGATTTGCCCTCGCTCTTCTTTCCCGATTTTTCTTTCATGCTAAGGTACTTATATACTTTTCTACACCCAAAGCATATTTTCACGTTTCACAGGGACATTGTTGAATCTGATTACACGAAACTGATTCTAAAGAGGTCTCTCCACGTGCTTCAATTCCCGGCGTACCTCCGGTATCGTTAATTAATCATGACTATATAAAACTGGTGTAAAATTATATATAATCGCTCATGCTAATTTTACATACAGATCAACCAAATCCTTTAAATCATGAATCAAAGGAACAACACTATCCCTCACACACTCGTACAAGACATTATCCTGGGAATAATATTTACCGATCTCCAGAATCATGCCCTCAAACCCAGAATCATGCGTATTGTTGTATAATATAGGATTATCCTTGGTCCCAGCACTACCATCCACCACATCATGCCATAAAGCGGTTTGATTACCAGGCTTCCAATTGTCTTGCGTGGTATGCCGCTGGTCACATTCATATAACTTACCATCATACCTATAATATTGACCAACCTGAACATTGATTCCAGCCTTCCATTCAGGATAATACTCTTTCATGGATAACGCCTCAAAGGAAGATAGCTCCATCTTATTTATTATAGACTTAACAAATCTACATAACCTACTAACGGGTAACATCTGGTCTTTATCAGGATCACCCTTTAAGCCGATCTTATCAAGCTCTACCTTTACCCACGATATAAACATATCATGATCCTGCACCTCCTTATCCTCTGGATTATTCCTGAATTTTCTCGCCAAAGAAGCGTTTAGCGAAGCCACGTCATAAGCGGGCCCCAATCCGTAGGCCGCCACCTCAGCGGCAACTATAGCCCTGTCCCGGCTCACCGGCTTATCCAGCTTGACAGGGAAAGCCTCCGTAATAGTCTTACTGATGACACTACCATCACCATCCACATAACTGTCATTGACATACGTCTTATGACCAAGATACAACAACACCGATCCTCCTAGATCCAATGACACGCATCTACCATCCACCCATCTCGTTTTCCCCTTATTGTCATCATTGTCAACAGAAGAAGGAATCTCAATATAATTTAAATCAATCATCACCTATATATTTTAATTGGTTCGTACTATCCTTGAATATATAACCACATTGGTTTTCTATCTCGACATCCTCTATCGGCAAAATAACGCTCTTGCCATATTTAGCCTCACATGCCAAGACAAAATTAATGATTCCTTGATAATTACCATGAAACGCCCTTGCCTCGATCTTGCCAGTTAAAACACCATCAACTACTTCGTCTATACCAATAAGGCATTTTATCCAATTAGGATTCCCCTTGTTGTCTCTCCTTATATCATAATCAAGTACAGAAAACTTCTTGTCGATCAACCCTTTTATATCTATATTTCTGGCATCCATAGATCTGTCTATCTTGATCTTGGATGTTAAATCCTTTAATTTCATATCTTTTTCTATTCTTAAAGCCAAATTAAACGAATCAGCATGTTTAAATATACCAAAATAAGATGCCCATTTATCATCACTACCACATATCTTAGCCCTATTAACGGTTCTCTCCCTAACAGACACATATCCCTTATTGTGAGCGCTTATATCCATCCCATTACGATGAAATACATATCCACAAAAATCTATACTATCATAAAGACTGGATATCCTCGTGGTATTGCTTTTAGCCCTAATGCCTAAATTATACCACCAATAATTTTTAACCCTCCATTTAGAAGCGTTAGCATCCTCCTTAGTATGAAAAGCCATAATAACATCATCGGCATATCTAACGACAAAAGGGGATATGGATTTAGCGTAATAATCAAATCCAAGCATAACTATATGATGAACCATTGGGCTTGTAGGCGTACCTATAGGAAGCTTGCCATTGACAAAACAGACATTGACAGCGAAATCAATCAGCTTACGATCATCGACGATCCTTCTCATGGCCTTACGAAAAATCTTGACGGTTATATGGTCATAACACTTCCTTTGATCAATGATAAGCGCCCATTCCAGATCAAGCCTGTCATAAAACAAACCCTTTAATAATCGCACTACTGACTTCCTCCTCGTGTTAGATGTTATGCCACAACCCGGCTTGCAATTAAGACCTGTCATATTATCCTTAGAGTAATAAACAGGTCCTATGAGCAACAAGAAAAGATGCTGGTATATACGAGTGACGAAAGTAGGACTATCTATCTTCCTTACCTTCCCGTTCCCATTAACCCTCTCAAGTTTCTTGTATTTGATAAAAGAAAGATAACCGTCATCCAACAAATTATTGTAAATCATATTACAATTAGCATCAAGATTCTCGTTAAAACGGATAACTTCCGTCTTCCACCCATGTCTATCCGAGGCCCTAACAACAGCCTCCTTGATCATATCAATATTGATAGAATCAAAAATATCAGAAAATCTTTTCATCACTCATCTCCATTTTAGCAAGCTTGGCATTAAACGTGATCGCTTGTATGACCACCATCGTATCCCTTTGTTCATAATCTCACGAGATATTGAACGCATATACGTATGTCTTATAATTTTCGGCACTCCCGGCCACGAACAAGAGGGATTAAGTCTAAAAACATAGAATACCATTACTTTGGCAGACCCCGCATTATTACGATTCGCATTAGAAACAGCGTTGTTAGCGTTGAGGTAACGAGCCGAACAATTACTGTTGTTAGCATTACCGCGAAAACGAGCAGCCGCCCCCCTTGTCCGTTATTTCAACCTATCTCTCTAGTTTCAGAATCCCTGATCTCTATGTCAGATTTGTCTAGAAGCGATAGGATTTTTATGATAAAACAAGGACTTGCAGTCCCTTCATTACGCCTGCGGCGTCGCTGCGCCCACTTTCAACAAAGCTTGGGCAGACCCCGCATGATGACGAGCCGCAGTAGAAACAGCGTGGGAAGCGTAGAGGGAACGAGCCGAACAAATACTGTTGTTAGCAGTACCGCGAAAACGAGCAGCCGCCCTAGTACGAGTACCGATAGTGCTACCCCAGTAGCATTCGCTCCACCCATAACAACATTGTCCGGTTATTATATTTCCTCCATTTTCAACCTTCCACCCTGTATAAGGAGCACGCTTCTTCACATATCCATTTAATTTATTATCAAAATCACCCATGAACGGATAAACGGACTCAAAATCAAATACGCCATGATTAGCTTTATTAACATCCGTTACCTTCATCCATTTTGTTTGATCACATTCCATATATAACTTAAAAGGGTTGCCACCCCTATTGACGTTAGGGTTATTCTTAAGTTCCCCTACCTGCTCATATCCCCCACCGGAATATACAAATATATCCCCGGATAACGACATTCCTCCGAAAAGGGACATCCTTAACATAGCCTCCAGATCCCAAGATACTGATTGATTTGACGAGTCATTGGCGTTAAACGTATCTCTCATAACTTTCATGATCTTAACGTTCATGCCACTCAATCCATCCGTTTGAGGAACATTCATATACGAGTAATACGCTCCATAAAAATCAAAGTCAACCCCCTCGTTAGCCCCTATCTCTTTAGCGTAAGATGCCGCCATCTGGCTTTCCATGCATTGTTCTTTTGGGTATTCCATATTAACCACATGGGACATAAATAGGTAATTAGTAGAATCCGTCTCATTTATATCTCCCGAATCAGTCCATCTTAAATACTTCCATGTGGATGATGATGACAGCTTATACCTTACCCCTCCGTTTGATCTCCATGCGCTCTCAGAATTACATGGGTCATTGGACGATATGCCAGATCCAAACATATTAACATTATGTATATCCTTTCTCCCGTAATATATTTCTTGAGAAATTATATAAGCGTTAAGGGCATGGAATCCTCCCTCTGCGAAAGGATATGGTTTGTCTGGATCAGCGTTATTAGCCCTGCTCCATAACATGTCGTTTACCTGATTCATGTCAACCGTCCTTGGGTACGTACGACCGTTAACAAACATCTGACATGTATTGTTAACACCGGAGTGACTCCTGCAATTGGCATCTCCAGCCTCATAAGCATAAAATAAGCATCTCGTCTTATTGTCTATCGTAACGACCGGACATGGAGTGTACGCTGTTGGACGAAGAGGATATTTGGACACGTCTATTCCATCCCATACGATAGGTTTGGAGAATAATCCAGCCCACATTTTCCCTGAGTCACCGACAATATTATCAAGGACATATACCGTCTCATCTCGACCCATGCCAATAGAATACTTGGTCTCCGTAGTCTCCCACGGCCGAAGCTTGTGGGATACCGCCTGTCCTGACGCTACATACAAAACCCTCGGGGGTAAACCGGACTGTATCAGGCCCTTGTCTATCTCCCATTCAGCTACCGCATCATACAACCCAGCGGCGTAAGCCAAAGAAGAAGAAGCGGAGGTATCGGTGTACAAAGCGACATCACATTGGGATCTCATATCCTCCGTAATACCCACCGTAGGAGCATACCCGCCATTCTCAAACCTCAACAAATTACCCCTCATCAACTTCCCGACAGGAGTGGTGGTTTCCCCGGCGTTATCCGTCGTATCCAATAGATATACATTCCATTTATTGGCAAATTCCCTGTCCCCATGGAACTCAACAGCGTTAGGAGCGAGATCGCCATCTACCCATCCAGCGACGTAGTAATCATGCGAATTTAACATCTTTAGCTCATCCACATCCTCAATTATACCTTTTACACACTCTATCTCACAAGGAGATTTATATGTGCCATCCCCACAAAGGAACTTACCGTCATCCCCCCTTCGCCGGAGCCGGAACCAGTCCCGTTTCCCCAGCCTCAGACGCCGTGGCGCCAACCATGCTCTTGACCTTGTCGAGCTTCTGATCTATCTGCTTGCCATTGTATTTACCAGCAAAATCTTCCATGTTATCTTAAAGTATTAAAGGGAAGAACAAATATTCTCCCCTGTATGTTAATAACTAATAAATTTTCTCATCATTACTAAACCATCTTACTATCATCTTGAACCGGCTCTCAATGTCGTTCACGAATCTAGCCAAGAACCAATCGCCACGAAGACGATCACGCCACCTCCGGTGATAATCGACAGCCCTGGGGTCGATCTCCCGCCCAATATCGTTCACGTCCTTAACCCATACCGGTAGGTTATTAGTATCGTCCTTAACCTCGTTGAAGTAGTCGTTGATATTGATCTTCTGGTCCACTTCCGTCACCAGTATATCACGGCTATCGTCGTTAGTTATAGGATATCTTAGGCGCTGGCTCATGTCGTTCTTATCGGCGATGGTCATCCTAAGCTCTCCACTGTTGTTGGTATCGTTATAGAACCATGCCTTATTAAATCCAGTTGTTCTTCTAACCTGATAATTAACCTCATCCTGATACCTTCTGGCATCCATCCGATATTGGTAGTTCGTGAGGATCTTATTCACATACTGCTCACGGACCGGGACCTCTATAACGAACGGATATAGCTTACCGTAAAATACTTGATACGATTGGTTGGTTAGACCATGCGACCATAATCCTATCTCACGACCGTCGTTAGAGTAATTCTTACCAGACTGGAAATAATGCTGGTGCTCGATATAATAGTCAGGGGTGTATGATAGATATGATTTCCACTCACCCTTCAAACAATTATATCCAACGGTAAAGGAGACATCCGTGAAATGGCTGGTGTCCGAAAGCTCCACCGCCTGCCCGTTCCTGTAGAACCGGCCTCCCCTGAATTGGTACTCACTCGGATTCCCTACCGGTATATAATCCTTCTTGGTTATCAGAACCCTCTTAAACCGATTGTCCCAGCCCATGGACAGCCCTATACCAAAGAACTTGTTATCGATATCATAATAAGACAACTCAGCATCCGTATCGGCGTTATATATCCGGCTACGGATGATCTTCATCTGAAGATGCTCCTTAAACCAGTTTCTAAGCCCCGGTGTGACCTCCGTAAGATTCCTGCCATTAGAATCTACCTTGAATACCTGACCACGCCTTAAATCGACCCAAAAATGCCCAAATTCACAACTGATCATATCCCGGCTCTGGGTCCCGGAATATCCTAACGTCGTATTATTATACTCGATACCACGAGAGGCGAAAAGACCACCTGTCCCTAGTTCGCTATTCTCCGGGGATATTCTCTCCGCCAACACGTCTATGGCATTGTACAACCCTACCTGATTCTCGAAGCGGGCCAATATCTGATCCGACTCTATCCCCTTCATGCTTATAAGTTTCCCGAACGAGGTCTTGAACTCATGGTAATCCATAGGCTTGTACGACAGCCAAGGATCGGTCATGCCGTTCTCCGACACGTCGGCGGTGCTCCATATGACGCCGTTGGGTCTTTGGTAAGCGCAGTCCCAAAAATTGCTATCATACGTCTCTGGTAATGACCTGCCACCTAACGTAAAACGATTCTTGTACACAGGACTCATCTTAAACACATTATCCCTTGATATAGGGACATTACGCTCCTGAGTCCATGATATATAATCCCCTACCTCCGGATAGAACCCCTCGTAAGGCTCAGGCCCGGCTATACGGAAATTACAATTAATCTCAGACTCCACAAGGAACTGAGGTATACCATAGAAGTATAGGAAGAAACGACCGCTAAGATACATATCTCCGGTCTTGCAAGCCATCTCGTAAGCACTCTTACGGCTAGGGAACGAATATAGCGATCCAGTATCTGTGTCAGTCTTATTAAGATAATCCTCCCCGGTATCATAATTAACAAAATAACGTGGATACCCGATATTCCTATAGTCGTAGTAAGGGAATGGTATCATATCTCCCTGACCAAACTGGGTCAAGTAAAACATAGGCATTTTCCTTTTAAGCGAGAATCTGGATATAAACACATCACCTCCAAAAACAGGTTTACGCTTATCCTCATCCATCAACCCGCAACCACCTAACGATACCCATCTGATATCCTCTATCTGCCCGTATTGAGCCGGAGAATATTTCTTTATCCTCATATAAGGGCAAGACACAAAAGATTCACGTGTCATAAAATGAGGCGTCATTCCAGCCACCTCATCGTTACGAATATTACATTCATCCTGAATACGACTGGTATCATAACTTGATACTAATTCAGGGTATTCAAGCATATACTTATCCATGCCAAACGACATGAACAACGAATGCTCACGATCGAGATTATTTACAACTATAGGCTTACCGCCTACCACTTTCCCTTGTGATGAGATATCCGTTACCGGATACAATCCGCTTTTAATATACTTAGCCGTAGATAATCCACGCAACTCTGATGCCCCTGTTTTTTGGTAAAATAGATTATAATGGGCGACAGAAGTATAATAATAAGCGTAATTCCATCTAGGCCCCCTATCTATCAAGGCCGTTAACCACTGATACCTGTACTTCCCTATATCCACGACAGACTGGGAGGTAGCCTTGGCGATACCTGTAGCCAGACGGATAGCCGTCAGAGCTATACCCACCGGGTTGGCCAAAAACATCACGCCTCCACCGACATATTGCTGTGAAGCCGACTGATATGTATACTCAGCTATAGCGGATATTAAATTAGCCATAGCCTCCACCGTAGCCAATGACGTCGCCATACTATAAGCCTTACTTCCTAATATCGTCCATTTAGGGTGATCCTCCACCTCCCTGAATATACCGGAGGATTTACCTAATTGATAACCATCAACCAGACATTCAGTAGGAGCGTCAGGTTTATTGAAGGCAATATCAGGGCTTAAGAATGAATACCAAATATTACCCTTCCTGTTAAACGGATGCGTTATAAAATTCTCACGATTAATATCCTTATAGATATACATATCATCAGACAAATCGTTGTAAGGATAATTAGGATAAAGGTTAGCCGATCCGTCGGGATCATCGTACTTAAACATATCATAAGCCAGACCTGTACCAATAACACTCTTATCCAAGGTTCTATCTCCACGATATAGCTCGTATCCGATTATAGAGTCACGTCTAGCCTTATCTATAAGACCATTATCAACCGCTATATCAAGAAACTCATTAACGATATCATCGTCAAGCATCACCCCCATAGGATAAATATAGGAGTCAACTCCATATTGACCGGTCAGTTGAGACGGATTACCCATGAAAGGAGCGACAGAGTTATCCGGGAACTTGTAATGACGTATAGGTTTCTGACAAAACGTGGTTGACGTATTAGGGTACTCAGCGTTATCCCCATTACCAGTGAAGTAAGACTTACCCCCAACAGATTTAGGAGACCCATAGTATTTCGTCAAAGAATCTATTATATCCTTCCTCTTCGATCCTCCAGACGATATCCCGATCTTACTTGAATCATACAACTCAAAATTAGCCGGATACTTATTGGTAGACTCCCAATATCCGAAATCACCATACTGATATGGTCTAGGAGCGCAATCAGCGGGTTTATCTCCACATGAGATGCATTTCGCCTCATATGTGACAAATCTCCTTAATTTCAGTTCTTTTGTAAAGAAGAATACGTATTTCACCTCCAGTGGCCGAATGCCAAAACAGAACGGGGCGGGGAAAATGGCGGTGCCGGCCGTATAGAACCCGGCAAGCTCCTTCATGTCCTGCCTCATGGCGAAACCGGTGAAGAACACACATACCGCTGGCTCAATACAAACATATATCTTATGGAAAGTAGTCTTGTCATCATTCCAGAACAAGTACTTTGGCATCATAAATATCTTATGATCCACGTAATTCACTATAACACCTTTCTTGGCATCATTAGCCAAAGGATTAGGAGCCACGGTACCTTCCTTGTCCGAGAAAAACGTTATACGAACCTTGTCGTATGATGATGAGTCACCGATCGGATAATTATAGTTGCCCATCATCTCTATATACATAATACCGTTATCAGGATCAGATAAACCACTTACGTATTTTTCGTAATCCAACTCCACCCATCTAGCGTATGAGGATACATGTGGATAGAACTTGAAATAAGTCAAGTTGCTTCTACCGAACCAATTGGTCTTGGCGTCAATATCATTCTGCACAGACACACGATCTTCCCAATCAGTAGATATGCCGGTATTGAACTTAGAGTTATCACCATCACCAAAAAGACACATGGCGTTCTCAATACCAAACTGACTCTCATATTGGGGAAAATAAGTCTCCATCGTATCCATTAACTGATCAAGCATCGTCTCCGTATGCTTCTTTCCTTCCCATCCGGGATATTGATACAAATATGTGCACTTACCCAATGACCTACCCCCTTGGAATGTAGGAAGTTGAACATCGTTAATAGTAGGATTCACGTGAGGATCACCTACCGAACACCCATTAGTACATATACCCTCATCATATAACTGCCGGACATTAGACATATCCTGACACAAGACCAAGGCGGAGGAGTCTATATCAGACGGGAATTTATCCTCATCCTGACCATCCAGCCATTCTTGAACCAGATCTATGATATTCTTGCCTCCACTAGAGTAATTATCAAAATCACACAATACAGAAAACTTCCTTTGTGACTCGGCATTACTTTGTATTAATGTAGTAGGCTCGGTCTCCACATAATCACTAGCCAGCTTATATGTAAAATCAATCCTAGAATCCACCAAAGAGTTTTTATCCAATATAGTCCTGGTCTCTATCCTCTCAATATCATCACATCCACTAGGGAAATCGGGAGCCTTTATACCGTCTTGATCCTCCGGCAACGATATAGCAGCGCATAACTCGTCGGTAATACCTACATTAGATTCTATGATATCACACAGATTCTCTATATTATCAGCGATATAATCAATAGCATCATCTACCGTAACATCTTCCCCCATCGTGTTGATAACGAATTGAGTCTCTCCTACTGTGGCATATTCCTGCTCTACATATCTGAGTTGCTTGACATCTAGCTGATTCTTGCATTCTCCTCCAAAACCATCAAATCCCCAAGACGGGTCGTTTATGATCTTTGCCGTATTCTTAAACTGCCAAAGATGACGGCGGCTGTTCCCTGCGCACTGCGGGTTGTTCTCCAGCACCGACGCAGCCGACAGGTCGTCAGAGTTACCGTCCTCATCAACGATAACCTCCATCTCCTCCCTTGTGGCCGGACGAGGGATAAGCGGGAATCTAGCTGTCCTGTATCCCGTATTGGTAAAGAATCTTATACCCAACGGATATACCTCGTCACGCATGAAAGAGGCGTATTTAGAGCAAGCCACACCGTCTTTATACAAATTCTCCGTGGCTATAGATGTCTGCCATTTAACGAAATGACCCAAGAAATTAACGACCGGTTGAAGATTCCATTCATTCTCCACGGTCAAGCCGTATTGAAGAAGACGATTCCCGACAGACGTCATTCCTCTGGCTGTCTTATATACCGGTATTTCCTTGGATAACTTCTCCATGGTCGTACGCTCGCTATACTGATCCGTAAGGTAATAGATGGTCCTTTCCGTTATCGGATGTATACCTTCTATGAAATACTCAAGAACCGGGCTTTGCTCACCATTAAACCCAACCGTGTTCTGTATAACACCTATCTTATAATGAGATACCTGCTTATCTATATTAGACACGGTAAGCCGGATACCCATGTTGGTTGATTTGCCCCATAAGCCATCACGAATGACTATATCCTGACGATCGAATATCATGATAGGATTGGTCAATGAGCAATATCCAGTCTTCTCTATCCCGAACTCATCGCACAACGCCACGCAGAACTGGTAGGTCCCGGCACGCAGGCTTCCCCCGAACTCCACGACCTCAGGCTCCACGCACGGGGCCGTCAGCAACGGGAACACCAGCAGCTTCTCGCAGGCCAGCCTACACCTCTCTATTAGCTTGTCATCCCCACATGTCTTATACCCATGGTAATGATACCAAAAGTCACCATCATCATCCGGATTAAGAGCCTTATCGACCATAACATATCGCTGGGGATTATATCCATCGGTCCAGTATATCACCTTCCCACATTTCTCATCCTTGATCTCTATATCGAAAATCGGGTGATGAATGGAGAAGTTAAGACAAGGGTCATCGGTCCCATCCTCTATCAACACCTCCATCAAATCACATATCTCATCGAAACGACCATCCGACTCCTCAAGTCTCTCGCCAAGGATACGATGAATATCTTTCCCTGATCCTGCTAATTGATCCTCTACGGTCTTGACATAATCCAATGACCTCATGAACGTGATCTTAGAGGTATTGTTATCAGGATTCACGAGAAAAAAATAAGTATTATCACCAGCTATATCATTCTTATACCCAATAACCTTATAGCCATCGAATCGCTTGCATAAAAGGGTGCTAGGCTCGTTCTGAATCTTAATCTGACTCCCATCGTCACCCTCTATGGTAGCGTTCAAGGCGAAACTGTACTCAGACGGGGATAGGTCCTGTGGATGCTTATCCCTGTTCATCCCGGAATCGGGAACCGCTATGTTAGAGTTATTTTGCACGATCTTATCTTTTTCGCAAATATAATAAATCCGCCAGATAATCACTTATGTGGCGGATTCTAACAAACCGTACGTATTATGCAAAACATTCAAATCGCACAAAAATAGAAAATCCTTCTGACTCTCACAAGCCAGAAGGAAAATCTAAACACTTTGCAACGTTTACCCCTAATGAAAATACAAAAACATAATAATTATGGATTTTTTCCCATGTAGCTTGATTGCTTATCGGCGTCCTCTACGGATATGTAGAAGAACCCGTTAGTCACGTATCTCTCATTGACATCCACAAAATCGGTAGATCCTTTGTCTATTCCTCTCTTCGATCCCTCGTCGCACACGGCCACCAGACTATTGAAATCATTGGAATAACCAACGACAACGCCATGTATGTCACGATTCCGAGGATCGAAAACATATCTCATCCTACATCTGTCATAAGCCAATTCCAGAGGACTTTTGTTTATCTTACTATCAAACCCTATACCTGTGGTCAAGGCGATAATACTTCTTGATATATCACTCATAGTAGTATCTTTTACCGGCACCTTAGGCATAGAAACACCTTCCATGACAAAATCCAACGCCTTATCTAAAAGCTCGTCGAAATCATCATCCCGAACATAATCCTTAAATATCTCCAATACATATAACCGGACATGGAGTTCGTTATTGACATCATTTAATGCGATCATAATGCTAGTTTTCGGCAAAGCTAGATTATTCCCACGCAATAAAAGATCAAACATGTCATAAGTAAAGGACTAAAAAACAAAAAAACTCCCCCATCCTCACGGACGAGAGAGCTGATAGATATTTGTATTATGAAAAAGAACAATCACTCACCTATTCTTACAATACAGTCACGAGATTCCTTGTTATAAATCATCGTGCCCACCTTAGAATACGAGGTTCTTATATCCTGCCAATTATCCTCTCCGTGGGCGGATACATTGGTCGGGGCATCACCGGTATAAACCTCCTCGCCTCCGATATTGACAAAATCATATCCACGTTTCTCCATAGAACCGCCCTTATATGCCGTGAATTTGATAGTGATATTACCTTTCTCACGACCACCATACCAGTTACCGTATATACTGCATCTGATCTCAAGAGGTAATTTATCATAATTATCACCATCCAACAACGGTCCCATCTGGATCAAAGCTGCCTCATTACCCGATTCCATGTTATCACCACCATGGATGAGATAATCACCTACCCGTTCCTGCGTGGTCTGGTACTGTTTACTCCAACCAACCAGCTTGCCGTCAACATCCGGGAGGCCGGTGTTATCGAAACCGGTAGCCGTGTCAAAGTCAATGCCGTCCTCGTCAGCCCAGATATACCTAAGCACTAGGTAGTCGAACTCCGGGATAATAACCACCGGGACCGACTCCTGTCTGCACACGAACGTCTTCTCCTCCTTGGTGCCTTCTTTTATAACCTTGTACGTAGCCTGACGTATCTCTCCAGTCTCATTGATATCAGCGGTAACCCTAACCTCAGCAGGACCGGTACCACTTGTCTTATCTAAATGTATCCAATCAGCCATATCATCGTATTTTGTTAAATAAGTTTAATATACTTATCAAAAGCGTTGGGCCACATACGCTCATAAGACAGCATCCTCCTCCTATTATCCTCAGCCAGCTCCCGGTAATCATTCAAGGTAATCATCGACATCTTAAGCTCTTTCATGGCCTTAGCGAACTTACCCGGCTCCTGCTGGGCGTATAGTTTATAAGCATCACCAGCCCCTTGTATCAAACCGTTAACGGCGGCGTTCTCGAAGATCTTCATCTTGATATACGTCTCGACATAATCCTCAAGATAACCTAACGCCGTTTCAGGTATATACGGGAGACCGTCATCATCTTTGGGTGTAGCACGATATATGATGTAAATAAATCCATCAAACCCAGTATACATAGTATTGCCAGATATAGTTATATCATAATTATCCCAAGCATATTTATCCCGATACTTGTCGGAAGCGCAATCACGTCTCAACCCACGACCTATAGACAACCTTACGGGGTGATGGTAATGGAAGCGAACCTCGTGAGACCCGATATATATCTTCTCCGTGATCGTCTTCTCAAACTCCTCCTTACAGCACTCCGTGCAGGAGTTCCAACGGAAGCCGCGCTCGGTGCGCTCGACCCAGCCGATCTCGTGTTGGAGGTCAGCCTTAGCCTTGTCGCCGCCCGGAATCTCGCAAACCAGAGGCTCACACCTATAAGCGTCAAGCATGTCGAAAAAATCGGAAGGCAATACCGCCTGTTTATTACTGGTCTTGACAACCGCCTCGGACATGACGGCTATAACACCCCCAAACCTTTTTAAAGCGATCTCAGCCCACCTATAAACAGATGAGGTATCTATAGCCCCGCTATCATCGTATTTATGTAAATCGGCCTTGATCTCGGCCAATAAGCCCTTTATCGTCATATTTAAGTCTTTTGCACAAAGATATGTATTTGAATCCGTGATACAAAAAAAATCCAGTCTACCCTCACGGGCTAACTGGATCACAAAAACTTCTACAGTTTGTAAACCCATTTAACTCCAAATACCTTACTCTCCGACTCGACCTCCCGGTACAAAAACTTATATCTCCTACCTGATTCCATAGCTAATCTACACTCCTTATTCAACGCCGGAGAAATATAGAGATGGAAATACTTGTTCCGAGGCATAAAATCAATGCACGTATGGACATAAGAGTATCCACCCGTCCCACGTCTGTTAATAGTACCGGTAAGCTTATTCAAATATATCTTACGATTAGGATTTATCTTATGACACAGATAACCGATGTTGTTTATATAAACCCCACCCTCATTCTCCAGATACTTATCACGTATGACTTTCCATATCAAGGACTGACATTCGAGAATATCATTCTTGTCCACGATCGTATGTTTCCTTCTCTTGCCGTTCTTAGACATAATAGATCTATAAAACCGAAGAAAGTACTGATCAAGTATTTTAAATGACTTTGTTTTCATATCACAAATATAACGATTTCATCCTAATACAAGAAATTTATACACAAAAATACACCGCCTGTACCAAGGATGAGGCAAACAGAATAGCCGACAGCAACCTACAGTCAGACGGTATCTCTTACGCTAATGGCTTGGCGCAGGCCGATAGATGCGATTGCCCAGAGCCAACAAAGACGTGGAGCGCTTACGCTAGCGGAAGTTTTAATGGACAATGCTTAAGTATATCCGTAAGCTATGATAATCCATGTGGTAAATCTAAAACAGCATCATTTGATGTGTATTATACTAGATCTGAACCATCTGGAGATGTAGAATATTTCTCTACCACTAAAACAGTCACCATACCATCCGGATCGGGAACGATATCAGGCGGAAGTGATTGTGTTAGCAATGCTACAAGCATGTATGTATCTAATCCAAGTCAAGGTGGAGGCTGTTAAAAACAAAAAGGAGAGGTTGATTATCCTCTCCTTTTTATATAAACCTAAGATCTTTTCTCTTAGTATGATTTAATATCCTACTAATATGTCTGGTACTTAATCCAGTTCTTTCCTTTATCTTATCATAGATATAACCCTTGGATACGTAAGCCGACATATCTCCCAGATCTTTTATAATCTTGTCATACATATCGTGCACCTCATTATATCCTATAATAGAGCTGTCTCTCATCCCTCTTTCGCCTATACCGTCAACTATGGCGTCATTGAAACCAAAGAAATTGATTATTGATCTTATTAGATTCATGTTATTGAATTTTTTGTGTTTTCTTATTAATATCCATATCCGGGTTCTCATCCGTAGGGATCTGCAATTTGGTTACAGTTTCCCTTAATGTTTCGGAAACCACATATTCAAGAAGTTTGTCTGGGCATATGAAATCATAATCCCATTGAGATGTACATGGCTTATCTTTTTCAGCTCCACATCCCCCTAGCTCTAACGCCGCTTTTCTGTCGAGAGTTATAAGATCAACATTTATAGCCTCTATGTTAATATCTGGTATATAGATATATCCATCATTGACATAATAATAGTATTGATCTATATTCCCGTATTTACGTTCCTTGTTGTTAGCGTATTTTCTTAACGATATGGAGGTAAATATAATATCATCCATGATGTTTGATACTTTGATGATAGCCGGACCTATACGGGTATATATCATATCGGGCAATCTTTTCTTGGATCTCATAAGTATCCTGCATAGTTTAAACTCATCAAAACAACAATCAATTTTCCGAACTCTCTCCATCTCCAGACAATTGATATGGGTATATAGCGATTCCTCGCCGAACAAAGTCCCATCAGCGTACTTCTGGGCTATATATGATCGAGCCTTCTGCCTACCTATGGACAATATCCATCTTCTACTGACATGAGCGTCCTTATTGATGGAGTTCATGTCATTTATGATCCTAGATACAAACTCTGAATTTTTCATGTAGCGAAATATTAAGGAGGGGATATACCCCTCCGGTTATTACTTTTTCTTCTTAACCTTGCCCCCACATTTCAGTTGAGGTTTCTTTTTCTCGGAGACCTTGCCTCCATTAGCCATTTTCTTTTTCTTATTGCAAGCCATAACTTAATGTATTAATATTAACGATACAATATTAATGATTTTATTTAATAGATAAACAATGCGCATTGAATAAGCTAAATTCACATCGAGTCAGACGGTATCTCTTACGCTAATGGCTTGGCGCAGGCCGATAGATGCGATTGCCCCAAAACATGGAGCGCTAGTGTAACGACGTCTAGCGGAAGCGGGAAGACGATAAATTACACCATACAATATAATAATCCATGTGGATCGGAAAAGACGTCTAGGATGACTATAGGATACAAGAAAACGAATGGTCAATGGGAGTATGAGACAAGAATAGTCCCTATCCCTTCCGGATCAGGAACTTTCTCTGAATCTACAACAACCAACTACGGGATATCATCTGGAGCTTATGCTTATTATGAAGATGGTCAAGGAAGTGGATCTTGTTGATAATAAAAAAGGAGAGGCTTATTTTAGCCCCTCCTTTTTTTATCATACATCAAGATCTTAACAATTACCAGATCCTCCTCCAGAAACACTTATAGACCCACATTGTACTCCTGAATCAAAACCTATGACACCAGTTTTTTTACCAGACCCAGTAGGTATACTTACGGAAGTACTTCCAGCCGTAACGGTTTGCCCATGATCATTCCTGCCAGTAACAGTTACGGTTATTGATTTAGATGATCCACATTGATTATTGTAAGACACTTCATAGGAGCACCTTAATGCAGATGTAGAACCAGATAGGCCATTACAAGGATCACCGCTCAGCATAGCGTTGGCACTCCACGTCTTCACCTCCGGGCAATCGCACTCCATCGCATTGGCTCTTTCCTGACATAACTGTTTCAGGTTCTCTAGGGCGGCGGCGGTAAGTGCGGCCTTATCACCGTTACACTTACACCAAGCGCCTCCATTACCACCGGATAACCAATAACTTGAGTACGTAGGAGCCTTACAGTTAGAAGGACAACCCTGCTTGGTAGCAGTCCAATCAACCCTATCGTTACATACTCTTCCACTACAACCAGCATTCGCTAACGCCTGAGCCTGGGATCTAAGTTTCTCTATCTTATCGCTAGCTTGAGCGTTGGCAGAAGACGTGCTAGATGCGCATATAGATCCAGAAGGTACATCCGGATAGGAGATCGTTACTCCACAAGGCTTATCAGATGGACAATTCTGACTAGTAACAGATCCTCCTTGGAAACCAAGCGTATTACAGCAGGCTTCTCCTCCGCTAGCCCAATACCCAGAACAATCGCTACAACTTCCCGGGTCGCATTCATAGTATATCTGACTCTGACCACCACTACATCTAGTCTGTGATGTAGGATGCCATGAATTAGAGCAACAGCTATCGCAAGAGCCACCTGAACATCCACAATCGCAAGACTCATGCAACCTGTTCTCAGTCTCGTCAGAGTGACATCCAGTGCTATCAGTCCTTCTATATCTAGCCCAAACATCACCACCTGAGCAATAGTTTCCGCCATCATAGCTCCAACCACTCCAATTAGGAGGAGTATCCTCACAATCTCCGTTCTTATTAGCGTAAGCTTGAGCGGCGGCTCTGGTAGTTGAATTGCTTCTGAAGGCCTCTTGAACCTTGTTATTGGCGTCAGCCTGAGAGACCGTTGATGTTATAGGATCTAATCCTAATGAGCTATAAGGAACTGATATAGCCACACCTTGTCTACAAGAGCCGCAATTATCCTTATAGAAAGTAGCGCTTCCGGTACCGGTCCATACACAAGTGCCATGCTGGTTAGCGTAATCTTGTCCCTTTTGGTCTAAGATTTGCTCAGCCTTACTCTTGGCGTCAGCCAAAGAAACCTTGCTGGTGATAGCCGTGCCGCCGTTGGCTTGTGTGGAGGTCACCGTTATCCTCTGGCCTACCCCGCCTTCGGCGCAGTTGTTCTTATAGAAGTCACGGCTTGCCACGTAAGTCCAGGTACATCCTCCGTTCTTATTGGCGTAAGCCTGACCCTCAGCTCCACGAACGGCATTCTCAGCTTTCTTATTGGCGTCAGCCAAGGAAACGGTGGAGGTGTACGGGTGTCCCGGAAGCTTGCTGCTGCTTACGGATACCATGTCTCCTACGCCGCCATCAGCGCAATTGTTCTTCTGAACCTGGCCGGTATAGCTTCCTGTCCACGTACAAGTACCCTTCGAGTTAGCCACGCTCTGTCCCTGAGCCGTAACAGCCGCCAATGCCTTGGCGTTAGCGTCAGCCTGAGATACACATGACTTGAACTTACCATCAGAGCTAGGACTTGGATCCGTAACATCATTCTGAGTCACGGTAACAGAGCTTCCAACCCCACCATCCGCACATTGACGGGTGAAGGCCTTGGATGCCGTACCAAACCAGAAACATGTATTATTACCACCAGCTATATACCGCTCTTGATTATCAGGATCAGTATAACAGGTATTAGTGTTACGTTGATGTAACTGAGAGATACAGTCCTTACATATAGTCTCTATAGTCTCCCATACCGGTTGCTCGGTCTTCGTATGGCACGTATCATCGTAGTTCTTATTGACGAACGCCTGACCAATTCTGTCGATATAGGCCTTAGCCAAAGCGTCTGCCTCTTCCTGAGAACGGGTTGAGGTGAAGAACTGACCCATAAGATCCGGAGTTACGGTGATAGGATCGGCGTACTGACAAGTAGGACACTTAGGAGTGAACTCCTTGCTATAATTACCTACATATATCTTCAGTTCGTCGCAAGTACCACGATCGTTGGCTATAGCCTGACCTTGCGCCTTGACAGCGGCCTTGGCAAGCTCATCAGCGGCGAACTGGCTCTCGTATGAGTAGAACGGACCTCCGGTCACGTCAGCCTCGGTCACGGTAACCGAAGACGGGATAAGACCAGACGGACAATTATTCTTCTCGAACGCCTCGCTATAATGACCGGTGTACTTAGGAGCCTCATGGCAAGTACCACGCTCATCGGCGATCTTCTGACCTTGATTCATGACAGCGGCCATAGCGACTAAGTTAGCCTCATCCTGTGATACACAAGACTGGAACGGATGACCTTCCACCATATCTTGTGTCACGGTGAACGGATTTCCTACCTGATTAGCGCCACAATTGCTCTTCGTGAACTCGAAGCTAGCCTTGCCGGTATACATAGTGGCGTTAGAGCAAGTACCCTTGGTGTTAGCCAAAGCCTGTCCTTGAGCCTGTACGGCGGTCATAGCCATAGCGTCAGCGGCGGTCTGGGAGTCGTTAGACTGGAATGGGTGTCCTTCTACCATATCTTGGGTGATTGTCACCTTAGATCCGATCTTACACTCACCACAGTTGTTTCTCGTGAATTCCAAGGAAGCACGGCCGGTGTACGTACAAAGGGCGTGGATATTAGCAAGGGTCTGTCCTTGGGCGTCAACGGCGGCCTTGGCCTTGTTATTGGCATCCTCCTGAGATACGGTAGACGTGAACGGATAACCGTCAACCATCCTATCATTTACCGTATAAGTACCACCAGTGCCAGTACCACAATTGTTACGGGTAAACGTACGTGTATAAGTACCGGTATATACAGGCACCTTCTCGCACTTACCTTTCACGTTAGCCACATCCTGACCTTGAGCCTCGACGGCGGCCTTAGCCTTGTTGTTGGCATCAGCCTGTGATACGGTAGACCTAAAGTCTCCGGTAACCATCGTCTCATCCACGACAACCTTAGTACCGTATTGAGTCTCATCACAGTTGTTACGAGTGAACTCCTTATTATACCTACCGTAGTAGATCGTCTTCTCCTTACACTCACCTTCTAGGTTGGCTTGTTGCTGGGCGTTAGCCTCAAGATCGGCCTTAGCCTTATCATCAGCGTCCTTCTGGGAGATAATAGAGAAGTACTTACCAGCGGCTACAACATAAGTATAAGGTTGACCGATATGGAACTCATCGCAATTGTTTCTAGTGACTGTCTTCTCCATCCTTACGTTATAGTAGACGTTAGTCTGACAGTCGCCACGCTCGTTGGTGATAGCCTGACCTTGCGCCTCGACAGCGTCCTGCGCCAGCTTATTGGCGGCATCCTGCGATACCGTAGAAGTGAACGGATATCCAGAACACATCTTCTCGTCCACGGTGAAGTCAACAGGAGTAGAACCCTCAGGGCAGTTGGTTCTATGGAATACCTTGGAGTACGATCCGGTAAATACCGGTATCTTCTCACAGTTACCCTTGATATTCGCTATATCCTGGCCTTGAGCCTCGACAGCAGCCCTTGCTAGGCTATTAGCGTCTTCCTGAGATACGATGGATCTGAAGTCTCCTGTAACCATCGTCTCGTTAACAACCACATCCGTACCGTATTGGGTGGAATCACAATTGTTACGGGTAAAGGTCTTGCTAAACTTACCATAATAGATATTCTCCTTAGGCTTACACTCACCCTCCAAATTGGCTTGTTGTTGACCGTTCTTCTCAATATCCTCAAGAGCCTTCCTATCGGCGTCCTCCTGAGAGATGGAAGATACGTACTTGCCCTCAGGAATGATATAAACATATTCCTGACCGTCACTGAACTTATCGCAATTATTACGTATAAACGTCTTTCTCTGCTCCTCGTTATACCAGATATCGGTTATACACTCACCATGCTCGTTGGCGTATTTCTGACCGTTCAGGGCTATATCCTCCATAGCCTTGGCGTCTGCGTCCTCCTGCGAGATAAACGACTTGTAAGTCCTTTCCTCGACCGTATACAACACCACCGATCCATGTTGGTTGGCCAGACAGTCGTCCTTGGTGAACGGCTGAACCATCTTGATATTATAATAAACGGGTTTGGCGTCTTGGGCTATCATATACTCCTTGACAATATTACCGTCCTTTGACGTTATACGGAACTTAGCCGTACAGATCTGACCGGTATAATTAGCCTTGTATACGATATTGAGCTTATTATCGCCTACCCCATGGCTCTTGTCGTTAATGGCAAAGCAATTACCCTCGACACAATTCTTATCTATTTCCCTTGCCATATTATCCTTCAGTTATTCTCCATGAAACATCATCTCCGGCCTCTACCCTCACGATTTGGGTATCACCATCCTTATTAAGCGTCAACCTTTGCGGATCCACGTTGAAGGGTGGTTCCGGTTCCGGCTCACTACCATCACCGCAAGTGCAACATACCAGCTCGATATCATACTCGGTATTGGACTTGATATCGATGACAACCTGACCGTTCTCGCTAGTCACGTTATCGAAGTCATGATCAAGTATGATATAAGGTATATCATTAGGCTGTTGATTGATATTAACAACCTTACCGTTCAAGACAAACATCTCATGATGCTGTTCGTTATCCATATTCTTAGGCATAGCTATGACAAAGCTAGCCTCATACAAATCAGTGGCTCCGGGATCCTCAGGATCGGCATACACTATATATCTGCTATCCTCTTCCGGAACCTTCATGGATAAGCCATTCACGTTCATGGAGACTATATAAGACTTGCTCACCGAGCCACCAAGGGTAAGACAGGAGGCCTTGACCGAGGCGGAGTTAAGCTTGGCGTTGATGACCGCCGTCCCGCCCTCCATATCGAACATGATATTGGTCGGATCCACGCTTACCCGCTCCATGCCCTTCTGGGTTATGGTAGCGAGCTTCGTAACCTTACCTTTCTCGACCGCTACGTAAGTCTCCCTAGGCAACCTACCCATCCATCCCGGCTCTACCTTAATAGCCACCTTGTCGGGGCCGGTACCGGAAATCTTGTCGTAGGACACCCATGAGGAGCCTTGCTCGATCTTGGCAAGAATATCTTTTAAATTACTAGCCATATCAATCCGCTTGCGTTATAGTCCATTTATCACTCTTGCCGACAATAATCTCAAGGATCTTCTCTCCACCCTCAGGAGGATACTCGAAGTTAGTAGGCTTAATCTCAAATACGCTGGCGCCTCCACAACCAAGATCACAGATCATATCAGGCAACCATCCCTCCTCAAAAAAACGCTCTATAAGCTCCCTTACGGCCTCTGATAAAGAATCAAGCTCTAACCTATCTACTGGGATAGATCCTTTCTTGAGGGTCTCACCACATACCCAACCGTCACACTCGGAAGCCAAGACCGTATCGTACACTCTCTTAGCCATAACAAGAAGTATTTAAAATATTACTATTCAATGTAGTATATACGATATTAACATCAGTGAACTCATCACCCATGCAATATTTCTTCTTAAACTTAACGGATCTACCAGAAACGACATACCCGTCATTAGGGACGATAGTACCACAATAGGTAACGCTGAGCACGGTCAACGGCTCGTATCTTAATCTGACAGCTTGAACGCCCTTGAACGAGTCACGCTGGATGGACGCCGTGGCGCCAGATACGGCAACCAGCTTCCTTACCAGAGACTCGATTACGCTATTCATGCCATCACCGTTCCTGATGTCTGCCTCAGGGAACGACTGACCGTCATATATGATCTGGGAGCTGTAGATACTACACTCATTCCCCGGTCTATATTCCGGTTTACATGGATTACAATTTTTCATATTATCAAATTAATTTGTTGATCATTCTTCTCAACTCGGATATCTCGGCATCCCTATCCCGTATAGCCTTTATCATAGCGTTAAGGGTATCGGACATATCGCAATTAGGGGATAATCCCAATGATTCCACACGTACCTTATCACCGGGGTAAATACAATCGGTACTCATGTACGTAGAGCACGGTACTTTCGTGTCGTCTACAGTAGGTCTGTATTGTTTTTTGTTGCAACCGTTCATCACCAAACCTCCTCTTCAGTTCCGCTATCCCCGCCGCTACCACCGGCGTTGACAAGCTCGTTTATAATCCTCTTCAAATCCAGAACCTCACGATGGTATAAATCTATCTGCTTATCCCTAGACGCTATAATACGCCTCAATGAGTCTATAACGACAGAAATGTCAGTACCTTTCTCTATACCATCCGCTACCAACTCATCGCCTGAGTATAAGACACATTTATCATACAAGGTTATAGGACATCCATAACCAACACAAGGTTCGTCCTGACAATCCCGATCGCAAGGATCACAAGGATCGTTAGGGCATTTGTTAAGAAACCTATCTATCTTAACGCCATGATAACACTCTTCGGGACGTTCCCGTGAATGATCATGACAACAACCACCTGTATTACACATATTAATAATATTAATGTTTTTAGCAAAGATACTTATTTGGTTTGGAAACAAGACAACATACGTTATTAAACAATATAAGGGACACGTCATTCGCATCCCCTATACCCATAAACCATAACAACAAGATAAGATCAGGACTTCAATTTAAGAACAGGATTACCCCATCTGTCTTTCCACTGCCTTCCCAAATCGTTTATAACGCCATCATAGTCTTTTATATATCCAGCCTTAATAGCATAAGATATATTTCTTTCTATTGATACTATCATATCCAGCTCCTCGAAGGAAGCCCTATTTCTTATTCCTTCCTCATGTACGCCAAAAACAACGAAATTTATACCCTTAGCAATTCTTGATAGCGATTCCTTTAAATTGCTCTTATCGCTTATAAGCGAAGATACACTGCTGCACATCTCTATATAAGCGTCACCAGCTGCATTTCTTACCCCTACGATATTATCAACAAACCACATTACAACATCAGCGCAAACCTCAGGACTCATTTCCATGGCCACCACAAGGAAAAGGTATGGGTTCATATACCACATCTGTCCATCCCCCTTTCCCTTTCTGCACGCCAATCCCATTTTGTTTAAATCACTAAGATTTAGGGTCTTGTTTTGTAGGCTGATATTTATCCGCTTACATAAATCCCTGTTTTCCAGTCTACTAATTATTTCCCTACATTTCTCTTGAAAGCCATCATACTTAATAATATCATTAAGCTTCTTAGGAGATAAGCCCTTTTTAAGCCTATCATCAGACAAGACTTTCATAGCTAAAGTGATGTTAACAAAACCATTATCACTGAGCGCAGGTATAACAACGCCCATCAATCTCCTATCAGAAGATTTGATTTCAACCCGACTTTTCATAACTTTGAACAATATTTTAAATTAAACATAATACCTATCGGTTCGAGATGAATAGATAGGTATGCAAATATAAAATATATTCAACATATAAGCAAGTGTATTACAGTATATAAACTTATTACCCTTGATATATATACAAAAAAAATGGAGGAGATATGCAATCCCCTCCAAACACTAAATCAACTATTATGGAAAACTAAACGCGCATCATCACCAATAACATTCATCCTCTTGATCGATATTCTCAATCCATTTTTCGCACTCAAGATTAAGATCAGCGTATTCCTGCCCCTCTACCATCAAAACCTCACGGGCTTTGGCGTTGGCATCCTCAACCGATATCCATGACCTAAACCTGTTGGCTTTGATAGAGTAATATACTTTACCGGACTTATATCCGAACGGACATATCTTCTCGAACCAATCACCGATCTTCGTATTATAGAATACAGGAGAGCAACTACCCTCGGCGTTAGCCTTCTCCTGACCTTCTTTCATGAACTTCCTATAGGCTAACGTATCGGCGTCTATCTGGGATATATCGGATATGACATCTCCAGCTGGTAATTCATATACAATACCTTCCTTGCCTGATGCGCCAGCCTCGCAATCGTTCTTATAAAATAAGCCACGAAGAGGCTGTGAGGCCCAGTCCTTACAGCATGTCCCAACTGCGTTGGCCTCCCCTTGCCCGATCCGCCCAAGCTCCACCCTAGCCTTATCATTGGCATCTTTCTTGGATACGTAAGAGACAAACCTACCTTTCTCTACACATACCTGTTCCTTAGATCCCTTACCGCTTACGCAATTGTTCTTAATAAACTCATCGCATACCTGATCATTATACCATACGGACGGTATTATGTCGGCATATGTGTTGGCGTAGTCCTGACCATTGGCGTTGATATCATCCTCAGCCTTGCTGTCAGCCTCCTCCTGCGTATCGCCAAAATAGACGTTGGCCGGGACCCGGTAGTCAACAGAGCCGCCCACGTACCCGGCAGGCGGGTTGTTTTTGGTGAACGTCCGAACTATTTCTTTGTTACCGTATACCATTGTCATTCACTTTGTCACAAAGATACAATTTAAAATCAAATTACAAAGGAAGAGCCTTTTTGCTTCTCAAAACCTTATATAGATAATCTCTTAATTGCTCCTCGGTAGTTATATATCCAAACTCAATCATCTTGGCTATATCAATCTCCAGCTCCATCAATTCTTTAGCCTTGGCCTCCTCGCCAACAGAGTTTCTTATCATAGTCTCATGAAGGCCATAGACAATAATATTTACGGATCTGGCCAAATCTTGTATTTTATCTCTTAGTCTTGAAGATTCAATTATTTTAGATAAAGCGGAAGACATCCTCTTGTAAGCATCACCAGCCTTATCCCTGTAATCTATAAGTTGATCATGTACAAATCTCAACACCTGAACTTCGAATCTAGGATTTATCCACATGGCAAATTTTATAAACAACAGAGGATGCATCCACACCTTATCAGGAGTTTTACCATGCTTAGTTGTCTTACCTTTTACTTTTATAACTAATTGATTATCACCAATGTCGATTTTTCTCCTATGGCTTTCATCTTCAGATAAAGCACTAATAAATTCCTTAGTTCTACCACTATTCATAAAATCATCAAGCCGTCTTCTCGTGCTATCGGGATTATCATTCCATTGCTTAAGTAAACTGTTGGCATCAAAATAACCATCACTAGTTCTTTGAAAAACGTTAAAATCACCCATTTTTCTTGTCAAAACATTTACCGTCTTCATTTTTTAATCTAATTTTGAAGTTAATAATTAATTACTTTATGTCCACTCCCTCGTGAGAGTCAGTGGACATACAAAAATAGCCAATCGAAATGATAAACACAAACCGATTGGCTATTTTTAATATCCTAAAATCAGGACATTAATTACCCATTGCAAATCTTATCCTCAATAGCGTAAAGGATTTTAGCTACAGTCTTATCGCCATTTATCTTCACGCAAGACTCACCAAGATCCCTGACATCTATAGCCTCCCTGATACGGGTAAGCTCGTCATATATCTCCTCTATCACATCAGAGATCATAACACACTCATCAGAGTCCTTATGCTTTGACCACTCTGGTAGATCACCCTCATAAGGTACGCAAGTGGACGGAGTTATATGTGAACAGTTATATTTTTTCATGCCAGCAACTTATTAACACATTCCTTTAACGATCTCACCTCATCCGGGCATAACCCGCAATCATTATCGCATAATGATCTTTGCAGACGAATTATCTTGCCCCAATAAGACACATCAGGCTTATTCCCGATCCTGTATCTATGATACCTCATGTATCCACTCCATTGACAAGACAGCCATTCGTCTACGACCTTACATAGATCTATTCTATCAAGGTTTGATATGCTCTGCGCGCCCATCGAGAATCTCCTTTCTCATTTCCTGTACCTCCTCGTCTGGCGGGCATCCATACGGCAGGTTCTTGATCCATTCACGGATCTTTTTCTGCATATTAAGATAAGATACGCCAACGCCATCACCCTTGGTACGAACTTGCTTATATATACTAACCACGTCACGCTCCATGGTCTGCAACGGATCTTGCATAACCATACATCCAGCGGTGCTTCTAGAAGCATATTCCCTATCACTAATAACGGTGGAAGAAACACGATTCATCATGCTTCTCTCAATTCTTTCCCTCTCGGCCTTTAACGCCTTTTCCTTACAAGTATTACAACCCACGACTAAATATTTTTATGTTTAACAATCCACACAATTAGTAGCCATCTCAAGAAGCTCTCCGACACGATCAATGATCTCATGAGCCGCCTCTATGTTATCCAACCTGACATTAGCTTCCGCTACAGTCATAAGCGTCTCCATCTCCTGTATCTTATTTATAAGATCCTTATCCTTGTCCTCGCATAAGATATCAGTCTTAATCCATAGCCGATCAAGACGTCTGCGTATAAGATCCGTCTTAAGATACTTGCGACTGAAGTTGTAAGTAGAAGGGCTACCTATGATCTTGATATCATATATACCATCAGGTAGATCAAGGTACTTGACATTACAATCATCGTAATTAAAGCAATTGAGGCCTAATGTTAGGCTAGTAAAGGTATTGACCTGATTCTTGCCAAGGAACAACGTAACGGGGTCGGACATACCCGGAGTAGTGATCTCGATAATCGCCTTCCTATCCTCCAGCAGCCCCCACTCAGACTCATCCAATACCTGAAGCACCTTAGGATCACGTGTCTCTAGCACCTGAAATGACAGCCGAATATCATTCATATTAACCTTCTTATCGTACCGGCATAAGCTATCGTCATAACGGGCTTGCATATCAAGATCCGGGATATCGGTATAATATGTCTTGACCTCATGACCGTTGATAAACACCGATGTTATCTGGCAAACATGAGACCTAGCGACATCAAAAAACACCATCCTTACATTACCCTCATAATCGACTCCCGATGTCGGGTATGTCAATATCTGGGTATTATACTCACCATCGTTACGCCTAGCTACGACAGTAATTACGATAGGCTTCTCTATATCGTAATCATCCATGATAATCCTAGCGGCAAACTTATCATGAATTATCTTCGGTATGATATTGATCTGATTCATCTTAATATCTTTTCCACAAAGATACTAATTTGATCGATAAAACAAACGAGGCTATAAGATAAGAGCATCAAGAAGATCCTGCTCGCTTAGAATTATACCTCCATTGATAGCCATAGACATAGCTAAATAAAGACATAAGCATGTGAGATCATATCTAAGCATCCTACTCCTAAGAGATACGATAAACTTTTTAAGGTCAGGATTATCCCCAGCCAAAGACATATAGCCACTAAAAAGGAACGTATTGTATATAGGATCGGATGTAGATGATTTTATATCGTTGTAAGACATACTACAAATATCAACCCACAATCTTATAGACCTGATGATAATCTCCTTTATAATAGACTTATTCAACAGACATCCGAATCTGACCAAAGCCACTACATCTCCCCACTTCTGGTCGGATATCTCTTTCATAACATACATCGACCCATTCAAAGGGTCTTTTACGACAGATGACAATATATTCCTACATCCAATGGAATCCGATAGCTCTTGGATGTTAAACATACCATTGTCATGGTTAAATACGACGGATATATCTCCTCCTCTTACGATACTAAGGTTACTCATCATGAGTCCTCCACGAAAGAATCGACTTCAAAACTATTGTCAAAAGAACATAAGTCAGGCTCATATCCTTTCTTACCATTCTCTATATCAGAGATAGATCTATCAGCTAAAGATCTTAACTCCAATAAACTTACACCTAAGAAGTCTAACGCAGCTTTCAGATACTTATACAAGGTAGAGGTTTTCATTTCTTTAAACCCCTCGTTAATCAAACGACTGTTATATATATCAAAAAGGACTTTATTATTCCTTCCATCAACTCTTTCCCCATTATTTTTAAGGCTACCATCAGATTTAACCATTTTCCTTATCTTATCAGCGGATCTTGTATTTATGATGTTAACCATAATCATAACCTTATAATCAACAGCGGCCCTTCTGGCCTTATTAGCTCTTCCCTTTGAGCTTACAGGAGCGTTATCACCACCACCAATATATCTGAACTTAGCCTTATTCACGAAGCATGATGGATAGACCTTACGCATATTCCACTTATAATTATAATCACCGATTGACCTCATGATAGACAGCTCTCCGTCAACTACCAATGATATCATATTATAAGCCTTATCAAAACACTTAAAAGAACCGACATGCTCATAAATGAACCGGTATGTCATGCCTAGCTTAAAGTCATTATCAGATATCCTGTTAAACGCAATAGCCCTATCAAAGTTGATGATAATAGCCATGATAATCTTAAGCCTAAAATAAGGAGGTATATAGATGTTGTTAGGATCAATATCCCTTGGATTAGCCGTGGTATAATCAGCACCAGCGAAAGTATCTCTACGTTTCTTAAAATTACGAGGATATATAGGTTGTCCTTTAGACAACTTAATACAAGTACGTCCCTCAGCTACCTGCCTCTTCTCAGCCTCTGTATATACCGGGAACTCCTTTATCATAGAAGAGCATTTCCTTATATAATCCAAGTCAAAATTCATATCGTTCGTATCTTATCCACTTCAAATATACGTAAAATATAGAGAATGGTAAAGAGAAAATTGGATTAATTTATCATCATACCGCTGCTATTATTTCAACAATAACGTAACTAACTAAAACACAGTTGTCTATTTTGTGACATGTGATATAAGGAGCTTCGCCCCTTAAGAAGGGAATCTCATTATAAATCCTTTCTTTATTTAATTACTTACTATCTTTACCTCATAAGTTGATTAATTAAAAAGCATTAGCTAACGCTTTCTTATAATTTAAAGTATATAAGTTAATTACATTAACTTAATAATCTGTAGTAGATTGAAAATCTAAGATCTTAATAATAATGTATATCAATGATTTAGTTTAGTGTATTTTTGACACCTACTTATGCTATCGATGGATCTTTGATTGACAAGTAACTACCTATATCAGACGTTAATGCATTGACATGCTTACTTCTTTCCAACGCTTAAGCGTAATACGCCAAGGGGAAAAGGGAGGTGGGCTACGAGTCGCTCCGCTCCTGGCCGGACGTGTGGGGATACCTCCTGCCCTGCCTCACGGAGCCGCCACATTCCCTTTGGTGTCAACAGAGATGAACTTCAAAAAAAAAGATATTACCTAACATGGTATTTACCAGATAAGGGATTTTCTTCAAGGCAGTTTCTAGTTGAGTAAAAATCTGGTCAAAGAGGTTGTTTGGTCAAAGACAAAATTATATATTCGCGATACGGTCGGTTGGATGAGTTGGTTTAGTCGGTGGTCTGCAAAACCATATACCCCGGTTCGAATCCGGGACTGACCTCATTTTGGTTTTGGTTGGTACGTGGGTAAGGATGAATGTAGGGGATTATGGTAGATCATAATCCCTTTCTTTTTGGAGGTTCAAAATCTGACTCCCATCTAGCTATATCACTTATCCTGAAATCGTCCATCATAAAATTTCCGTTATCCATACCATCACCTCGTGTATTAATACCTAGGTTATAAGACCTAAGGGGAAGCGTATTATTGGTTTTCGTGTTAATAATAAGTGTACCATTAACAAAACATCTTAATATGTCATATTCATTACTGCTTCTGACTATAGCTATATGATACCATTTGTTTGCCTCAACTCTATCAACATGCCAACCAGCTTGTTGAGTTTGAAATGAAAAATAAAAACCAGTACCTGTTAAAACTACACCAAAATAAAAAATACCATTAGGATATTCATGCTCAACCAAACAACTTGTAACAAGATTGGTTGACTTATACCAAAAGTCTATAGTAAATGGATGACCGTCATAAAATAGCTCAGGCAATAACGATTCTTTGGTGTTTATGATAGTATAAAGAAAAGGGTCCTTTTCGCTATATTGGACACATTGTATTGAGCCATCGGTGATAAGATTGCCGTTATTGGCTATAAAGAGATTGCCAGAGGGAGTAGGATTCCCCTCTACCTTAAAATTACCATTGAATCTCATCAAGAACCTAGTATGATCATCAATCACCCCCCCCCCTAGTACATTCAATCATTCTTCGTCTCATAAAACCTTCATCTTTTTTAGTAAATATATTAAGCCCAATAATATCAACAACACACTAATTGATGTGACAGCTATTGGCCATCTTGATTCTTTCTTATCATCTACATCCTTATGCTCGATGTCTGTCTTCTTGTCAATATCCTTAACACCGGTGATCGTCTTATCAATGCCAAGGGAATCAGCCGTCACCGTGCTGTCCCGCCGGCCAATGACGATATGGGTATCTGTCTGCGATGACACCGGTCGCTCCCCCGTGGCAGGATCAACATCCTTGTCCGTATCGAACTCTCTCTCCGTTATAACAATATCGGCATTAAGATCAGATGTCTTGATCTCTACGATCTTCCGATCCATGACCTCATCTATCATCGTCTCTATCCTGCTGATCAACCGGCTATCAATAGACGTTTCGCTAACCTGCCTCCTGCTTCCGCAAGAGGACAGGAACAACGACAGACCTAAACAAAAAATCGCCCTAAGACTTATCCTTAACCTCGTCATCAGCGATCTTCTTTATATCGTCAAAAGCGTCATCCGGTAAGGACTTAGCCGATCCGAAAAGTTTCAAGATATTAACCCTGTTGAATATACTCTTAAACACCTTCACTATATAAGTATCAGGGAAAGCCTCCCCTATCGTGTTAAGGAACAACATGACATAAGCAACAAGAGCGGCATAAACACCATATTTGGTCACTACCAATATAGCGGAAGCGTCATCCTCCTCAATACTCAATGTCTTGTATATCACGCATAATGTCATGACTATAAAACAAGACAGGAAAAACTCCTTGAGTATCCCTACCAACCTGACCTCCCTGAACCACCGGTATAGGGAGAACCGGCGTTTACGGCTACGACGGACTTTCCACTTTCTGGCGCTCTGGATAAGCCTTGCTATAAAATTAGCCAACAGCACTACAAGAAGAACCTCCAGCAGATGATGAACCGGCTGGAAATAAGCCCAACATGAAGTACCATAAGCGATAGCGATATTCCACAAAGCCCCAATCTTATCTAACATACCCTTATTGCCCATTACTAATGTCATTTACAAAATTAATCACTATGGCATTAAGTACCTAAAACACCACGGCATGTATACCGTTCCTCGTGTCAAGACTATCAAAATGCAACCATCCTACCTTACCCTCAAGCCTAAAAGGATACGGAAGCATATCTTGATGATCTAAAATCAAGCCTCTAGCCTGTTCCGCTGTCATCGACTTGATATCAAAATCACCGGCCTTACCCAATACATGAGCGGATAGATAAACATCCTTCTTATCCTTGACGATCTGGCACATGTTGCATCTAAGACCACGCTGGGAAAACTGTCCTTGCTTATCCCAGTTATTACAATACATAGGCTGTTTGATTATATCCCTCCGCAATATAAGAAGATTATGGAGAAACTCTGTGTCAAGGAACTGCCACGATCTTTCCTTCCACTTATTGTAAGTATGAGGACACACCAATTCAACTATATCAAAATAAGAACCTAGTTCTCTTATAATATCATATCTATTCATATCATCCATTTTTTAAATAATGCAAAATAACAATACCACGATAACCTGATCCTCCTCGACCGCCTGCGGACCCACTATTAGAAGCTTTAGAGGCTCCTCCTCCGCCACCACCATAATAAGTGGCATTACCTCCATTTTCGCCATTAATAATAGCGCCCTCAACATCCTTAGCTCCAGCTCCATCACCTCCTCCGTGATTGCCACCTTTACCTCCGGATAAAAAGCCAAAATCCCATCCTCTTGTATAAGCTCCCGATCCGCCACCAGCGCCCATAGGATAAGGGTATCGGTCAGGATATTTGTTATTAAAAACATATGATCCATCTTGCCCTGGATTTCCCGGGGAAGGATCATTGCCATCCCCTTTAACTCCATATCCGCCTATTCCACCTTTGCCGGCAATAGCCTGATATATACCGAATATACTATCACCACCTATATCTCCTACAACCACCCTATATGTAACACCTGGATTTACGGGTATAGTCCCAGTCAGTACACCACCTCCGTTGCCGCCACTCCCGGCATTATATATATCGGAATATCCTCCATTAAGACCTCCGGCGACCAAGGCGAACTCAACCTCATAGACCCCATCAGGGACTTCCCAATATCCATTATCCTGAGGAGACAGTTCCTCGAATACCTCTACTATCTTCACCTTGGGTAGCATCCTTCTTCTCATCATAAAGCAAACAGGATTTTACCCCCCCCCATTTATATTTTAAAACACTAATATTAAACATATTATTCCGGTTTTATCGTCCATTTCTGAGCGTAATTATTTTTTAATACATATATTTTCTCCATAGGCGTAGCGGGAGATCCGTTGGACTGGCCTTTCACGAATCCCTCGGGGGCCTGCTCCGTGCCGGAAGGACGCTGGTTTTCGGTTGGATAAATAGCATTATACATGATTACCGAAAGACTATAGAACTGGTTCCTCTTCCCATCCTTAGCCACGGATGTCATAGTAATCTGATCCCATCCTACAACAAGGTCGTAGAAAGAGTTCACGAAATCATCTGATCTTTTTTGGCTATGAGTGGATGCATTCACGCTAAACCATGTAATAGCCCTCATCTCATAAATATAATCCGGAAGCTTATCCATTCTAAGACTATTGTTATTAGCTGCAGTGAAACCAGTAAGATGCTCCAATCCCCTTCCAGACACATTATCATCATTCCAACCCGTCCTCCTTTCTCCACTTACCCAGTCATCTAAAAAATGAAAATCAGTAATATTAGGATTTATCTTATCTACCTCGAAAAAAGGAAGGGTATTTATATCAAAATAATTCCACATATCAGAAGGACCAGGAGTTATATTCAACGAAGTTAATTTAGGAAGATCATTAAACTCCTTTATATACCTATCCAAATAACATGAAGACAATTCAAGGGTTTGAAGATTTTTCATATTCTTTACATTCCTTATCCCGCTAGATTCTATATCCTTAAGATCAAGCATATTAAACATATTTAAATAATACACCTCAGTCTTACTGGTTATAGCCTCAGGCATTACGGTCATTCTTTGCCCTACATTTGAAAGATCTATATAAATTAATTTATTAGATCTCGACAATTTATCTACCGGTATGCCGTCATTAACATACATCGTATGCGATACGACCAAAAATTCAAGACCCGGAATATCTACGATCGGGAAAGCCGTCATCTTACAAATTTGAATATTGGCATAATAAATATCACAAGTAAAATCTATCGATACAGCCCGTTGTACATCTCTCCTCCCATCAGCGTAAGCATGATTATCCACAGGTACGTATTGCGATCCATCCTCCTTCCTGAACCACCACGTAGTATTGGGATTTTTCCTGTGTTGTATTGCCAAAGAACGGAATATAATACGATAATTATCCTGCCCTTGTACCTTGGTCATAGGAAACTGTTCCTTTATTCCATCCCCCCAATCCACATTAGCCATACCTGGCTTTCTGGATCTAAACTCAACAAACGTATTAAAAGGATCACCAGCGACAGGACCGGGTACATAATTATAATCATCGGTATAATAATTTCTAAGTGCCCTGTCCCATGTAGTGAACCATACGAACTTATTTGATGAAGCCTCATATTTATATAATGTCTTAGCCATTACCTATCTTGTTAAAATATTCTACAATAACATTCCTGTCCAATCCCATAGAATCACATAAATATTCCCCTTCAGGTTGACCCCCAAACGATAATACCTTATCCGTATCATGAGCTAAAACATCTCCATCGCCTACAAAGGTACGCCCATCGTCAAATACAATAAGCTTATATGGCTTATACGACCTCGTGCCAATATCAGAAGACCGTATTGACCTTAACACCGAAGCCTCTGGCGCTATATTAAACCTCCATCCGTAATTATTCATAAGCACATAAACCATCTCCATAGGAGTCGACGGAGAGCCATTAGACTGACCCTTTATAAAACCAGAAGGTGCCTGTAATACGCCACTAGGTCTTTTATCAACAGGCATGGAAGCCGAATACATAGTTAAATACAATCCATAAAACTGATTCCTTTCGCCATCAGAAGCAGAGGAGGACATAGTGAGATAATTAAACCCCATTACCTTATCATATAATGTTGATATAAACGTATCACATCGACTTTGGGTTGACACGCAGAAATGCATATAAAAGCTATTCATAGACCTCATCTCATATATATAATCCGGGAGATTACTTACATCTATATTACTATAACTATATGAAGCGTCGAGACTCTCAATGTTTTCCAACCCCTTACCACTCATATACGGATGCCAACTTACAACGGATCCATACCATCTGTTTATATGACTGAAAATTTTTAAACTAGAATTTATCCTATCCACCTCATCCATAGCCGGGCATGTATTAGGATCAAACGATGGCATAGCCGCTCCCGGGGATATATATAATTCTCTTAGCTTGCTAAAAGACAGCCATTCCCTTGGATATACCCTAACCCTTCCACCAGCTAAATGCAATATCTCCAAATTAGGCCACATGGAAGGGAATTTCCTTATATTGGAAGCTTCGGTATCACTAAAGTTAATAGACTCGGACAAATTCAGACCTTTCAATTTAGTTAGTCTATTCCAATCCTCCGGGATGGACGTCAACGTATCCACACCAAACTCACTTAATGTTATACGCTCTATATTTACCGATCTCATTATCCTATCCTTTGGTATATCTGTTATGGTACGATTCCCAGGAATACTTATAATTATATTGATAAGGCTAGGCATATCAAGTATAGGGAAACCTACCATCATAATCCTATAGGATTCCATCTTCGTAACATCATTGGTAAAAGACATGGATATCACACGCTCCTTATCCATGCCATCATCATAAGTATGATTAGGGGCAGGGATATACTCACTCCCGTCATCCTTATAAAACCACCATGGGTGACTGTCGGGATTCTTACGATAACTTATATCCCTTCTCCTGAACATCAACCTATATTGACCATATATAGATCCACTCCTAGCCTTTACAAAAGGGAATTGCTCTTTATTCCCATCTCCCCAATCAACCTCGCACATGCCGGGAGCATTAGAATAAAATCCTATAATCTCATTATAATTATTACTATCCAATATAGGATCAGGCACATCATCAGTAGTATCATTCCTGTTAACGCCCCTAAAAGCGTATTTACCCTTAGTAAAAAAGGTTATAGACCCTTTATTTGTGTCCTTACATATCAACTTCATACCTCTCCCTCCTCTATTCTTCTAAAATACTCGACAACAGGTGAACTATCAAGCCCTAGATTACTACATATATCTATAGCCTCGTATTTATCGGCAAAACTGTACTTGGACATGCTTTCATCTAACACGTCTCCGCTAAATACTGATACATGCCCATCCTTTACGCCAAGAACGAACGGGGTGATCCTGGTCTTCCCCGCCCGCCGTGCCATCGTAAGGGCGGCCTTAGAAGCCGGGGCAGGTGCCAAGATCCACGTCTGCCCGTAGTTGTTGGTAAGCACATACACCTTCTCCATAGGTGTCGTAGGATTACCATTACTAACGCCCTTGACAAATCCATCAGGAGCCTGATAAACGCCAGACGGTCTCTTATTAGTAGGAGCTTCGGCAGTATATAAATCTAAGGTAAGTTTATAAAACTGATTCCTGTTACCGTCAGAAGCCGTCTGTGACATCGTTATATAACTCCACGACATTATCTTATCATAAAACGTGTTAACGAACGTATCAGCCCTCTCCTGCGTATTTATAAATCTACCTTCATCACGCAAATTCCATACCCTAAATTCCCTTATCTCATACAAGTAATCCGGAAGATCGTCTACCGGCACCGTACTTGAAGAACAATACATATTATGGATCTTATTTAACTTCCCTCCTACTAAATCCTGCTTCCATGAACTACCGTGAGCCATAAAATCAATGCTTTCCTTATCATCCCCTACCTTATCCACCTCATCAAATACAGGTATATTATTCCGATCGCTAATGATACTTATACCCACAGCCGGAATAGAATTAAAGGCCGGATCATAAGAAGGGATGTTACACCAATTGAAATTAAACTTGGTAAGATTCTTCCATTCAGAGAACCTTCTCCAATTAGAATCAGGATCATCCCCGAAATTAAAAACGCTATTGCATCCGAAATACCTCAGGTCTTTCATATTTAAAAAACCTTCTGGCCAATTACTCCATACACCAGAATGAGAAAAAGCTCCTATCTGTATATTACGAAGATTAACGCTCTTGCTTATCCTGTTATATGGGATATCGCCATTTTTTAAAACGGATCTAGCCATAGCCAAATAAGTTATATCAGGAAGATTAGCTACAGGGAACTCATGAAGGACAATACCATCCATATTAAATTCCCCATCAATTACGTTAGAGAACCTCATCGTAACCCCTCTACGCCTGATATCGCTATATTTATGTGGGGGGACCGGTATGTATTGTGAGCCATCCTCTTTCTTATGCCACCATACGGTATCATCCGGATTCTTCTTATACTCAATGTCAAGAGACCTGAATACAATCCTATAACTACCATCAGATATCTTAACTAAAGGATATTGATCCTTTGTCCCGTCCCCCCAATCAACGTCTACGAATCCCGGTTTAGATGTCGAGAACCTAAGACTTCTATTAAAAGCACTCGATGATATTATCGGATCGGGTATATAATCAGCGCCCTTACCATCATAACAAGGGAACCTGTCCTCATTCACTATAAACGTGACATAGGACGCTACCGTGTCGTATCCTACTAAAAAAGCCATACCATTAATTTATTGAGGTTATATCATAAGACACCCATTCCTTATACCCGTTAACCATCTCATATACCTTGTTGATGGTCCTGCATACGACAGCGAATCCAATATCCACGTTAGGGAACTTCTCGTTAAGCTCATCAATAGTAAGTTCCCTGACAATACTCTCATCCCACTTCCTCATCTCCTTTACCTCCATAAGGATCGGTTTTCCGGTTACGCCTACGCTCATCACCCATTCTCCCTCACGGTTGGAATCAGCCAGATCCGGGAAGATCGTAACACCAAAAAGATCGGAGAGGGTGAAGGTCTCACCGGTACGGGTGAAGGACGCCGCCGCCCCAGGCGTAAGGACCACCTCGTCAACGGCCAACAGGCTCGTAAGTTTCTTGGCTCCTCCTGATACCGTGGCGTTAAACACGACAGTAACATTACCGGTAGCGCTATTAACGAACTTGATCTCATCCTTATCGCTATTTATAGCTTGTAAACGTGATCCAGATACGATATTCACGATCTCATAGTTCTTGTCATAAGTGCTCTGTAGCGTCACATTACCGTATTTAGTATCGATAAGAGTAATCCACTTAGCCTTGCCTCCTACTACCTCCACAAGCTTATAGAACACGTCATTACCGTCAGCGTCAACCCATCTAGCTATAGCTCCAGGAGCGAAATTAGTCACCTCCCGATCTTGGGTATAACTAACGGTGCTTTCCGTAGGCTTATTGGCTAAAGTAACGTAAAGACATTGTTCTACGTCAGCCTCCATCTTAACTATCCCAGCTCCATCGTAATAATAATCAGGTACGTTTTTCTCTCGTATCAACAAGATGGTACCTTCCTTAAGCTTGTCGGCATTGGTAGGGTCATCCACAAAAGACTTCATCTGGATATAGGTATCGAAGATGATCGACGTACTCTTATTCTCTATCTTCTGGTTGATATTATTAACAATATTATTAATCTCATCTTTTGTATAATAAGGAGATAGATCAACCTTAGGTCCTTCCTGCTCTAAAGCCTGAGTTCCATCCCACCAATAATCAGGCACATCCTGCTCCCTGATCCAGAAGCTGTCCCCCACACGGAGCTTAGCCGTGTTCTCCGGGACCGCCAGCCACTCATTCATGGCATCGACCGTATCAAAGATATATGCCGTGTTCTTGCCCTCAGCTATACGTCTTACGACAGCCAACTCGCTCTCGACATCGCTAAGTCTTTCCTTTATATTATTGATCTCCCGCTCCAGCTTATCATAATTATCCTCCTGATCTATAGCATCGCCTATAGACATATAAACCTCATTGGTGAGCTTATTATAAGTAATACGGGCTACTTTCTGATAAGAAGTCTTATATGTACTCGCCCCCTTACTGGTATTGCAGATAAAATCATATGTGTTTTGATGTACGACAGATCCTCCGGTATTGATAAAGTTATACCTATCCTGTCTCATCGTACCGCCCTTATACCCTACAAGCTCAAAAGAACACTTACCAGTACCTTTGGATCCAAACCATGTGGAGTAGGCTATAAACCGAGTCTCTTCAGGTAATATATCATAATATTGAGCACGAAGATCCTTTACCGACATCCATACACATTCCTTGCCTGATCCGGTATTGTCTCCTCCCCATTTAAGTACGCTTCTTACATGATCGTCATTATTACCGGGACCAGCGAATCCTACGCCTAAATTATCTATGGTAGGAACATTCGAGTTAAGAGCCTCTGTCATGGTATCTAAATCCCTTCCCGAACTTTCATCCCACAAATATCTGAACGTAACGAAATCCACGTCACCGATCTTAATACCACCGGTATTGCTAGGATATGTTTTAGTCACCAGCTCATAATACCACTTTCCGCCCCTAAACGTGACTCTTATTCTCTCCACTTGTCTTGGAGATATAGATACATACGATCCTCCAACAGAGACGCTGGCGTCATCTCCGGCACGGGTAGCGTCTTCCTTTGGCTCCTCCGGGTCTACCGGAGTATAGATCGTGGCTTGCTTATCACCTGCATTGATGACAACGATATAATAGCTATCACCTTCCAGACCTTGCTCATGAGCCATCGTAACAAACCCCTGTTCGCTTTCCGGCCTCCATTCGACCACAACCATATGTTTGTCCATAGGGATACCGGATACGCTATTAACGTAGTTGGTTGATGACATGAAAACAGCATGGTCATCGTAAGCCTGATCCACACGCTGATGTTTGGTAGCCAGACTATCAAGACGTGATATCTCAATGGGGTCGATAACCTCAACCCCATTATAATCATACCACTTATATCCTATCATCGTATTCTCACGACGATACTTTCTTTTTCTTATGACCTGACCTCCGGCTAAGGCGTCAATCATAAAATAATCATTACATACTTTAACCATAGCCATTCAGATTAACAGGTTTGACATAAACAAGCCACGATAGTAGCGCCAACAGGAATGGAGGTCAGTGTCGTGCCTACCGGGTAGGTCGGGGAGGATGACTCCAGCACCATCACCGACATCCGCTCAACGACCATATTGTTATCCACCAACCTGCTTCCCTCCACATAGAACCGGCCATCGGCTACCTCATAGCACTCGCGCACCGGGACCATATGTTTTTGGCTTTTATCCGCATAATCACAGATCGTGACCTTAGCCCCCTCTGGAATAGAGTTAAGCTCATCGCCAGCATGATAATCAGGATGATCGGAATACACGACATATAATATGGACTTAATATCCTGCAACGCCGGATTGACCGTCCTGAATCCCTTTAAATGGATCTTATGGCCACCAACCTCATAGCAGTCATCTACCTCCATGATATTAAGGTCACAGCTTATTACCGTCCAACCACTAACCGTATCTTGGGTAGGGGTGGTATCGGTGGGATGATCAGGATCGGTTGACTCCACGATCTTATAATCAAACTCCCGGACATTAAGCTTATAGTCAATAGACTCCTGACGCCTTATCTTAACCGTACCATTCCCTGTATCATAGCAGGTATCTGTCGTATCCAAGAACCGATTCTCCATATCAGGCATCTCACACTCAACCCTACTCCATTTACCAACCATAGAGGAGTTAATATCGCCTACCTCATATTTATCGTCCTCTGACTGCGTAACCTCATAGAAATGATACCACTCATATCCTAGAGAGTTATATATAACGATATTATGGATTTTCACACGTTTATCGTTCTCCGTGACATAACACTGATCGTAGTAAGATACATGCCTGTCACGAAGGTTCTCAAGATCGCAAGGAGATCTCTTCCATCCAAAAGGGATCTCATCATATTCCTGATCTATTAAGATAGCGCCGTCCTCGCTCTCACGTACAATATACTTGGCTTTCCTATCACCTAGATCACCGTCATAAGAGACAACCTTATCCACTTCAATACGTTGTCCATCGAGAACATAACACTCACGATATACCTGAGTGTTCCGGTCTTCCATGTCCGTGAAATCACATGGGACCAAAGAGAAACTCTCTGGAAGGGTAGCTAAGTCGGTCCCCGGGACGAAGCCAGCGTCATCCGACTCAAGGACTTCGAAACGGGTATATCTGGCCTTTATCTTGGAGTCATAAGAAATTAACCTACGAAGCTTGACATGGCCGTTACCTCCATCATAGCATTCAATGTAAGATCTAATGTCACGTTCTTCCATATCATCGAAATCGCAGACAGCCCTTATCCAAGTATCTGGCAAGGAAATGAAGCTGGCACCCTCAGGCTGTGACGGATCGGTAGTCTCCAGGACTTTATAACTCTTATCCCTAACCCCTATATTCCCGTCCCATGACGTGAGAACCTCCAGCTTCACCTTACCGGCCGGTGTCTTATAACATTCTACAGTTACCTCAATATCACGATCCTCCATATCCGTGAAGTCACAAACGACCTCAACCCAGTCATCACTTATGCTGGTAATGAACTTACCTACCGGGTTCTCAGGATCGGTACTTTGCTTGATGCGATACCATTCCTTTCTGGTACCCATCTCATAATCAAATATCTTATATCCCTCTATCTGCACTCTCCCGGTACCGGTATCAAAACATTTAAGAACCGGTATTATCTCCCTTTGAGTCATATCAGGGAAATCACATACTATACGATTCCATGTATCAGGTATCTTATCATACTCCGTACCGATAGGATTACTATCGTCAGTCGTATTCACCACCTCATAATGGGACACCTCCGGGTTCAAGCGGGGATCTACCGACTCAACGCCCTCGATCTGGACCTTCCCCCCTTCCGTGGCATAACATTTACTTACGAATATCAACTCCCGATCGGTCATCTCGGCTATACTGCAATCTATAGCCACCCACCCATCAGGAATCTTATCAAACTCACTGCCGATAGGAATATCGATATCAGATGAGTTGATGATAAATATCTTCTCGGCCAGTATCTCTCCCTTATTATTCATATAGGTATGGATACGAGCCTCTACCTGACCACCCGGCGTGCGATAGCATTGGTTGACGATCGACACACGGGCGTCTTTGATGTTAATGAACTGATAGTCCTTTCTAGGGACATCGCTTACAAGTCTCTTTACTCCTTTATCATCGAAGTACACGTAACACCCGTCATTCCTCATCATGACCGGATACGTCTTTCCGTCTATTACAACCCCTGAGAAGTCATCTGGCGGAACGGAGAAACCCATGCTTCCGAATATAGAAGCCAGTCTCTTTAAATACTCATTAATCGCGGACATACTACAATATTTAAGTTCTTATGCCTCAAAGTTAATAAAAAAGGGGAAAGAATTGAATCTCTCCCCTTTAGGAAATATATGAACGCAAAAAAGGTCGTTCTTATTTAGGTTCGGTCACGATAGCCGGACCAAGACCAGCGGCAGCACCGATCATATTAATCATCTCCTGAACACCCTCATGAGCGCCGTAACGTACACGTAAGATCAAGTTGATAGGATCATCAGCGATAACCTTTCCGAATCCCTGAGCGTATCTATGAGGATTGAGCGTAATCTGGAAGTCAACGTACTGAGCCGTTTGCTCTACACGACTATATTCGTTCATGAACGTCCGCCCCATGAAATCCTGATGTTTCGGGAAGCCGTTGAAGTGAGCATATCCTTTCAACTCGTCATCCATCATATTGCCGCCTACGTGAGTACGCGGAGCCTTTCTGGACAATCTCTCAAAATTAAGCTGATCCCACCAAATAGGAGAACCCTCATCCAGAGAATCAGGATAACCGCCGCTAGCTCCAACGATCTCCACGCTATCCTCGATATAAGTCATTTTATCCATCAAGCACTCTGACGGAGATAACAACATTTCCTTGCCACGGAAACGGATACCGCATTTACAATTAGTACCAAGCTCTTGTGCTGATTCCAATTTCTTCCACATCCTGTTGCGGTATGATGCCGGGGCCTCGCTGGTGAAGAATCCTTCAAATACCTTGTCGCACTCATCACACAACATGTTGGTATATACCTCTGTCTGGAAGCTATGCTGGCAAGCAGCAAGAGTACCGTAGTCAGTGATCTCCAGTTCCGGGAACGCCTGCTTGATTTCCTCCAAAGCGCTTTCGCCACACTCGTTGTCCGGGATCGTGATATAATACTTCTCCTTAGATACCTTGCAAGATCCGCAGGCTGACCAAGAAGCGGTACGAACCGTAGGATTCTCACACATATCAGATGTCTTGGCGACATAATAGATAACCGTAGTAGGATTAGCGTCTACGAATGTCTTGATCTCGTTATCGGTCAATTTCTTTGACGTAGCGGCAATATAAAGACCAGTGCCCTTGATCTGGCTCATCTTACTAACCGTATCTGAAACTACGTTAGGAAGAGACTCGATAGTAGAAGACATATCAACACCATCATCCTCCAACGAAACGGAATACAGGTATCCGCCCTTAACCTCAGTATAGCTAGGCGGGCATTCCTCGCATCCTTTCATGATAGAGATCAGACGTTGAGTATAATCATCAGGCTTAGCCCCTTTCTTCATCACCTTATAACGTGACATGCTGCCGTTGATGCTCTCACGAACGATCTTCAATCCCGGATACTGGGCACGAACCTCAGCCAAGGCCAGATCATCACCAGTATCGCATACCTCCATACAATAGAAGTTCACGTCCTCCGTATCAGGCTCAGTAGCCTCGTTGGTGCATCTTGTAACAGGAGTAATATCGATATAATCAGATACCTTACCACCACCAGCGATAGGTTGATTCTTCATCCGCTCAATACACTTCAGGACGGCGGGCAACAAATCAACCTCCTCGCAAGGATCGCACTCCTCGCATTGATTTGGCGTATTATCACAATCATCCAAAAGAATGGCGTCATTGATCTCTACACGACCCTCCTCATAGCCAAGAAGCTCAAAGGCACGACCAGCGAGAACCAAGCGGATAGCGATACGGTCTCCCTTGGATACGGAGAATGCCGTGTCATCAGAAACACCATTGTATCCTAAGATAACATCATCGACATAAGCATGATCTTTCTTCGGCCAAGAAGCGTAGATCTCCGTGATCTCGTTCAAAGAGAATAACGGCGTGGAAAAATCCTTATCATAGATAGAGCGGGAAGCCGCTTGTTCATTACGACCGATACGGATCTCATAACGCTTGTCGTTACGAGGCTTACCGGTAAAATCAATCACGGCCTTACAACCGTTCTCGGAAGTATCTTTAGTATCGTAAATACCGATCTGTCCTTCCTTCAAGAAGATGGAATCAACATCCACCATCTTAGCGTGTGGGGATACGAAAAGTACCCGATCTTGCGGTCTGTGCAACATATAATTAATATTTTAGTTTAAAAATCATTTACCTAACGCAAACATAACAATAAACGAGTTTACGACAATAAAGTACGGTCATGAGTGTATATATATTAATGCGGATTACATTTTTTGTAAAGCTACTCTATTAAAACAAATCCATATTCATTTATAATATTATCAACATCATTAGATGACAATGAAAACCACTCTCCTGAAATCCTCTTGTCGGAAAACTTATCATGCAAACATCTCTCTATATCACCTTTTACACAAGCTATGATACTTAACCTTGGATTAGCGCATCTTAAATCCCTCTCTCTCTTCTTTACATTAAACGTCTTACCTATTTTAATATCCTTACTTAAACCATCGACAGCCAAATAGGTGAATATATTACAATCATGATCATCATCTACATCATTTACCAATATATCAATTATATCATCGACAGATTCGAATATACCCATTTTTATAAACTTACATATATCCTTTTGAATACAAACAATCCTTTCCGATTCTTGCTTGGTGTATAAAAACTTATCACATTCACCGGTAACAGTCTTATTTATAGCAAAAATTATTCTCTCAATATCATCGGAGCTAAAAAATGAAGACAGATACCTATACATATCACTATACTCGTTTCCTCCCCTTATATATATAATAGCGTCATTGCTTATATCTGATCTTCCAAACATTTTTATACATTCATTATATATAGATGGATGTAATTCCATGGCGACCATCATCCATATCTCTTTAGCACACATAACCAACCTATTCGATCCTCTACCGGTAGATTTATACACCCCAAGCGATTTTAATGTCTTGACAAGAGAGGTATTGTTTACGTCATTAATAAAACTTGATAAAGATATACCTCTTATATACTTGTCTTTTATAACATAATATATACGCTCAGAACTATTCCTATTGGATAAAATTCCCTCTATCCTCTTATCACTCCATCCTTCTACGATCCTCTTTCTTAAATAAGCCTCTTGCAAGTCAGTCAAAGACATAAATGATGTTTCTTCATCACATCTAATAGGTACACCGAATAAAATTTTACTACTTGAAATCATATCATAATATTTTACACAATTAAATATTATGCAAATATAGGAATAAAAAAGCAAAAACACACATACCATGAAATAAAAAAAAGACCCGCCTATTTCTAGGCAGGTCTTTCTATCAAACTAACGTTGTTTATTTAAAAGAAGCCACATTATCCTTATCCATTCTATATCTATACAATTCATTCTCGTTAAGGTTGAATTGCTTGGCGACCATATTCAGAATCTCCTCCACAAGATAATCGGGCAGCTCCGGGTCGATGTCCGTGGATTGGATACCGGCGGCGTTGATATACCCCGACAGGTCTACCCTGACAGGACGGCGGTAGTACGTCATCTTAACTTCCTCGGTACGGAAGCCTGACTCGTAGACCACGACCTTCCCGTTCCCTATGGAGTAGAATGTCTCCCGATAATCGTAAGAAGGGCGGTTATTATCATCCCCAAGAAGCTCATGGATATTCTCGTTCTTAGCCTCCCACATAACGAAATCAGTGGCCTCACACCCTTTGTATGAGAAAACGCCTTTTATGTTAGAGAACCATAGATAGTCATCAGGTAAGTTAAAGGACGTAGACTCAGGGTCATCCATCCTACCCGCATTATCCAACGACATCCAATAAACAAGAAGGTTTTGGATGGAGCGTATAGTCTCGTCATCCTTCCTATTTAGATAGTACTTAACCAACCGGTCTTGGGCCTCGTTGAACAACAGCACGAACCTCCCCGGATCAAGCTTAATCCCGCCATTGGCCAGATTCTGCTCGTTCTTCTGCAAAGACCTTAGATACGCTTCTTGGATTGTCATAATTATTCCTCCTTAACCTTACCACCTTCCTCTACGTCATCCTTCTTCTTAATATCCTTGACCTTCTTGGTCTTGGACTTATCATCGATATTAGACATAGACATGATCTCCTCATACTCATCCAATACATTAGCCTTTATGTTAATAAAGTCTTTCTTGGTAGCCAAGAACTCGGCGGATGTCCGAACGTCAGGTCCTATGATCTGGCCATTATATTGTAATCCGGATGGAGTCATATTGATACGACCATTTCGTTGAAGGACGTTTACGATACGGTAAAACTCAAGAACTTCCTTGAAATCACCTTCCAATGACCGATCCCAGATATCAAGCAGATAATCAACATTGGTCTTCTTCTCATTCATCCAGTTTGATAGAGATCCTGTATAATACTCATCCTCCGTGAAATCTGGGCGAGTTACGATACCGATGTAAAGAAGAAGATCGATGACAGCCTGACGATCGTCTCCACCTTTCTTAAGGGCGCTGATAAACTTATAGCTGATGTTCATCTTATTGATCTCACGCTGCTGGACGAAATCCTTCATATTGTCTTTCTCCACGAAACAGAACATGGAGTTCATGAAGACAGGATCGCCATCCATTTCCTGAGGAGTCAACATGCCGGAAAATACAGCCAGATATAAATAAAATAGATCTACAGTATTAGCCGTATTATAAACCTTACCCATGAAGATCTTATCTTTAGCGTCATCCCAAAATTCTAAATTGGTTTGAGATAGATCCATCTGCGACATTTCCTCGAAAGGCTTCATGATATTATCTACCCGCTGTTTGACGAGCCTGTCGATCTCATTCTTGTCAAGACCATTATAGCATCTTGATCTTGGATAAAAACCGGTGTTATAGGCCTTGGAGAAATCATCCCAAGGGCAACATACGTGAGTGGCGTTCTCCGGGAACGGAGCTTTAGCTATATTAGCGTCTTGAAAGGCCTGAGGAGCACTTCCATCGTGTTTGCCTACAACCTCATATAAGGTATCTGACATGATATTGAAACCGTTTACCTCGGCCAATACCTTCCTTGATTTTAAAATTTCTTTCATTTCCTTTTTGCGTTACTTTAAAAAAAAGAGGAGAGGAATATCCTCCCCTCTAAAAACCAAATTACATATATGAAAAAACTTAGCCGAAGTAGTTCGGTTGAAGCTCGATAATCAAGAACTTACTGTTATCCATAACCCAAGCCGCGGAAGCGGAATGACACCAGAATTGCTCTTTCATGCCCGGCAAGGATGATACGATCTCGTTACCGTTGGCTTTGTGCGCCCAACGACCGTACTCATAACCCCACCACATGCTTACACCTTCTGGCTTGATATAGAATACGTTGTTATTCATATTACCTAACTTAGCGTTAGCCGTATTAGGAATAGCGGAATATGCGTTAGTTGATCCAGCGTCAGTGATATTCTCGATAATACAAGAATAAGATGATCTAGGATACATGCCATTCACTAACTCGCTACGATCTGTCATGTCAGCGTAATCCAAAGAAGGATCATGCTCGAACTCAACATTACCGATGCCCGGGATGAAAGCTCCCTTAACCTGAACCGGGCCTAAGATCATGGCGTCATTAGTACCAGAGATAGGATTAGAAGGCAACATCCTATCGCTTCCCATACCCCAGCTTAAATTCTGCAAGGTAGTGAAGAACGATTCCCTAATCAACTTCTCTAAGTTAATCATAGCCATAGCTCCTACCTTGAACTTAATCTTACGTTCCGTAATAGGAAGATCCTGACGGCCACGGAAAATATAAGCTGCGGCAGCCATAAGCGTATCCTTAGTAATACCCATCGGGCGGCTATAGTAGATAGTGTAACCACGGCGAAGCTGACGATAGATACCTTCATTCAAATGGATAGGACCATTTTGATCCATGATAATACCACCTTCTTGCCACATCAACTGTCTTGCCTCCAACTTAACCAACTCAGCCATACAGAACACCTCCAACGTAGAGGCTACTTTGGCCGTACGCAAATCAAGTCTACCATTAACAGTCTTACCGATAATAGCCAGATCAGGAATATTACCCTCATACTCGCTTCTCATGGCATTCATACGACTAAGGGCGGTCTCCACGAACTCTGAAGTGCTGTTCTGGGCGGCCTGCATGGACTTCATACCAGCATACATAGTTGTCTCTCCTTCAACACCACGGTGGTTTCCTAAACGGAACTCACAGGTCATGGAACCGGCCTTGTCAGCTCCAGATACCTTAGAGAACTGGGTGCTATACTCACCAAGAGCATGACCGATCTTCCAATAACGGATACCAGGACGTAATTTCTCTTTAGGGAAGTATTTAGCCTTTCCGCCGATAACACGACCCCAATAACGTGTCAAATCACCTTCGGTCTTAGACGGGATCTCACCTGAGATAAGGATATTACAGCCGTTAGCGGCGTCATAGGTGATGACATCATAAGCCGTAAACTCAGAGGTATTCAAAACGATATCAAACAAGCTACCATCAATACCAGGTTTCAGGTGATGACCTGAAGTATCCTCTGCCGTAACGACAGCAAATGTCTTTGTAACAGGAAGATCATAACGGAAAGAAGCTCCAATACCGTTAACAGAGATCGTAGCGCCGTTATTAATCATACCCATATACATCGGTACAGGGTAATTAGCGATATTAGAGAACAGATTCAAAAGACCCAAATGATTCTTATCCGGATCCTCATAATACCAGCTCGCCAATGAGCCTAAGTTATGCTCTACGAGCGAAGTCTTATAGTTCTTGGCGTCGGTGAAGGCAATAACGTTATCACCATTCACGGTAGCCGGAAAACTTTTTGTTAAAAAAGGATTCATAATTATCTATCTTTTAATGTTATACACTCTTTGATCCACTCAGATCAAGGAAGTTAGCTTCTATAGTATCGTTATCGATATTATTTTTATTCTGCTTTCCTCCCTTATTGCCAGAAAGAAGAGTGATGGTCTTCTTATTAACCTCCATCTTAGCCTTGTTGGTTTTCTGTTTAAGGAACTCGTCCTTATTCATCAAGAACAAGGCCAGATCAGCGGCCATGTCCGGATTCTTGATAGCCTCCGAATAAGCTTTATCTATAGCCGTATGACCTTGATTGTCTATCGGCTTGGTAACGAAATCGACAGCCTTACCTATCATCGTGTCAGTCAACTGGAATCCTGAGCTTATAGACGTCTTAAGACCTTTCTTATAGATCTTCATCTGCTCAATCAACTCCTGTTTCCTTTTCTCGGATTTTTTCTTCTCCTCCTCGATAAGGTTATCCATCTCCTTTTTCAGGATATCATGGAACTTATTGGCCTTGGACTCAATAAACTCATCGCCCTTGCCGATCATCATCTCCATATTATCCTTTATCTCGTCTTCCGGCATACCCAACATCTTATAATAATGCTGGATAACCGCAAGCTGATCATTTTTATTACTCATATCAAGGCTATCCAACGGAGCCTGAATACTCTGATATTGGCTTAATAGTTGGCCAACGTTACCACCGGCCTTATCCACCTCTATCATCTTCTTCATGAAATCAGACATCGAGCCGGTATCAACCTTGTCTTTCAACAACTCATCAGCCTTGTCCTTGATCAATCCCTCCACTATATCGAGTAAATCATCCTCTTTCGTGATAGTAGAAAGATCGACCGGTTTATCATCTACCATAATATCAAGGTTGTCAATACTATCGATAATACCTCTAGCGGCCATCTTCTCCAAGAAAGATTTCCCGTTAAACACTGATACCACGTTATTATCATCAGTACCGCCTTCGCCAAAGGAATCTGGGTCTGGGTTGGTAGCGTCGCCGCCCTTATCCCCGCCACCGTCAGCCGCTCCGCCGTCGGCAGGCTCTTCCTTGGAATCACCTATAGGATTACCATCCTTATCATATTTACCCTCGATATTATTCTTATCGCCATCACCGTCACCACGGTAAAAAAGTTCCTCGACACTCATGGTCTTAAAACCCTTAGCGAAATCACCCATGTCATTCATACAATTTCCTTTTTTGCTTTTTACAAAAGTATTATTAATCCAATTACCAATTAAATCAAACCCATTATAGTATATGACAGAATTTTACGCCAAAATGATTACATATCTTGTAAAAATATTTACAAAAATTGTAATCAATTCTTGTTTATTATAGACGTAAACCTATCTGTATCAGATCTTTTATTCCTAGAATCTATCTCCTTTTCTTTTAATTCCAACTTCCTTTTCTCTATCTCCTCACGAGATCTTCGCTCAGCCTCGGCGTTAGCCTGTCTGGTTCTCATATCCTCTTCCTTGATATCAAGATCCCTTTCCTTTAAAGCCCTATCAGCCATAGCCTCGACATAATCCATGCCTTCAGAGTTGTTCTCGGTCCTAGCCGCTTGACCAGCGGCCATTATGCTCTTACCCCTTAAGTCGAAGTTGCCCTTGATATAAGCCAGCTCCTTATCCTTCTCATGCTCATCGTTACGAGCCTGTTGATCAGCCTCTGTCTTCTGCTGTATAAGCCGCTGCTCGTTCTGGTACTGTTCTTGCCTAACCCGATCGGCGTAAGATCTAGCATCCCTTCCGATCTGATTCATCTCAGCCGTTGAGTTGGCGCTCATCATCCTAGTGATATCAAGCAAGTCATTACCTAACGTATTTGTCTGCAATATATATTGTTTCAAATTCTCCAATTCCAGACGTTTCTTGGAGTTAGAGACAGCCATAACATTAAGATGACGTAACGATAGGCTATTATCCGTAAGACTGATGTAAGCCAAGGAAAGATCGCTGTTCCTGTACATCACGGTCCAATCATATCCCTCCTTCTGGCATACCTGAGCTACGGCAAGATGGATATCCAACGTCCGCTTCTTAAAATCATCGAAGTCATTAAAATAAGTCTGGGTCTGTAGCATAGTAGCGTTAACTCCCTGTTTTACGCCCGTAGAACTCTCGTATCTGGTTGACTGACCCATTGCCTGTTCGGATATACCTATCATCCTATAAGCCATCATATAGGCGTAAGACGCCATTTCCATACGGGATCTTATCTGATCCGTATTAGTAAGATCATATACACCGAACTGATTATATATGCTGCTCATCTGCGGATTCTGGTAAGGATTGTTTGTGTCATTACCACCTACACCCATAAATGAGACGGACTTAACAATCTGCATAAAAGTAGCCAAAGCTCCCTTCTTGTCCATCATATCCTTATATTCCGTAGGCAGGAATCCTAAGTCGCCTAAGAAGAACTTACCGATCTCCTTCTCGGCGTTATTGTATAGCTGGTTCATAGCAAGGTTATACATCATCTGGAACGGCTGTATGCGATCGGCAAGGCTTGATCCTATGAATCCAGACACCGGAATGACATAATCATATAGACTGCTGTCACCATGTATCTGATGAGGTATTGGATCTCCCCCTATATATATAGGTTTATCCATTAAATTACCTCCGGTGATCTTAACGCCAAACCTAACCTCAGGGACATACTCCAAGATATAGGTGTTCACCTCAGGATCGCCAACGGCTTCTGCCATCACCCTCTTCACCTTCTTTATCCCGTTCTTCTCCAAAAACTCAGGTAATAGCTCGTCGGTAACAAGCTCCTGATCCACCATTCCGGTCTCCGTCATGTAAGTTATTAAGAATATCGGTTTCATGGATACCCAATATCCCTCCATGACCCTAAAAAGGCGAGAGTCTATCTCATATCTCTTGCCATCGGCCATTCCGGAGTTGAAATATCCAAAGGGATGGAAGCGGGGCAAGAAGCGGGGCTGGGTGTGCTCCTCCCCGTCCGGTCCGAAGGTATGGTATTCTCCCATAGGAACACCATAGTAATCCTCAGCCGCAACGATAGATTCATAATCATGATACCCTTTCCATGGAATAACCTCATTCTCATACATACCGGTAATAGAAGGCTTCTTTTTCTTCTGATCATACCTAGTACCGTCATTGGATACCCATCCCTCGTAATCATCATCACCGCCCATAATCCGGCGTTTATCCTTGGCCGTCATCTTATGGCCGTATTTTGATATCAACTCAACACCCTCGTAATAATGAATACGGCCCACATAACTTCCATATTGCGGATATTTTACATCAGGATGGAAAACCTCCATCGGACTCCACACCTCCGGACGGTAGTAGTCAAATCCAACGAAATGATTGCGGAACATCTTACCGCTAAGGAGCCGGTCACGGAAATTCTCACGATCAAGCTCATCCATATAAAACCGGCTACGGTCAGCCTCGATCGTATGATCCCCCCATACCGCCGCCTGCGTCTTCCATCTGGTACTCATGAACCTCTGGATATCATCTGGTGTCATAGACACCTTGGCTTGTTGAATTTGCTCTGCGTAAGCCTGACGTTCCTCCTCGGAATTAAACTCATTGTATGTAGGATCAAGCCCGGCTTCTACAAGACGCTGATTGACGATAATATCCCACTGTTCTTGTATATGGCGATGAAGTAAGTTTGACATCGTATCCTCATACTCACTTATAGCCATATCCCCTACCTCATTAACCGTATACTTATCCTGTAGGTTTGTCAACCATCCCTCAAAAGCGTTTACGATACCACCTATGATATCATAATGCTTCAAGAAAGAGGGTATCCTTATATCACTCCTTAACTTCTGTACGTTCCTTAACTGTGGGATAACATCCGCCATCTCCATAAAAGATAACTTACCATCCGCCATCAGATAATAGTCACGGTACATTTGGTTACGATCATATTGTTTCAACCCTATCGTCTCAAGAGCATCCATACAATCCTCCTTCCATTTCCTGTTCTTTTTCTTCGTGGAAATAGCCTGAGGAGGTAATCCTAATAACGCTCCTTTTGCTGGAAACGAATGATCTCTATTAAACACTTCCATGATTATTCAATTTTATTTACAACAAAGATAGGCGTTTAATTGACATTCATTTACCTAAAAGCTCCTATAGATACCGATCCAAAGGCAGAGGCATATACCTCATGGTGTTTATAAGCGTCTTCCTTGCGGGCATTATTCATCTCCTCGATCTTCGATTTAGGCATGTAATTGTTATCGTCAAAATATCTGGCGAGAACCAACGCATGCCCGAACGCTATTATCCTATCGACGTTCAATCCGGGCTTATACTGTATTATCTCATCCAATAGGGCTATATCATCGATCAGCTCAATACCCTTGACAGTTATATCAAGACCAGTCTGATCATCATAACCGACAACGAAATCCTGCCAGCAATAATCCACCACGCAGGAGAAGAGCAGGTTCTGGTTGCCGGGGGTCGGGTATAGCCCCAGCTTGCTGTTCTGCCGGGAGCCGGCCTTCACATACTTATTGGCTATTGCCTCACCAGCGAATAAGAAAAAAGAAGCAGGCATACCACTCTTCCGGTTAAGGTACTGTTCATACATCTGGTCAGCGTTCTCCATAAGACATATAGCACCATATCCTTTCTGAAGTACCTCGCACGTACGACAAAACTGATCTATGGATGATGGACGAGCGGCATATGACACAACTATTCTATAGGCATATGGATCACGAATACCTACACGTCTCTTGAATATATAAAACGTACCTAGTGAAGCTGTATCTGATTTGGCCTGTTTATACCCGTCAAGACCAGCTACATAAACATAATCATCAAACCTATTAGATTGAGGCATCTCGAATATCTGGACAGGAGCATCAATAACACCTCCACTAAACGGAAAACCAGCTAGCTGTTTATTAGATTTCGTAGTACCAAGCTTATTGCCCGATTCAAGAAAAACATCACACAGCATGCCACTATATTGACCCGACTCAAGGAGATCATTCTTATGCTTGATAGCGTACTCTACCGGGAATAGGTTCTGGGACGAGCTTAAAAAACAGTCATCAATCGTAAAAGGATAGAACATGGTATGAGAGGTATAAGCTACCCTATCTTTCGTAGATAGCTTCTTCCGTTCCTCGTTAAGCTTATTGGTACTGGCTTCAAAATCCGTGACATCAATCTTAATCTTATTAAGCTTCTTGTCGTCAGGCTTATCCAAATAATGACCTAACCCTATCGTTCTCTTGACACCGGAGTTAGCCATCTGACCGGGGACAAACATCGCCCATTTCCGTTCTTTCCATGTTTTCCCTTTCATGGCTCTCCGATTTAAAATATCCCAATCCATGACCAGAAGATTGTATGTATCAGGATCAGAGAACATCTCCTGAGCGTCCTTGGATAATTCCACCTCACCACCGGTACCAGCCAAGATCGGACTGAGACGCCAGCCGTAAGGAGTGTCGTATGACGGCATGGCGGCAGTGTACGGCTTTTTGATAGGTCCCTTACCTACCTCGTCGAAAATAGCCGTGGCGGGGGTCAGACCGGCAGTCTTCTGTGTGGATGTCTTCCTACCCATGTTGATGTTGGCTATGGATATTATGGCATGAACATCACGAACCCCGTTGGACATACGCTTGCCTAAGGTGACACCAGAACTCCAATCGGTCTTGGTCCTGTTAATCCTGAAAAAAGGATGCACATGATCAAGACCATACTCACAATACTCACCTATATTAGATAAATCGCTATCGCTGAAACCTACCACGGAATGACTAAGCCCGATCGTCATGGTAGCGTTCATCTGGAGAAGTGATGACATGATGGTCGTATTATGGGATACGACAAAATTGGTAGTAAGAAACTGATGAGATTTATTATCTACCTCAATACAAGTAGCCTTATACTTCCCGTAATAATCTATATCGGATATCATAAGTCTGTTATGGGTCTTGGATATATACATATCATCACCATCCATGACGCAATAATATCCCATAGACCAGAATATTCTTCTTACGAAGGATATAATATACTCACTTTTGTAAACAACCTTAAAACGATCATCGCCGGTGCTTATACCGCAAGCGATCTTCATGAACGAGCTTATAAATAACTCTTTCTGTTTTTTGGATGAATAAATGACATCATCCATCTCCTTCTTGCTTAGCTCAAAGATCCTGTCGGTAGATCCACAAAGGAAAGAGGCGGTCAGAGACCCAAGGAGCTGGGGCGACATCAGCCACCGCCGCTCGGGGAAATCCACGGCCTCCCCTATGTCTATAGTCATCTTCTGGAAGTCAGAGTGGATGATACCCATAGTGCTCATGACTTTATAATCACCATGATATTTAACCTTCCACTGATGTTGACCGCAACATACTATACTGCGCCCGTCCTCAAACGTCACCTTATACATATCAACGAACCCTTGAGGGTATACGCCTACTATAGCCGTAAGCTTACCATCATCGCCATATATGATATCCCCGATATCAGCGAACCCTATCTTCTTAGGCCCATAAGGAGTATATATCAGCTCCGAGTCCAGAAGGGCCTTCCCAAAACGACGGGTACCGAACATCCCTAACCCTTTCTTCCCCTGACGGGCACGTTGGTACATCTCGGCGAAAAACCATTCATTGTCACGCAAACGACTGATCGCTGGCACACGTTCCCCGTTTGGAAGATCCTGGAATACGGGAAAGAAATTAACATGCCAATAAAGCCATGGAGGGATGAACGTACCATTGATAGTCACCCCGTACTTGACCTTATAAGCCTCCTCCGTGAAGAACTGCTTAACATCGTCATCCTGATCCTCCCAACCGAACAGATCGTTCCATACAGGGGGATTTTTCATGTTTACATAAAATTCTGGACTCGTGCTTAAACTCATGATCGCATATTTTTTAATACGGACTCTATACCTCCAGACACTTGTCCCTTACGTTCCTTCTTCTGGACATTGCTGACACTCCTGTATACATCCATGATCCCGCTCTTCTCCATATAAGAATCATTCCATGTATTTATCTTATCGATTAATTTTGATATGAAGTCAAATGCCCTAGCCATATCCTCCGGCTTCTCCTTATCCCATGGATGCTTGGCGATATACGTCTTGGCGTCATCCACGGCCTTGGATATGACCTCAAGATTATCATTCACCCGATCGACATCCTTACTCGTCGGCTTTCGTCTTCCCTGTGGCATTGGCTTTCATATCCTTAAACTCGTTATACTGTTTCATAAGAAGCTCATAAGACTGAACAACCCCGATCTTACTTACTTCCGCCACGCTCATGTCATGGAACATATCCTCAAGCTCCTTGTCGGCATATCTCAGACGTTCCTTGTCATCATAAAACACGAATCCAGATGTCCTGTCTTCTATAATACCCTTGGCGGTGGACGCATATGTCGTGTCTAAATCCAGATCCATACCGAAGCTGGTAGCCAACTGGATTATGAACATCAACCTAGAATTGACTTTTACAGCCTCTATATTCAACATCTGTATCTTATGGGTCATCTCATGAAGAACGACAAAATCCTCCTCTTTTATCAACGAAGATGATTTAAGGGCTATCTTCTTAGTCCTATCCTCAATATCGCTATACAGACGCTTGCTCTCACGTTTTATGGCTATCCAATGCCTTATATGGGTATCCGCCTCTTCTTTAAGATAATCCCTGATCTCTTTTTTGATATCCTTATCCTCTTCCATTATAATCACACGTTATAATCATTATTATTTAATTCAATCTCATCACTGATGCTTTGGTCTATAGACCTCAATAAATCTCTGGTACTAACATCCCGCAAGAAGCGGACATTACCACCATTAGCCCTAGCTATCCTCCTTAAAGCGGAGTAAAGTATATCACCCAACGAATATTCAGGCAACTCACGGCATCCGACTTCCATGACAATAAGGGCATGGATACGGTCATCTATCTTGCTTCTTACGAGATTTCTCACGGCATTATTTATAAGCTTCCCCTATAATACGTAGCGGGAAATGTTTGAAATTACGTTCAGGATCGTCCTTAGTATAACCCATAAGAGATAGATGTTTCTCAAAATGACCTTCCGTATATTTTGAGGTATCTAACGTCATCCTAAATATAATTCTATTCTCATTGTCAGGATGTTTGTTATATGAAACGTCTCCCATACATCCACATCCAAGATGATGCTCCTTGACATGGAAACCATCTTTATGGGTGATAAATAACACGATTTCTATCTTATCACCTATTTTCTGATCAAAAATATTTAGATAAAACTCGCTCTCATCATCCGTCAGTCCTATATCAAAGGAATCGTTAGGGCACTCGATATTAAAATCGTTATGATCGGCCGTTATCACCTCCATAGCATTCCATTTGGCTTTCTCACCCTCCACGAACTTCAACGGGCATACCTCGGTCTTCATCCAAGCCTTTTCCTTGATAAAGCAACCACACAGCGAGCATGCCTGTCTTCCCATCAATCTTTGCAGCAATACCTTAGCTGGTAACTTAAAGAAAGCTATATTAGAAGAGTTCTTAGGACATTTCTTGCATAAATAAAGACGATTCTTGTACCACTCCGGATAATCCTTCTCATCCTTAGGAATCCTGCCCAATAAACTGTCTTCCCAAGCTTGGGCTATTACTTGGGCCTTACCGATTGTTTGCATATTATTTCTTAAATTGTTTATGTTGAAAATCCTGTAATTGTTCCCATGTCATTCCATACCGACATTGATACATGGCCTCATGGTTATCACGTATAAGGGGATCTCCGTTCTTCAATCCCTCCATACCCTCTATCACCTTTATCTTCTTATCCAGACAATCAAGCTCAATAGGCATCCTTTCGTCTGGATAACGATTACCCTCCTTGACATATATACGACGTATCTTATCACGTCTTACACGCATCTCACGGAGGTTGCATATAACATATCCGATAAACGGTATCCTGATAGATATATTATCGGTATATCTGGCGAGATGATGGATATAAGATACGGATGCTTTCATGCACCATTCGACCTGCTGCTTGGTAAACTTCCCTCCAGATCTTCTCACCACCTCATCGACAATATCCCTGTCGAACGAAATAAGACTCCTATCCATCGATATTCAATTTGTTTCTCTTGAATACGAATCCCATTACACGGGTGTCATCACCCTCTCCGTCAAGAACAAAATAATTACGTAGGCTTCTCATCTCAATAGACAGCTCACGGGTACGGAAGTTCCCGTTCTTCTTGTCCACCAGAAAACCCCCACGTTTAAGCTCGTTGTTCAGGACAGCGACGTAAGATTCCTTCTGTCCATAACAATCCATATACTTGGCCCTGGTATCATCCGAGTATCCGTAGTTGATGTAGAAAGAAAGTATGTTTATCGTCCTTTCAGTAATCAAGCTCCTACCCCTAGAATCCAGATAGCCGTTGTATATCCTTAAGAACTGCTGGATCATATCCAGTCTAGTGTCGTAAGGTAATGCGAATACGAAAGCTTTTCTCTGTTCCGGCATATGAAATTAGTTTTCAGCAAAACTACTTAAAAAAAATATCGTTGTCAAGAAATTTTGCTATAATCGACATAATATATGCTGACTAGCATGTATTTACGAGAATCCAAAGGAGAAAAGCTAGTGGGGTAGGACGAACGAAGCCATGCATGTCTACGTCTGGCTACAATAGCGAGGACAGTGAAGTTAACGTACGCTACGCACGTGGACGGCGGGGGACAGCCTTATCCTGCCTCACGGGATGCGACCACTCCTTTTTTCTTTTTGGCTTATTGGCCTCCTATCCTTCCGTCATCGTCCAAGGCATCCAAAGGGAAAAGGTTGGTGATGGACACGCAGGGGGACATAAGGTAAGGCTACCGCCGTCATCACGGATCGTGCCGTCGGGACTACGCAATTGACATGGACGGCGTGAGACGATACGATCCGTACCTTGAGGAATGTAGCCCAACCTTTTTCCCTTTGGCGTTTTCACCTTCTCCCTACTTACCTTACAGGATATGGCTCCAGGTATCCAAATAAAGAATGACCGGCTCTCGCTACATGGACGGCGGTAGAGCTATGTTCGCCTGCCGGAGCGTGAGCGAACGCATACGACCTTACCTTTTCCCTTTGGATTCCTTCCTCCCAAGCTATGGGATATAAAGCCAAGGGGAAATGGGAGGCCTTGGGGCATGGAGCCTGCCGTAGAGGATACGGGCGGCCGGAGCGTGAGCGACCGCACAAGACCTCGCTTTTTTTCTTTGGCTTTTGCTCCACCCGATCCCCCTACCGGGGTTCCGGCTTCCGGTATAGGATACGACTTCTACCATGTTTAGCCTGCGGTATCCTGCCTGACGGCACCATACCTTGGCGGTAAAAAGCAATGTTTTATTAAATAGAGACTTTAAATAGAGTACACAGGAACTCGACGTCAGGAGAGGTTCTGTGTACGGATAGAGATATTAGTAAGTAGAATATATTTATAGAATTAATTATATTTAATAAATATACCTATTAACGCGCGCGTAACAAGTAGGTTGAGAAAAAACCATCGTTCACGCGCACAGCGTTTTACGGACATCACCTACCCTCCTTAAACAATAAATGGGCGACCTTCACAGGCTACCCATCCATCCGAATGACTTGTTTCGTATTGATGAAACTCGTATATTCGCAGCAAAAAAAAAAAAAATTATGGGAACAAAGATATCACTTTTACAGAAAATGAAATCAAATTTCGATAAAATTCTTACCGAAGCATATATTCCAAAAGATATACAAGCAAAAAAAGATGAGCTTGGATGCCTAAGGCTTCCGGCAGGATCACTTGTCTGTCCAGTAGATTACAAACCTGTAACTAATAAGGGCGGGAAGAAGGTTACGGCTGTAAAATACTCAAACAAGAAAGATAATATAAGAGGTTCCGGCATGGTTATAGAAAAGAAGTGTAAGCAGGTAACGGCTTATCTTTCTATCATAAATGTCCAGAAGCATGTATTTTTAAGAAATAGGATGAGAGAAGGCTATCGTGATCGTATAGAGGTCAATACCGATGATTTTATAGATATCCTATCCGATGGCATAGCTTATTTCTGCTACAGACATGTTATAGAGGATTGCCATGAGGATATAGACTATCAGCTAAAGACGCTTAAGGCTTACGCCGAGGGCGAGATAAGAATAGCTTTATCTGATATCATGATCTACTCGTATAAGGCTAAGAAGAATGAGGATACGAAAGACATATTCGTAGGCAAGAAAACATCCGTATACAAATGTCTGAATAAGAATTTAAGCTCAGACGAAAGACGGAATATGGCTAACAAAAGCCGGAAACTTGATCGGGTAAGAATCCTTTCCAAGATAATATTCAGAGCCAGAACCAGAAACGTACATCATATATACAAAGTAACTAAAAGAAAGACAGTTAAGTTCAATGTAGCATACCTTCTTAATGAGTTGAATAAGAAGCTCATAGGCATAGGTATGCGTGAAATATCTCAATCCACTATATACAGATACATAAGCATGTTCTTAGACATGTGTAAGAAGAGTATATCCGATTTGTATGACGAGGTAAAAAAAAACAATGGAGTGGTGAATACCAAAGACAGAAAGAACGTAACTATCGGATGCTTAAGACTATTATACAAGGGGAAATATATGCATATCCTTATATCGACAGAATACATAAGAGATGTATTTTTAGGAGAAAAATCTTCTGAGATGAGTAAAGCTGGATGATTTGAGTATCAGATATAAAATTTAATATTTACATATTATTCACATTTATTTTTAATAGTTAATTATAACTATTCGTATCTTTGTACCATAAACTTAAAAGATATGGTAAAAGAGGATTTTAGAAATGAAAACGACCTCCTTCGTCATATTATGACGGTGGATAAAAACGTAGAGCAGGGTCGTGCCTTGAAGAAGATTTTAACCACTAGGGAGAATCTGTTCATTACCGGTAGGGCTGGTAGTGGTAAAAGTACGTTCATGAGACGTATCGTAAAGTTCTTGGGTAAGTGCGTTATCGTAGCCCCGACTGGAGTAGCGGCGTTGAATGCCGGTGGACAGACCATCCATTCGTTCTTCTCTATAAAGAACGATCCTTACATTCCTTCTATCGAGAGAGGTATGTTGTCGAATAAGGTGGATGTAAGTCCGTTTATGAAGAAGAAGATCAGAAACCTTGATACTATCGTTATCGACGAGATCAGTATGGTAAGGCCTGATTTACTTGATGAGGTGGCTGACATACTTAGACAATGCAGGCGTAGCAAGGAGCCTTTTGGTGGCGTTAGGTTGATTATGTTTGGAGATCTATCACAACTACCGCCTGTGGTGACGGCGGATGATTTTATCGACAAATATTATGAGAGCCGGTTCTTTTTCTCATCAAAGGCATTAAGAGCGTCAGGATTCTCGGTCATTACCTTCGAGAACGTATTCCGTCAAAAAGATCCTCAGCTTCTTTCCGTGCTTGAGGATATAAGATGTGGGGTTATTACCGATGAGTCAAGACAGATATTGGATAGTAGGGTCAAGTGTCCTGATAATATGGATAATACTATAATTATATGCTCAACTAACAAAGAAGCTTATGAGATAAATAAGACTAATCTTGATAAGATCAATAATAAGGTATTTAAGTTCGATGCCACTGTATTCGGGGAGAAGCCTGTAGCGCCCTGCGAGGATGAGCTTATAGTAAAGGTAGGAGCTAAGGTCATAATAACCAGAAACGGCAACGGGTATGTCAATGGCTCGATGGGTATCATAACCAGCATAGATACTGTTGATGAGACGATATATGTTCATCTAGATAACGATACTGAGGTGGAGATAACCAAAGAGAAGTGGGAGAAGATGAAGTACAAGCAGGTAGATGATTCCCTTGAAGGCATTTCTTGCGGCTATATAATACAATATCCATTGAGGTTAGGATACGCCATAACTGTCCACAAATCCCAGGGAATGACTTTAGATAATATATTTGTAGACATCAGCAGAGCCTTCGAGATAGGACAGATATATACCGCTCTTTCAAGATGTAGGTCTATAGACGGTCTTTATCTAAAATCAGTTCCTAAGGAAGATATGGTACTGCTAAGCGATAAGATATCTGACTTCATAGATAAGGTGGATGAGAATGAGGGTGTTTTGAATCCGGAAAAGATATCTGATATCGGGAAGGATATGATCAAGAAACAACAGGATTTGTTTAATTTCGATGAATACGGGTTATAATGGCTAAGAAAGAACTTTTTTCAGACGTAGATGAATTAGTGTCATCTTTAAATAAAGAGCTTGGAGAAGGCTCGATAATGAACTTCGGTGACGATAAGCCTATAATATCCATACCAAGGGAAAGCACCGGATCGCTGGTGGTGGATAAGGCCCTAGGCGGCGGATGGGCGGTAGGCCGGATCCATGAGCTGGTCGGGATGGAATCTTGTGGCAAGACCATGATGTGTACGTTAAGTATGATTGAGTTCCAGAAAAAGCATCCCGATAAGTTGGTAGCTATAATAGACGTGGAGAACGCTTTCGATATTGAGTACGCTAGGAAAATGGGGTTGGATATAAACCGGTTTTTGATCTCCCAACCAAGCTACGGGGAGCTGGCTATTGACATCACGGCTAAGTTAGTCGAGTCCGGGAAGGTCGGATTTATTGTCGTAGATTCTGTAGCCAATCTGGTACCGAAGAAGGAGATAGAGGGCGATATGGAAGACAGCAACATGGGATTGCAGGCTCGTTTGATGTCCAAAGCCATGAGGGTTCTTACAGGAATCGTAAACAAAAGCGACTGTGTTCTGGTATTCATCAATCAGTATCGGGAGAAGATCGGTGTTATATACGGCGATCCTAAGGTAACGACCGGAGGTAACGCTCTTAAGTTCTATGCCTCTATCCGTATGGAAATGGCGAGAAAGAAGGTTATATTAGGAGAGGACGGATCTTCAATAGGTCATGAGGTTAGGATAAAGGTTCTGAAGAACAAGACAGCCGTTCCGTTCCAAATAGCAGAGACAGCCTTGTATTATGGCGTGGGGTTTGATAAGGAGCTTGAGCTTTTGAAGTTATGCGAGGAAACCGGTATCTTTACCCGTAAAGGATCATGGTACTGGTACGGGGATGTTCGTGTAGGGAACGGAGTCGACAATACGTTAAGTATCATGAGAGATAATTATGAATTGTGTCAAGAATTAAGAACTAAATTGAATATCTGATTATGGCAATAGGAGTAAAATTTGTGGATGTAATTCCATCCAGCGTAGAGAACGCTGTGGAGGTTAAGAAAGGGGATGTGAAGAACTATCTGTTCGTAGGTATTCCTATGAGCGAGTTTATTGGAAAGAGATATGAGTATGAGGGATTCATATACATGTGCCTACAGGGTGTTACCGGAGGGGTGGAGCTTGGGGGTGATATAGCCATAGCCGTGTTGAGGCCAGTTCGGCCAGCGACAGGACAGGCCTCTTACCATTTGGTGTCGTATACGCCTCTCACATATACGAGATCTGATGTAGCGATATTACTTAGAAATGGCGATTTTAAGGTTGTTAAACGTGACGATTGTAATCTTATATAAGATGGGTACGTATATATCAATAAAATCAACGGTAAACGCATTCAGGTACGGTATTGATCCTGTACCTGAATGGTTCGATAAGATATCTAACAAGACTGATGAGGTTGATGTTATGGTTGACGGTAATAAGGTAAAGGCTTTAGATATAAGGCTAGAAAATGGCATTCTACGGGCTTTTTACGGTTATTACATAGGTCTGTATCCAGATAACTCTATACAGGTGTTTAGACCGGAAGATTTTCACTCATTATATACCTTGAAAATATGAATATAGCGATAGGGATAGATCCAGGTATAGATACCGGAGGATTGGCGATGATCCCGGAGAACGGAGAGATTAAGGTAATCATGACACCAAGGATATCAGCTAAAGGGGATATAGATCTTAGGGCTATATCTAGCTTCTTCCTTGACGCAGCGGATAAAATCCAAGAAGAAGGTGGGGGGGCGCTGGCGATCGCCGTCGAGGACGTCCACAGCATCCACAACAGCTCAGCCGCCAGTAACTTCACCTTCGGCGGACGGCGCCGGGAACCAAACGCGCTATTCGCTATGATGGTGGAGATGATGGAACGATACGGCTCGCATCCGGACGTCAGGTTCATGTTCGAGGAGGTACAGCCAAAAACCTGGCAGAAGGAGCTTCATACGACAGCCGATCGGGTGTATACGGCGGCTAAGCTGGATACGAAAGCTACCTCCATCCGATGCGCCATGCGCCTTTTCCCTTTGGTGTCTTTCGTAAAACCATGGTCAGGTAAAGGAGTTCAACCTACCAAAATACAAGATGGAATGTGCGATGCTACGCTTATAGCCGAGTATATTAGACGTAAGTTTAAGTTATTTTAATACTATTAAGCGTTTGTTGTATTTGAATTAATATAATTATGATTACATTTGCAATGTAATATAAAGGTTGTTCATTATGTTATTTAAGTGCTTGTCGAAATCATTGAATGAGAAGTTAAGTAAATTAGAATTGGTTGTTAAAAATGCCGGATCTAATTCACTCTATAAGAATATTAAGATAGATATCATCAATAGTCTAGCTTATATTACTTCCGTAAACGCCAAGGTATGTGTTATAGAGAAGCTGGAAGTGGAGTCTGATTCTAACTTCTCTTTCTTGGTAGAGGCAAGCTCTTTCATAAGGTTTGTAAAAAAACAGAAGAATGGTGAGATTAAGATCGTGCTTTCCGATAAGAAGGACAGTATTACTATATACTACGCCTCTGGTGAGTATAGCTGTCCGGCCTTTGACGTAAATACTTTCCCTATGGTATATAATATCCCTGATGGAGGTATTAATGTTAAGATGAATGATTATGTATCGGTCCTTAACAAGGCCAGTAATTATACGGAGATCAACGAGCTTTATCCTTGCATAGAGAATGTGGTCATTGATATTGATGATATTAATATTAATATAGTAAGTACTGACAGGAATACTATTTACAGGTATTTTATCCCTAATCAGGATAAGGTAGAGAAGGTATTTATCCCGGTATCAAACGCCTCCTCTTTATTACTTGATAAACATATAAATAAGTCATTAGATACGTTGTCTATCAAAGTAGATGATACTAGGACTTACTTCTCTACCCCTGATATGGATATGTATGAGATTCACTTTGACGGTAATTATCCTAACTGGAGGTTCGTGGACGAGCATTTTGTCAAAACAAGTACCTATGTCTTTGATAAGGATCTACTCGTCCAAGCCCTCCAAAACAATCTTAAGGTAAATGAGTTCGATCATTGCAAGTTGATATTTACCGATAAAGGATGCGGTATTATGTCAGAGAACCCTATGTCTGGAAGATCTTGTAAGGAAAGGCTTACGGCTTTATCGCATAACGGTAATGATATTATATGCGATGTGCTATGTGGTAGGTATCTTGGTATAGTTAAAAGCATATCATATAATAGGATAGTTATCGAGCATGACCATAAATCTCATTTTAATAAGATTTATGGGGAAAATAATAAGAATGAGTATTTCTTATCATCATCAATTATTGTTTAATTTTTAAATATATATAATATGGGAGTTCGTGAAAATTCGCTAGGATCTAATAATCACTACTTTAAGATAAGTGGTGGTGGAGTTCTTTATCAATCATCCAAGGAGCCTAAAGAAGGTTATGAGGAACATGTGAATGATAAGACCGGGGCTGTATCTTATTGGAAAGTATTTTGGAATGGTATAGAGGGATATTTATCAGATATTGAGATAAGGGAGGTTGACTATAACGGGGCAAAAACTAAATACGTAGCTATAAAAATAAGCGATGACGAAGGAAACTATATTATAAATGTTCCTTTGATGACTCAAAAAGGAGGTATTAATAATTATGTTAAGTCATTGGTGAGATACTTGCCTAATATTGATTTAAAGCGTAAGGTGGTAATCAATCCAGCTCACGCTAGGAAAGGAGATCAATATGCCCAGGGTAATTTTTTTATCTCATATGCTAGGGAAACTCCTGATGGAAGGGATGAACTTATACAGCAATATTATAAGAATGGTCAGAATGGATGGCCTGACAGAGTTGAGAGTACTGATATAATGGGGAATAAGAAGTTTGATTATACGACCCAAGACGCTTTCGCTTATCAGGTACTTAATAAATATATCCAAAGTATTAAGACAGATGGTGTGAAACCCGTTCAGTCGGCAAGCCAAAACAACGCTGGTGAGGCTATAACGCAAACGCCCCCACCGTCATACGCTACGCAGGCTCCGCAGCAGACGCCTCCTCCATCATACCAGCAGGCTCCGCCTCAGACAGCCCAAGCACCTTTTTTTGGAGGTCAGCAGCCGCCACAATATCCTCCTTTTGGAGACGACAGTGATCTTCCATTTTAATTAACTAATTAAAAATCAGAAAGTTAATGGAGAGTAATTTCAATATATCTACTAAAGTGAATCGCGTCTCGATGCCTACCCAAAATAAGGTAGATACGGTTATGAAGAACTTAGGGCATCGATCTTGTATAGCGTATTCCGAGGAAAAGGATATGTATTATAAGGATGGAGAATGGGTAGCGTCAGATCTTGACGCTACTATCTTACCTCTTAGGGAGATGTTCGAGAAGACATCTGATTTTAAGTTAGGACTGAAGATCGTTTATTTAATAATCAAATTATAATGGCCAGTATTGAGGATATTAAAAAGCTTCTGGAAAGCAAGTCGTTTACATCAGCCAGAGACCTTGATGAGCTTGAGGAGAAGCCGGATGATAAACAAAACGAGGTTAGATTGAATTGCGACCCTATGGTAGGGATAGTTGAGAAAGATGGTAAAATTTTTCTCAACTCTTTAAAATTCTCTAAGGCATGGAACTCATTGGGAAAGGATATTCCTATCAAGCAAGGTAATGCCTTCCCGTTGGGTCAAGGAGATGTTCTTGATATAGACACAGGTGTATCGGCCTCGTTCCCGGATAATACCATAGGGGTGTTGATGATGCTACCGTCGTTTACCGGCGATACGGGACTTACTTTGGTGGGATCACCGTTCGTCTCGTCTAATAACGGGAATATCATGATCAGGGTCACTAATGTCCGTAAGGATATAGCTATAGTCGAGAAAGATAAGCATATAGCTGAGTTAATTATAGTCGGCAAGATAAAGGCCGATATTCGTAGAACTTATAACAGTGATAAAAATGTTCGGATTGAAGATAGTAAAGAGTAGTTATATAAATACACTAAAACAGGATCTTGATGAGGCTATTAGCTACTCAAGAAGATTAAAAAAGGATTACGATGATGCCCGCAATAAGATAACGGAATTGGAAGAGAAAGTAAGGTATCTTGATACGCTTGTCGATTCTCTTGATATGGATATAGATTCCAAAGATTCTCATATAGTTAAGATGGGAAATGAGCTTAGTAAGTCAAGAGAGTTATATGATGAGTCAGTAAAAGAGAAAGAGGCTCTTAAACGGGCTTATATGGATATCGAGAAGAAACATAAACTATCATCCAAATTACTCGATGAGGCTAGAAGAAGATACAAGGAACTTGAGGATCAAAATAGGGCTATATCCGATCGTATCAAGTATCTAGAGAATCATATCGATCCAGAGGCTTTAGACAGCGATGTGCCTTATGAGGTTGTTGTTGATGAGGATAAGATGGATCCTAATTCCGGTCATATTGATATACATGAAAATAACGCCTCTGAGGTTACTTACGCCGATGCCGGCAATGACGTAAATGTCGAGAATAAGGCGGAGGATAAGAAGAAATCTAAGAAACGTAAAAAGACTAAGAAAAATGAATAAGATCTTGTTTTTCTTGTTAACGTTATTCACCTTAGCGGTTGTCGGATGTAGTACGCCAAGAACCTACTATACGGAATATGATACTACTGATATATCTTATGTAGTGGATTCCATAGTGTCTTCCGGGACCGTGATGGGCCAATGGAAGGAGTGGCGGTTTACGCTAGACGACGGCCGGGTCGATGACTTTGGCTTTACCGCCCTGTACGACGCCAAGGGAAAGGCTAGAGGGTCTATACAGGTAAGGCAGAGATCCGATACGTTTAATATCAAGATAATTGATTACCATAAAAAGGATAAAAAATGAGTTACGGGTTAGGATATATACCATCCCCTGTGGATGACAGGGACGCTATCATGAACATGCAGCATGAAGCTGTTCCTGATGAGTATAAGGTCAATGACGTTGATAGCGTAGTGGATCAAGGATCTTCTCCTATTTGCGCCGCTGTAAGCTTAGCTGAGATACTTAACTGGAGAAAGAGTATAAGGGCTATTAAAAGACCAGCTAAAATCTCTCCCTACGATATATATGATCTGAGAGAAGATAAGGATCAGGACGGGATGGTTCTTCGTGACGCTATCAAGTCTATCAAGAACATAGGCGTAGATGGGGAGAAAATAAACAGTTACGCTAGGATCATAGATCCGGTATCGGCTAAGGTGGCGTTGATGCTTAATGGTCCTCTGGTTATAGGTCTGTATTGCTATAATTATGGTAATCGATTCTGGCAAGGCCAAGGACAGAACTTGGGAGGTCATGCCGTTATCCTCACCGGCTGGGACAAGGCCGGCTTCGTCCTACAGAACAGTTGGGGGACGGGATGGGGTAGGTCTGGTGTAGAGACATTCCCGTTCGAGGATTGGCGCTATATGCTAGAATGTTGGACAATAATTTCATAATACTATATAATTTTCGAGAAATTCCGTTCCACATCCTCTTGTGAAAGCCGATGTGGTGTATTTAGGACCCGTAGATCAATTGGTTGGATCATCTGGCTCATAACCAGCAGGTTGTCGGTTCAAGTCCGGCCGGGTCCACAGTTGGATTAATAATGTTTGTCATTAGGTTTAGAGTTTAGATTTATGTAGTGTCCTTGTCTGGGAGGATCAGGACGCTTAAAGGGGAGTTAATTTAACGGATAGAATTTACGATTCCTAATCGTAGCGTGGATAAGGGTTCGATTCCCCCACTCCCCACATGGTGTTTTCTTAAACATATCCCGTAGGTCGGTAATTAACGATAACCGGTAGACAGCCTACGGGAATCAATAAAATCTTACGTGCTTAAGATCGCTTTCAGTTCTATTTTTCGTGTGTAATCTATAGGAGGGTAGCACGGCCCTCCTTTTTATGATATTTGTTATGGATCTCAGTCAGATAAAAAAACATTTACCATCAGGATGGGATATGGTTGATCTAATAGACCACGGGATAATAGATCTCGATATCATTAACGGGAAGATGATGGGAGAGTATGTCGCTATGTTGATGATAAAATTTAAAGATAAGGTTAGTGAATCATATACCATAACTACCTTCTCGTTCCATGATAAGGATATGGGTGGATTACGGAGATTGGTATCGAACGCTATAATGGCGGTTGGGTTAAGGAATAATCCTCTGACAGGAGATGGGAACACGGCAATCAAATAAAGGTACTGAATACACTGAAAGAGGGATATTGGATATCCTTAACAGACAGTTCTTGGTGTCTCCTAGATGGATTATAAACAACTTGTATGTCTATAACTGGGAGTCTGATTATCTGGCTATAACCAGATCCATGTACGCTTATGAGGTTGAGGTGAAGATCTCGTTGGCTGACTATAACAAGGATTTCGAGAAGGAGGGTAAGCACCAAGTAATGCAAGGCTGGTTCGAGGTCCGGAAGCAAGCCCTATACGAGACCGGGGACTGGGTCAGGTACGGCCGGCCCAACTACTTCTACTACTGCGTGCCGGATGGGTTGGTTGATCCTAAGGACATACCTCCGTACGCCGGGCTTGCTTATGTTTGTGGCAGGAATTTGAGAAAGGTCAAGGATGCCCCTATCCTGCACCGTGATAAATTTGACCCAGAAGCTTATAAGATGGCAGATAAATTCTACTATAATTGGTGGAATGAGAGACGTAAGGCCAGACAGATAGAAGGGAAGGATATGAAAGACGAGTTCAGGAAAAGCATGAAAAAGGTTAAGGAGAAGATAACAGTCGATGCCAAGATCAAGGCGATGGAGGCGTTCTGGAGCGTCTGCGATTACGCCTACTGGCCGTACGGGGGAAGAGGGGTGCCCGGAATGAGACCCAACTGTTCCGCTTGTGGTGAGGAATGTAAATTACAATGCCCGAAAGGGAAAGAATTTAAAAACAAGATACGATGAGCAAGATTAAAGATTTATTGGCAAGAGCCATTTCATTAGCCTCAGAGCAACCTATGAGCTATAAAGAGGCAGTTGAGTTACTTGATGGTATAGATACGTGTAAGGTCAAGATATGGCTGGAAGAAGGAGCTAAGCTGCCTGAATACGCTCATAAACAGGATGCTTGTATGGATTTGTTCGTTAAGGATATAGAACTTGACGGAGACAGGATCATATATCATACTGGCGTACATGTAGCATTGCCAGAGGATTATGAGATGGAAATCCGTCCACGTAGTGGTTTTACTAATAGCGAGCTAATTATGCAAAACGCCCCTGCTACCATTGATGAAGGATATAGTGGGGAGATTATAATAGTTCACAGAAAAATGAATAGGCATAGTCCTTATTATTGTAATGTCGGTGGTAAGGTAGCACAGCTTCTTATTCGTAGAAGGGAACGTATCGTATGGGAAGAAGTGGAGTCATTAGAAGATCTTGGAAAATCTGATAGAGGTGATAATGGATTTGGAAGTACGGATAAGATAAATAAAGATGGCTTCATGACCAGCGAACGTCGGTTAGGAAACCACCGTGGTAATGAATGATATGGAAAATAAAAATACATCATCCACTACTAATGAGGGCTTGAAAGAAATTGACAAACAAACAAATCCTGTTATGTATGGATGGAGATGTCCGGTATGTGGAAGAGTATATTCTCCCTACGTATCTATGTGCGCTTATTGCGGTAATAATAATATGAATCATATTACATGTAAAGTTACTGGATAATTGATATGAGTGGAAGAATTAAAATAAAGTCCAAGGATAAGGATAAGAGACCTAAGATCGATGTATTTAAGGTAATAGAGAACCGGTTCAAGAATATGAACGAGCTTCGGGATCTTATCGACATGGATCCAAGGAAAGGGCTGGTCAGGATCCGGGACGGGGCCGGCTTTAGGGAGGTGGAGCGGGGAGGATGCCTGCACCGGAACTACCTTAACCTGTTGGAGGAGGAGCTGGGAGCTAAACTATCAATAGATCTTATAGAAAGGTATATCAAAAGATAATAATATATTAAATCGTAAAATTATGAATAGATATGTAAAGAAACCAATTGCGATAGAAGCCGTAAAATGGGAGGCTTTAATAATGATGAGATCAAGGATTTCGCTGGTGATAACGTTAAAATAGAAGTTATTCGTGAAGGTGATGCGGATAGAGGGATACCTCCTTGTATTGATCGCAGTATAAAAACCCTTGAAGGTGTTATGACAGCCAATGTAGGTGATTATATCATAAAAGGGGTAAATGGAGAGTTTTATCCTTGTAGGCCTGATCCCATAGGCATAAGATTCACATCCCGAACAAAGATCAGTTACTATACAATTATCGTTTAATATATAATCACCATCCCAAGTTACATAACTTTCATCTAAAACCTGAGTCTGTAATTCAGATCTGTAAGTGAAATTAATGATCTCCCCAGGATCTTCTATCACCGTTACAGGAACAAAATTAGTTATCCTATTCCCGTATATCACCTTATTAGCCAACTCGCAATGCATACCCGAATTATATTGATACGTAAGGGTTCCCTCTATAATACCTCCACTTATGCCCAAAATAACATTGTACTCATTTTTCGGATTTAGATATGATATCTGGCCACTTATGCTTATAGTTTTTATCTTCTTATCGCGATATATATCAAGATAAGATCCGTTAAAACCAGATTGATATGGCTTCCTATCAATATATATATCTACAAAGCTAAGACACATATTCTTGTTTATATTAATACGGTAGTGGATCTTACCGGGAGAAGAAGTCCTGCGCCTAAACATACCCCCTCCTTATCTGAGGGTTAAAATTCCCCCCCCCCCATATATTCAACTTCTTTATTCATAATATGTTATGTTTTAATTATATCGCAAATATAATAAAATTAATGAGAAGGCCGTGAGGGGACGATGGATGGATTTGATGGGGATATGAGGGATATGTTGGGATGCGCATCACATGTAGAGGTATGCGGGATTGCGGGGATATGAGGGATATGCGGGATATGCGGGATATGCGGGATATGCGGGATATGCGGGATATGCGGGATATGCGGGATATGCGGGATATGCGGGATATGCGGGACGGACCACCTCCCCGAAATCGGGCCGTGGGGTCTGCCGTTTTTTTGGACCGCCCCCCCCAATCCACGAAGGGCGGGAAAAAGGAACGGCAAACGCCAGCCAACCAAAAAGGAATGCTTATTCTCCATTTAAATTGTTGATTATCAATGATATAAATCAATATTTTAATATACATTTACATTTGATTAGTTTTATTATATATAATCGTTGAATTTTTATTGTAAAATATTTGTTTGGAAATAAAACATGTATTATATTTGCAATGTGAGATAACAATATTAACAAACAAGGCGTGCTAGGTGCCTATATAAGTCCCTAGGGCAAGGGCGATTAATATGAAAGCAAAAGATTTGAATCGAGTACAAAATGCAGTAAAAAGATCGGAGTCCGAAACTTTGACGGGTGCGATAAAATCTTGGTGCAGATTGTTTAATAGCAAAAAGGATATCATGGATATTATCAAAGAAAACAATATTGAAGTTTCAAAAGAGGTCATCCCGTCTTTAGTCGCTTTGGCTAAAGATAAAGAATTGGTTATTACCATTTGTAAAGAAATTCTCGCGAATATAGATGGGGTATTTTGCCAATATGTAGAAACAGAGAAGATTTACAATGATGAAAATGAATCAGCCAACAATAAAATAATGTTAGCTGAAAAAAAAGCTCAAAAAACTCTTTTTGGTACAACACATAAAGCTTTTGGCTATTGTGCCCCTATTAAATACTCCGAGGATAAAAGCGGTTATTTCGTCATTTATAATAACGAAAGATACAAATCTACTCGAATGGCTGCCAAAATAACAAATTTTTCGTTTTCATTGATAGCCAAATGCATCACCTATTATCTTACTCACGATAAAAATGCAAAGTAATGTCAAGATGTCCTTATATCTTTATATATAGGGGCATTATGGTGGCGATATCTGTACGTTCACGCCGTGCCACTGATTTAGACTAAACAGATAAGACATTTAACATATTGATACATAGATATGCGAATCGGTAGGGTATCGAGAATTCGCATAAATAGGTTGCCGACTAATAGTGTGATCAGGCGTTCTCCTAGTCCAGGGGCGTGCCGTTATTCTTGGCTATGTATCAAGGCTGGTTAATACGTCCGGTCAACCGGATAGGCCATGTAAAGACATGGGGTATATTGGTGTATATACGCATGTATAGGGCGTATGTCCATGTGTAGCGAGAGCAGCACGCATGGAGTGCATTACGGGGTTATAACCGTACCAATATATCAATGCAATAACATATAGGGTTGCTTAAATACTTGTATGTTATATGTATTAATTAAAATAACAACCCTTACAAAGGGTATTTTGTGCGGTTAAATTAACGGACAAAGTGCGCCTTGTCGGTACGTATCACGAGCAACGTATGTACGTATTTGGCTTCGTTCGTTCGGGGCAAAGGGACAAAACCAAAGGGAATAGGGCGGGTGTGGTGTGCCCGGCTAGATGTATTTTGATAACGGCGGCCGTATTGTCTCCGGTCTCCCGTTTCTTATTGGTGCCATTAAAGAGAATAGATTATGTACAAAAAAAAGTTTGATAATTTGAATAAGAAATTATCCATTCAAAAAGAAAAGGCTTTAGAGGCTGCAAGAAAGTCTCAAATGGAGTTTTATATTGAGCTTACCAAAGAACTATACAAGTCTAATAAATTAGATTGCAGTAGGGAATCTGATAAATGTAGGCGGAAACGTGTTAGTTACATGGCGAACAAATTGAGACAGTAGTCGTTTGTTTTTATTTGATTTTAAAGTTTTGCCCTTCCGTATTGTAGTGGTATAAGACGGAAGGGCTTTTTTGTGCCTATATTTTACAGAATGATAGCATATTCATATGTTTTGCTTACACATAAAAGTGTCAAGGCGGTAAATTTTAAGCCCTGATCTAAAATGTGTAAGTAAAATGCTTTATTATGTATCATTCTGTATATATTTATATCCATGCAGGCGGGTATATTGTGCCCTTATGTATGGTTTCGTGCGTGAATCGATCCTAAAAGGTATATAATAGGCGGTACTTATTGTATATTTTTTATCTATATCTGGGCTTATCTCTCCTTAGAGGAAGCTCTAGGGATTGATATATATTATGTTGTTGATACTCAATTTGTTGTATTATTTGAGTGTTGTTTTAAAATCGTGTTTACTTATTGTATATTTTTATGGGAATATTCATGTATTTACTAATTACCTTGTTTTGTTGGTACATGGCGTTTGAGTTGGGGCGGTATGTTATAGCTACGGGCGACGCCCTGCCTATAATCATAGTTTCTTTATTGGTTTTATTATCAATACATTGTATTAGGCAAGTATATAAGGCAATCAAGAACAAAGACCTCGATATCCTAGACTAAATCAGCGTTCCACGTGGAACAAAGTAGCGGGAGGTCTTGGGTTTTCGTGGTGGTTTCGAGGGAGGTTTGGGGGTTGCGTGATGGGACACCTCCAAACAAGGGAAAAAAAAACACCTCCAAACAAGGAAAAAAAAACACCAACAAACAAGAAAAAAACACCAACAAACAAGGAAAAAACACCT